GAGGGTTCGTTGAACGTGGAGTTCGACGACATGATCCTCTACCACAAGTACGTCAACGGTACGGCTGCGTTTCTCGAGATTCGGTGTGTGGACGACGGCTATCAGATCGACGATTCAGCACCGGCTGGATTTGAGGTCTATGGCCAGAAGCACTGCATTCTGCCGAACATCGAGTACACAGGCACTACACCGCAAATTGGAGGACCTGACCAGATCACACACGACATGCCGTTCACCGCTCTCATCGACAGCACGAACGACATGAACGAAATCGCCGTGATCTTCGTCAATGACCGTGCTACTATCTAGTGGCCGTCATCACTCTCCCGTGAGCGTCGCCATGTGACCGGGGGCTTGTTGGCATAAGCCTCTCACCCCCCCAGAGGCCGTTAGCAAGCCCCCGGTCGCTCCCCCTCAACAACAAAATGGGCATCATAACCAAAATATCTTTTTATTTGGCAATCATATTTTATTTGCCAGTAATAATACTGGCACATTTCTATAATTTTATTGCAAGAGTTTTGATTAAATCGGGATTGAAAAAATATGGAATACTAGGTGGCAGAAGATCTCAAATTGCCTTGAAGCTCAATAAAAAGGCTCATATAATCATGCGTGCAGTGTCGGTAGATACTGTAAGTTATACAACACAGATAAAAGACGAGGAGTTAATTATGAAAGCGATTGACGCGAAGAAAGCTTACGATTTCATCTGTGAAGACGACAAGAAAGCCCCACCCGATCAGCGTACGGTCTTCAAGTGCAAGTACCTTGACCCGTACACCGCGGCCCGTCTCGGCGATCAGATCTACAACGTGTCAGGAACCGGTTCCAAGCGCAAAGAGCGACTTCTGACAGGCACACAGCAATTCGAGATTCTCAAGTCGTGCCTCGTTGGATGGGAAAACATGGAACATCCGAACAATGAAGGTGAGAAGTTCACTTTCGATCGGGATCGCATCGAAGACATGATCGCAGCCATTCCTCCCAAGTACCGAGCCGAAATTGCGGACTTCATCCGCGGAGAGTCGGAACTCGAAGAGGGGGAAGGCAACGGCTAAGGGATATCGTCCGCTTTCGATATTTCTTGGCCTCGGGTGACAATCCCGAACACAGGCAAAAAGAATGGTCGTGTGAGAACTGCAGTGAGCAGAAAGGTGAACGTCTACAACTTCAACGGAATTGCCCGTATCTGGATAAAGATGAAAAAAAAGAAATAAAAGAAATAGTAACCAAATCATCACTTAGTAAATATGATATAAAGCTTGCTAAGAAGAAAGCAAAAAGGAATAAAGAAAGATTAGATAATGATGAGAAACGTAGGCCAATACTTGAAATAGGTTCTCATAAATTTTATTCATGTCCTGCTGGATTATTGATTGGTAACAGAGGGTTGATTGCTTTAATAGATTTGATAAACTGGTCAGAGAACATGAATACACCATTATTTGATGGTGGATTGACAAACCATACTCAGTATTATTTCGAATGCTATAGGACCGTTATCGGGGAACAGAAAGCAATTGAAAATGAGGAAATGAAACGGAATCGGAAAGAGACAGAAAAGAAAAGTAAAAAACCAAAATCGCCACACAGAAAACCAACTATAAAATCAGGAAGAAGAAGGCGATAAAGGCAATGGAAAATGGCAGACCGTCAGATTAACTTCGCCATTAATATTTCTAGGTCTGACCAGAATGTATTCAGAACCCTTATAAAAGAATTCCAACAATTCAGAAAAGAAGCTGGTGCGGCAAATCGCGCGCTTGCCGCTATGTCCAAGATAAGCACTAACGCCACCAATGTCACACAAGCTGCTAGTGCCTTCAACGCGTTATCAGACGCAATTGCCAAAGTAGCAACTTCAGTGAATGCGGTTGATCTAACAAAAATTACAGCCATGATGCGTCTTCTCAAGACTCAAGGTGAACTTGCTACGGGGCAGATCAAAGCGCTCCAAAAGCAGATGGATGCGTTGAATGCAACGCGCAGCCAAAAAGGCGCAAAGGACGCGGCATCAGCAGCTGATAAAGAAGTAAAAGCACAGGCAAAAGTTCTTGAAAATATAAGTAAAGTAGTTAATGCCAGACAGAATGAACTTACGCAATTAAGAAATAAGATACGGCAAAGCGCTGAGGCCGGGGAGGCAGATGCGAGTGCTGCGCGCAAGATGCAGACTCTGTCTACTGAGCTCAGAAAACTGAGAGTAGCTGGTGTTGCAGCTGTTAAATCGCTCGAAGAGCAGCGTACTGCTGGGGCGAATCTTGACAAAAATACTCTTAATTTAATTCAATCGTTTGATGGTGTTAAGAAAGCTATCAATAGTGAAATTGTTTCAATACAAAATTCTAATCAAACTCTTGTAAACGCAGAAAAAGTTATTCGTAAATTTGCTGTTGCCAATCGGCAGGCTTCAGCCGCTGCTATTTCTGCGTGGAATAAATACGCTACTGAACTACAGCGTAGTATGAAAGTGGCTGCGGCCGCCACTAAGACTACTACCGGGCAAGAAGCCGCTCGGACTCGTGTAGCCGATGCATCCGCACAGCTTGGTAAACTTCAAGCTGCTGGCGCGCCATCTCAGGTTATTGACGCGCAGCGTGTTGCTCTTGATAGGGCTACAGAATCTTATAATAAATATTCAGCAGCTGTACAGTTGGCTCAAATTGCAGTAGAAAAACAAAAGACTGCTCAACAAGCAGCTCTTACGGTTACACAACGAATTGAAGAATATCGCGGCGCTTTGTTGAAACAGCGTGAAGCTTCGATCAGGGCACTACAAAATGTCGAAGACGCAGCAGCTCAACGCGCGCTGGCCAACGCCCAAAAGGAAGTGAAAGCGGCCCGTCAACGCGTACAAGCCGCTCGTGAAGTGTATGCAGTTGAAGCAGGTGTGCGTAAGAGCGCCGTTGAACGAATGGTGCAGGCCAACAGCGAGGCGGCAAAGTCGGCTACTGCAGCCGCGAATGCGCAAAAAAATGCATCGAAAGTCGCGAATCAAGCCGCCAGAGAACAGGCAAACGCACAACGTCAAGCCGCTAAGGCAGCGGCGGCGAATGCCAAGGCCACCACAAACTTCGCTGACCAGATTGCGAAGGGCTTCAACAATGTTATTGCTTCCCAGCTTAAATATCTGGGTGCGTCATTTGTTGTCTTCCGTCTGATTCAACGCATACGTGAGGCTTTTGAATCTATTATTGAAGTTAGCGATCGTGTGGCTAAAGCCTTTGCCGTATCGCGTTCTGCTATTTTGGGGTTGGAAGAACGGTATGATGCGCTTGGCGATTCTATTGAGAGTACTGCCATCAAGATGGGCAGGAGCATCAAAGACGTCAGTGAAATATTGTTCCAATTTGGTAGTGCTGGTTTGCAGGCTGAAGAGTCAATGGCGGCTCTTCAATCTACAATGCGACTTATTATTGCTACTGATGCGGATGTAACAGCTACTACGAAAACAGTGGCTGGTGTTTACAGGCTTCTTGGTAATCAATTAGATTATCTTGGTACACAAACACAGAAGTTTGCTCGAATTAATGATGTGTTGGCCGCGACCTATCGTGACAATCAGGTCGAGCTCAACGAATTGAATCAAGGTTTGAAGTTTGCGCTTCCTGTTGCAAAACAGTTGAATCTTTCGTTTGAACAAGTCTCAGGTATTCTGGCTACACTCCAGAACAATATGATTCGTGCTGGTGAAGCAGGTCGTTCATTGCGTTCGATCTTTTCACGCATGTCATCACAGTCAGAGGAATTTGCAGAAGCTTTTGGTATTGCTCTGGACCCAGATAAACCTCTTAGTTTTATTGATATGTTGGAAAAGCTGCAGAGCCGTATGAGTTCTGGCGCTTTGACTGTTGATCAGGTTGGTACTGTTTTTGAACGTTTTGGTTTGCGCGGTGCTAACTCGTTTCTCGTTTTGACTCAGCAATTTGATTCTTTGAGCGAGACAATCAGAAAATTAGAGGAGGATTCCCAAGGCGCTGCTGCGACCATGGCGCGCGTTCGTATTGAAAGTATTGCCGGCCAGGTTAACAAATTCAAAGAGACTGTTCTTGAATTAGCACGTGATGCCCTGTTGCCATTGGGTGCAATTATTTTTGGATTAATAGAAGCCTTCAATGACTTTTATGAGGTTTTACAAGAGACAGGATTAGACAAATATTTGAAAATAATTTTGGCTATTACTACAGCATTAATAGCAATAAAAATAGCAACTGTTGCTTGGACTGTTGTTACTAAGTTGCAGACTTTGTGGTTAATTAGGCAACAAGCCGCTGTAATAGGATCTGTGGTTGCACAACATCAATATATCAGAGCTCTACACCTTTCTACTGTTGGCGTGTACACAAATATAAAAGCTCTTTTTTCAATGAGTGGTGCGCTGGGTGTTTTAGCAGGTGTATTGCAAACTGTTGCCACGGCTATGATTACGGCGTTTCCATATGTGCTAATAGGTGCTGCGATTGCACTAATAATATATTGGATTTATAGAATGCGTAATGAATATCGCCTTACAATAGAAGAGAATAATAAGAGATTAGAGCAAATCAGAGAGGAAATTAGACAAAGAAGACACGAGAGAGATGCGCTTGATCGAACAATAAGTAAATTGGAAGAAGTTAATCAAGCTTCAGCGGAAGGGCGAGCCAATCTAATTACGCAGAATAGAGCTATCTCAGAAGCCGTATCAGCACATGGTGAATTAGCGTTAGCCGCAGCTGAAAGCGGCGGTAATCTTGCAGTGTTCACACAAAAAGCTAGAGAACAAAGGCAAGTCGTTCAAGAAGCTATGGAGGTACTACAACGGGAACAAGTTGATAAGTTTGGTGAAAGTATCAAACTACAGACAAAATTTTTGCAGGATTCAGCCGATCAGTATGAATTACTTCAAGATCAAATTGCTAATTATAAAGGACAATTAGCTGGTACAATACCCATACAATTTCAATCAAATCAGGCTATGTCCGCACGCGCTCAAGCCCAATTGGCCTTGACAAATGCGGAAAACAAACTTGCGGGGGTGATGGAGGAAGCAAGAAAAACACAAAGAGATATGAGTAAAAGTGTACAAGAAAATATAAAAATAATGCCACAATTTGTTGATGTATTGAAAGATGCTTCTCAGGCTGCATCACGGTTGTACGCTACTGATAGGCCCGTGAAGGCTTTCGGCGATTTCTATAGTTTTCTGCAGAGGTCTGTAAACCAGCTCTCGGAGTTCCCAATACAGGCCAAGATTTCTGAGTTGAATGATAAGATCGTGCGAGGATTGGAGAGTCTCAAATTTAGGTATTTGTTTGAATTTGATGTAGTTATTCCAGATTCAGTTGTTGATGATGCTGAAGCAGAAGTGGCTAGAGTATTCAAAGAATCCACTAGATTATTGAAAGAATCTCAGGAATTAAGCACGATAGAACTTGATCAATTTATAGATGTTGATTTTGCTGAATCAGACAAAAAGATTCAGATGTTTGCTGACACAATACAAGAACAGTTAAGAGAATCAACGAAAGGTTTGGGTTTAAAAGAATTAATAGCTTTTGATGAAGAACAAGGTGAAGAATTATTTACAGCAATAACGGAAAATATACAACTATTGCCATCAGCTTTTGAGGAAGGCAGCGAGGCCGCGGAGAAATTTTATAATAATGCTAAAACAATACAAAACATTCAAGATGAATTAATTGCGCAAGTAGAGAAACAGGATGATGCCGGTTTTTATCTTATTCAAAATGAAGAGGATAGAAAACAAGTTATTGATGGTATTAAAGGTTTATATGGTGATATGAATGATCTTTTGTATGATGGAAACCTTACACAAGAAGAACTAGTAGAATATGCTGATAGGATTTTCAATTTATCTAAGCAAACATTATTAGCACAAAACGCTGTTAACGGTATATATGCACAACAGTTGGCCATTAGGCGGGCTTACAACTTAGCTCTGGGCCAAGCCGAGTCAATTAGTGACAATATATTATATGATGAGAAGCAATCACTTAATGTTATAGGTCAAAAAGTTCAATTAGCAGAAAAAGAACTAGAAGCTGCTAATGAAAGAGTAGAACGAATTAAGGAATCAGGACCTGTTCTTCAAGCGGCCTTGGACGCTCAAAAAGAAGCGCAGTCTGTAGTATTGGGATTGACTGCGGAGCAGGCTGCACAAACGAAAAAAGTCTGGGATACTGAGACCAGTATAGCGCGAACCAGAACTGAAGCTATTGGTGCTCTTGATAGGGAATATGCTTTTGGTCAAGCGCGTTCTTCTCAGTTGAAAGCGCAGTTGAGTCTATCTCGTCGATTGGAGAAGATTCGTATCAGGCGGATCAACAAGATCGATGACGAGAGAAAACGCCGTGCTACGGCAGAGGCAGAAAGAAGAAAATTCATCGCTGCTCGTTTTGCATTGAATAGGCAGATTTTAGAAGCGGAGCAGCAGGAAGCCATAAATTTTGCCACAAGATTGAATGCTGCTCTGGAAATATTTAAAGCAGACGATAAGATATTAAAATCTGAAAATAGATTATTGATTGTTGAAAGAGAGTTGGCTTTTAGACGTGAGAAAATTGCTGAATTAGAATCAAGAAGAAATAAGAATGGTAAAGTGTATAAAAATCTTGTTGCTGATATTCGTACTACAGAAGGAGAAATAAACACCTTCAAAAGAGAACAACTATCTCTTGAAATTGGTATTCTAGAAACTAGAACTGAATATAATGCTACACTTAATGAGCAAGTATCTTCATTAGAAAGTATTAGATTAAAATTAGTTCAGAGTAGTTTAATACAAGATAGGAATCTTGCTAATGTATATGAAGAAAATATCTTGAATGCTAAAATAGCCGCAACCAAAGAAAAAATTAGTTTCTTTAATGAAAAATTAAGTCGAGGTCTTGAGCTAAATACTGATGAACAATTAAAATATAACGATTTGATTGATGAATATGCCGGACTTCTATCAGAAGATATATTGCGCGATGAAGGAGAATTAGAAAAAATTAAAAAACAACAATTAGCAGTTCAAGATAAGATTAATTCGACTTATGATAAAGAACTTGGGTATTTAGCTGAGATACGTGGTGAGATAGAAGGTGCTACATCTTCACTTCTGCAACAAAGATTTGGAGACGCACCATTTAGTGCGATGCAAGATGCTGCTCGCGCCCTTGGTAAGAGTATCTTTGAGATACAAGCTCTTGGCCCGCAAAAGACCATAGAGTTGATAAATAAAGGACTTCGTGAAGGAACGTTGTCTGCTGATAATTTCACAGGTAAAATGCATGAATTTGCTCGTGCTTTATCTGTTGTTGGCGAAGAAGAAAGGAAAATTAGGGAAATACAAGAAGATATCAAACGGCAAAGATTTGAAACTGCTATTATACAGCTGCAAGCTGCGTTAGACGCCGGAAACATTGAAAAAGCGTCTAAGGCCCTTGACGATATGGGCAATAGCGCTGAGGTCCTGAACCCACGTACAGGCAAAGTCGATTATCGAGCCACTCTCGAGAATTTCGAAAAGATCAGAATTGCTGGTGGCCTGATAGGTGACGAACTAGCTGAATCAGGCGGCAGACTTGAAGCGAAGCTTGAAGTAAGTCGTGATAGGGCTGAACAATTACTACAAACTGTTGAAAAACATATCAATACTATTACTAAAGCTTTAAGTGAAGGTAAATTCTTAGATGGTTTCGTTGATAGTATGAATACAGTAATATCACAATTGAAAAGGCTTGAAGGCACTACCATCACATTTGAGGTAAAAGAATATAGTGGCGGGACCGCTACGCGTGGGTATCAAGCTGGATTCTTTCACGGACAAGACGGCGGTGGTGTCCCGGGGCAGGGGCGAGGCGATATCGTACAGGCGATGTTGGAGCCTGGTGAATTTGTCATACCGCGTTCTGTAGTTGGTGTTCTTGGTTCTGATTTCTTTGAACAGTTCCGCGATCCGAACTTTGTGAATGCTCTGTCCAGGTCCGGCCAGGGTCTGCGCGGTGTCTTCGGCAATATACCTGGTATTGATCGACCATCAGCCTACACCAGTAGCAATCTGGTTCCTGGGGAGGGCCTTGGTGATATCATCCCAGCCAGACTGGCCGAGGGCGACTTTGTTATTCCGCGGTGGTCTGTCCAAACACTTGGAACCGAATTCTTTGGACGTTTGATTGATCCGGAACTTATCAAAAAATTGTCTGCAGCAAATATATCAAGACTTAAAAATGAATTAGGATATGAACAATTTGCTAATGTGAGAGAAGATCTCTTAAATGAAAATCGTCGTGCTATTGGCTATAAACATGGCGGCCTAGTTTCTCTTAGTGGAATACGTGGTTATGCAGATGGTGGTACCGCTATTAAAACCACTGGAGTATCTCAGGCAGAAGCCGAGACATATGCATTATTAAAAATGACATTTGATGACATAGAGATTTCGTATAAAGGTCCTAGTGTTGCAGAACAAATTAATGACGTAGTTTTTAAGGATGTTTCAGTAGATATAGATCCTATGTTGGCGCCAATTGATGAAGTTGGTGAAAAGATTTTTTCTATTTCAAAAATAACTGCGCCAAAAGTTGAGATTGTAGATCCAAAAGAAGCTGAAAATGTAGCTAATGTAACGCAAGAGACGGAAAAACTTACAGAAGCAATTGACCAAAAGAATCAAGCGACAGGCGAGTCTGGCCAATATACCGCGGATGTTAAACAATCACTTGAGCTGCTTTTTAACACTACAGTAGCGACAGAAGAAGGCGCTAACGCCCAGGAAGTGTTTACTGCTGCTGTTGAACAAACAGTTGTAAAACTAAAAAATGTAGTAGGTGCGATATCTGCATTTCGTGCGCAAGTGAAAGCCGCGCAAGGTCCTTTTGTAGAATTAGCTGGCAAAATGCTTGATGCATTTGGCAGCAAAATGGAAAAGGCTATTGATAATATTGCTGGTAAATTCAGTAATCTATTCTCAAAACAATTACCAGGTTTATTCGGTACGTTCGTAAAGGACTTTGTTCTTGCCGGGGCGGAAGTCGTTGCCGCTAACGAAGAAAATCAAAAAGATATCATAGATTCGTTTAGAGAATCACGCGTTGCTCTTGTTGAACAATTGAAACGTAATGAGATTTCATATTTTGATTATTTCAACAAACTAGAAGACCTGGCCGCAGACAGGGACAAGGCGCAGGCGGAAAGTGCCGAAGACGTTACTGGTGAGTTACGCGATGTGTATGAGGATTTTACAAAGAATTTCTTTAGTGAATTTACTGGCTTGTTGACAGATATGGTTTCTGGATTCAATGAATTTTTTGACGATATTATTGATGGTATGGTTGGTTTGGCTGATAACGTTTTTAGCGTATTTGGTGATATAGGCGGAGCTGTAGGCAATATATTTGGCGAAACCGGAATGGCTGCCGGCTCAGTAGTCGGTGGTGTTCTTGGCGAAGCTATGGGTTCGATCTTCTCTGCCGTTGGTAGTATCGCTAGTGCTTTTACAAGTGTGATATCTTCTGCTGTTCAAGGGATACTTTCTATTATTCCGTATATAGTTGAATTGGGGATGATGGGTGAAGATGAAATCAAAGGAATGCTTGACTCATTCCGAGAGGCACCTGCCATTCTAGCTGATATTGGAGAAGGTTTTGTTCGAAATCTTCCGCTAGTTGCTAAGGCTTTAGAGGATAACTTCCCCACGATAGCTACTGCATTTGTGGATATGGTTATCAAGATCATTGGTTCTATAGCGGATATATTGAGAAGTGATTTTATACCTGTATTCGTTGGTACAATTTTAGATGCTTTTGTTGATATTGTTCAAGCCCTACCAGATTTGTTCCAGGGGATTTTTGTATCAATAGCAGAAACATTCGGAAATATTTTCTCCGGGGATCAACTTTCCACTTTAGCAGATGCTGTCCAATCAACTATCAGCACTGTGATACAAATTATTGTGAGTGGTATTAGTGATTTAGTTATTCCCATATTGCAATCTATTGTTGATGCTTTACCAGCTATAGTTACCGCTATTGGCAGCGCAGTAGTCGCAGAAGCTCCTCAGTTAATGGATGCGGTCACCGCGTTGATGGATACTTTTGTCAATATGTTCAAGGATCCTGCGGTTTTGTCAAAATTGCAGGAAGCAGTTGTTGGTATGTTTGCCGGTCTTGGCGACATGGGTGGTGATGGTGGTCAATTTGGTGTGTTGTTTGAAAGTATTACTGGGTTTTTGGAGAGTATGTTCGAAGTATTACCAACAATGATTGAAGGTGGTGTGGCGGTTGTAAATACTTTTATGGCCTTGGCTCCTATTATAATTGATGTACTTACAATAGTACAACAAGCTATATATTCAATACTCCCGCCGATAGCTACGTTATTAGCGGAGTTGGTTGGAAGTTTCAGTAAAATATTTTCCGCAATCGTACCGACCATAATTAGCCTTATTGATATTATTGCTGATGCCGTTGGTCAGTTGATGCCGATTATTACACCAATCTTAACTGCAATTGTGGATGCTTTTCTACCATTGGTAGAAGCATTTATGGGCTTATTAGATGCAGTTATTGAGCCGCTTGGCGAATTATTGATGGAGATCATTCCAATATTGGGAGAGATGTTCGCCAACTACATGGGACCGGCGATTATTATTCTTGAAGTGCTTATAGATGTATTGGTTGACATAATTGATGTGGTCACCGCAATAATACCGGTTGTTCTAAATGCACTTATACCTATTTTTAAAGTAGTTATGAATATGATATCTTTAATGGTTCCCCCACTTACAGAATTGGTTGAAGCATTAGCACCGTTGTTAGAAATCTTTATCAAAGCCGGTATAGCGACCGCATTTGTGGTTCTTATTGCTGGTTTTATAGAAATACTTGTTTTGGGTATACCAATTATTCAATCGCTGATGCCACTATTAATGTTTTCCGTTAGAGTGTTGATATATATTGTTCAAGTTACAGGTACGTTGGTAGCGGCCTTACAGGGTCTGACTGCTTTGTTTACTCGGCTGGCAGATGTATTTACAGGATTAAAAGAAAAAGCTACTGAAGCAATAGATAAATTCTCTTTCTTGAGTAAAGTATTCGATGCCATTCAAAAAGTATTGTATGGCAATAGTCTCATACCGGTACTTGAATTACTATACGATGTGTTTAAAGCAATAAGCGACTTCATCGCAAACACTTTTATGAAAGTGTTTGAAACTATGCAACAAGGTCTGAAGACCATTTCAGACTTTATTGAAAACACTTTCGTTACGGCATTTGATAGTCTCAGTGATGCCTTTTCAGATATTTTTGATTTGATATCAGATATCGTTGGGATAATACCAACACCAGGGGACGCTACTGACTCTACGTCTAACGTAGTCGATACGGCCAAAAATGTAGGCGAAACCATTGCTGATGGTGTTAAAGACGGTGTTTCAAATGCTGTTGGCGCGCTCAAAGATCTGACGCCATGGCACGCTGGAGGTATTTTCCAGGCATCTGATGACCCAGGCGCACGTGAATTCCATGATTTCCTTGGTCTCCGTGGAGATGAGGGCCTTGCGCTTCTGCAAAACGGAGAGGGAATTCTGACTCGTGCTGGCGTCAAGGCAATTGGTGGCGTTGAGGTGCTAGATGAGTTGAATGCCGGTGGCGATTCTATGCGTTTGCCACTTGACGGAGGTGGAGCACAGATACCCGCCTGGATGATTGATGTACCAACCTTCCACGTGGGCGGTGTGTTTGAGGTCGCGACTGATGCCGCGACACAGGAATTCAACAGAATGTTGGGTCTACGTGCCGACGAGGGTCTGGCTCTTCTACAGAATGGTGAAGGTATCCTGACACGTACTGGAGTTGAAGCCATTGGCGGCGCTGACGCCGTAAACGCAGCCAATAAAAATGAGTTTGCTGTTGCTACGTTTGCTGACAATCCTGGTGTGCTTGGTGCGCACACACAAACAGTTAGGCCAATAGGAGGCGGCGGCCCCGAACCAGCAGGCGGAGGCGGCGGAGGCGGCGGTGGAGGACCAGTCACTATTCAAGTGAATGTGGACATGTCTGGTTCGAATTTCCAGTCAGAGACTATTGCCGAGGACGTTGAAAATAGTGTTGCTGATATGATGTCCAACGGCGAAGGGCGTGTGTACGAAGAGGTGAACAACGTAGCTGGTAACGATGAGCCAGAGGGTATCAGGTATAGGTCGTAGGTGAAGTGCGATGTCGTTGTTTTTGGCAGACTTAGATCCTTATGACACCGAGTCGGATGTTGCAAAGGACACGAATGTCTACCTGCGCATTGGGGCCGATGGCGGCGACATTGTGGACTTGGACACGGTGCTAATCACCATCGAGGGGTCGGACGCCTATGACGGTGATGGCACGCCAGCGGGATACCAGGACGGGTTCTATGGTACAGTGACTTCGGACGGTTCGAACGGTTACATTTTTGACATTGATCCTGAATCAGATTTTCCTGAAACAACTACAATAGATGTTGATGTTTATGCTGAGAATACTCTTGGTACAGTTATATTGAATCAATCATATTCTTTTGACATTACCACTTATCCATTTATTTCGGCTTTGGACCCAGCAAATGGTGAAACCGGTGTCGACCATGACAAAAACATCGAGATGACACTGGATGGTGGGTCTGGAAACATCACGAAATCCACAATTGAAGTGCGCGTAGATAGCGTACTTGCGTATGACGATGATGGTGCTACACCAGGTTTTCAGCCTGGTTTTCAAGGTACAGGCTCCAGTATCGTGGTGAATGGTAATGGTTATGACCTGGTTATCGACCAGGAAGAGGATTTTGGTGCAGGCCAAAGGATTGATTTACAAATTGATGCTGATAATGACTTAAGTTTTTCTATTGATGAAGATAAGTATTTCAAAACTAATATTTACACAACTCAGATCAATCCAGTTACACCTGTGGGTAATGAGAAGCTCGCGCCTATCGAACAAAGTATTTACATAGACTTTACCAAAACACCTGTTTTGATAAAGGTTAATTCAGTTGTGGCGTGGGACGGCGCTTTTCAAAATGGATGGTCTGGCCTCAACATTTCACATGTTGACGGTACCCGTATCGTCCTCGACCCGCCATCTGATTTTACCATCAATGTGGGCGTGGTTGTTGAGGCTCAGACCACTACAGATTCACGAACTTGGCGCTTTCTACCTGGTACGACACAGGCCACCACTACGCATGACACAGGTTCTCCTGTAGTTTTGGATGCCGATGGCAGCCTGTGGTACGCATACACCAGGGACTACGAAGAGGGCCTCACACCACCATTGCAGCCTGGCAACATTTACATGCGTAAGGGCAATCCGCTTACCGCCGAAGCCATCACGGTGACTGGACAGGTAGTAGATGTTGGTTTTGATGCTAATACAGGACTTATCAATGTTGTGTTTGAACACAATAGAAAAGTCCAGTTTATGACAGTGTTACCAACGGATAGTCCTAGTTACAAGAATCCAGAATCTATTCTTTTCACCAATGCCAATATGTCTCTTTATGGTGATCAGCGAAGACAACGTGGTACTATTTTCTATGGTAGTACATATGGTAATCAACGAAGAGGTATGACATACGACTGGGGTACACCAGGACTTGGTGAATTTCTCAGTACACCGTATCCAGTCACACTACACTGCTACAATACCGTATCCTCATACATGCAGGAATATGTGATTGGTTTTGAAGTGTACAAGAGCATTCCCGGCTCTTCGTATTGGAGACCACTCGGTACAATCAGTTATACGTATGGTGATCCATATGCGGTTTTTGTTGATAATAAATTTATTGCTGGCGCATCATATCGATGCCGTGCAATATTTCAATATGATGATACGGCCACGTCTAAGATTTTCAAAAGCGTTACGAGCGACATTGTAACACTGTCCGAAAATACGATGTCTGATTTAGCGGCGATGTCTATATATGGTGGCAGAAAACGCCAGGTTGTGTTGTCAGTTACTATCTCACCGCCTCTAAAAAGATTGATAGCTGATTATGGTGATATATCTGTTTATGGCGGTAGAAAACGTCAGGTTGTACCTTCGTCTACTAGTTATGTACCTGTCAAACGCGTATATGATACTGAAACTATGGACATGTCTGTGTACGGCGGAACTGATAGAATAGTGAAACTCGACATCACGGGATACGATCCGATAGGAGTTGGTTGATGTCTATTCCCACACTCACACAGATGTTGAATAAACATCGAGCTGAGGGCCGTCTATCCTGGTTGCCTCGTTTAAGTGGTGAGATCTTTGCCACGTTGAGGGATGAAGATGGGCGTATTGTTCAGCAGTTACGTCAAAAAAACTTGATGACAAGAACATACTGGGAATTCAGAACAAGGTATGATTATCAAATAAATACAGTGAGTATTTGTATTTCCAACGATGATGATGTGATGAATTTCAGAAAGACCATATTTAGAAATACTTATACTGATACTGGGTCTTTAACTTCTAATACGATCGAAGTTAATAACACAAGCAAGACTTGGACATTTAGAGGTACTTTTGGCGCGCCGTCTACTGATAATACTATTTATTGGGTGGGTTTGGCAACTAATTTTGCTGTTTTAACTTCTGGTGATTTTAACATAAAATATCAATGTTATTGTGGTACAAAATTATCTTCTTCGTTCGTACAAACAACATCACAAACGCTGGAACTCGTCTACAGAATTTCTCTCACACAGGTGTGACACATGAGTAACCATCTTTGCACAGGGTATTTGAACCTTCGTATCAAGAACGCAGTCACTGGTGAAGAGAAAAACTCCAGGCACCCTAATGCATTTGTGATGTCTGCCAATCTCCAGGAAGGCATGTTCAACGATATAGTTGGCGGTCGTGGCGGATATAGTGTTGGTGTCGGAGCTATGTGTATGTTTCTGCGTACTGATGGCGGGTATCGTTATGAAAAAGATACTCATACTGTTTTATATATAGACCATTACAACATGTCAGATTTGTGGGATCACTATTGGGCTGCTGGCTCTGCTGACTACATGAGAAGACGACAATATCCATCTGCAAATCGAACAGCCACATTAACTGAAGGTATCAATGCTGTCGCTTCATTCATTTCTGGTTGGGATAATTATAGGTATTTGACAGAAAACGTAGTTGGTTTCCCGACAAATTATTATGGTATACCGGCGATTTCGTTTATTGACTTACAGGGTACCGCAATTAGCCCATTGTTGTTTAAACATGAAAAAGGTTTCAACAATATTTTCAATCATGCAACAGCAGGTACTGACATTGCTCTCAGCCAGGGTGATGTTGAAATAGAAGGAGTGTATTCGCCTGATTATTTACAACATCGTTGGTATTGCATTTATTATGCTAATGAAGGCGGTACCGGAATCATCGATTCTGGTGTCGGGGAACGTGATGATGGTTCTGTTTCTACTGGCTCTGATACCTTTACCGCGAATAGTGGTACTGCGCCGTTTGCCGGTGATGCTTCTGATGTTGGAAGATACATTGTTATTAAAAATGCCACCAATGCTATCAATAATGGTGTTTTCGAAATAACTGCTTTTATCAGTACTACCCAATGCACAGTTGACGCCACGACCATTAATCAACCATTCGTGACCGAGGGTGGTGCTTCGCCTAGCGGTTTGGAATGGACATTGCGCGATGGTCCTGTTGGTGAGTATCTGATTAGAAGAAACACATATACCAGACAAAATACACAAGGCACTACTGTACCCAGTTATGCATATGGTGGTGGGCGTTTGTATGGTATGCGTCATGAATATCATGGCACAGAAGAAGTTGGTATGTTTGGGTATGAAAGTGTGTTTGATCGAGGTGCGAGTTGGTGGTGGATTCACAGAAGAGATGATGAATCTACAACACGAGCTGGTGCCGGTATCAATCGCTGGCTGCACATGGCACCAAGGGGTTTTGATCCTGTTTATCAGGACGGTGATATACAAAATATGCCGACTGGCATTCGAGCTTGGCGTTCGATAAATATAGATGATGAAAATAAGATATGGGCTGCATGGTCTAATTATGACTATCAACCAGATCCACCACATGCCGACAAAATACTTGCTCGGATTGATCCATATCCGAGTGGTAACGCCAGGTATCCTGCCGTCACAGATCTTCATGATCCGGGCAACTACGATTTATTTGAAGCGCAAACTGGGCCCACTGACGACGAAGGTTTGTGTTCAAATTATCCTATTGGTATTTGTTGTGATGAAATCAATGGTCGTGTGATTGTTGCACACAACCCTGGCAATCTCCATGTTGGTGAAACGTACGAGGATATGGAAAAGGGCGGGTTCTCGTACACAGAGAATGCGGGTGCAGCTGAGTACGGGGATGCGTGGAAACGTTTGCATTTGTTGCATTCTGCTTCTGGCACTGTGACTCCTTCAGGTACCACACTCAATGGTACCAGCACGTTCTTCCAGGATGAGTTTGCTGTTGGTGATTGGATTCGACCTGAGCCTAAGCCGGCGACAGGTCAGATCACATCTATGATTCCGGCTGACTACACGGACGGCGACTGGTTCACGTTAGATGACGGGCTGAATGACCCGGTCAAGTTCTTCTTCGATGTATCTGGCTCCTATAGTCCTGGTTCACCGCCTGCTGGTTGGCAGTACGTGACTATTACTATTACTGGTCTTGGTACTGACGTACTCATCGCCGATCAGATTCGAACTGATGTCAATGGTACAAGTAATTTGGATATAACGGCTGGGAATACAACTGCACAAGTAGATTTCACAGCCGATAATGATGGTGATCGTGCGAACAACACAATCACGGAAATGATTCAAGCCCCCACCAAAACTCTTAATCCTAGTGGTTTGAGTGGCGGAATCATCAGGGCCTTTGAAATAACTGGCATTACAAACCAGACAACAATGACTATCAGTCCAACATATCCAGAATCATATACAAATCTGACAATTGAGAAAGGTGCACTTACTGCCGCACAAGCGGTTGTCTATACAAGATATCATACCCCATCAACAGATACCAGTGATTACACCATTAGGTGTTATGTTGATTATGATAAACAAGGCAATTTCTTTTGGGTTTCTGATGATGGTAATCAAATCAATAAGTGGAGTTTTTCTAAGGGTTATGCCGAATCAAGAACTACAGCCGAATTCTCGAGGGTTGCTACTGATAAGATCAGAAATCTAGTTGTCACTAGATTCAAGACTGACGGATTTTCCGATCACGCTTTTGAAGGTAATGTGTGGACCGGTTCATTTGGCCTTAACGCAGCTCTGAGAATTGATAACGATGGTACGAACGATTTTTTGAAGTGTCAAGTAACACAATATCACCATAGCGCGTCTGATAACTGGCCAACTGAAATCCAGATACGGGATTATGATCATGACTATGGTTTATATGTGCTTTGGAATCCAAATATAGGGGCACTGGGATTATGGGCTCCGTATTCAGCTGGTATCGAGCGTCATTATTGGGTAATCAATACAGTACATTCAGGTATTCCACTTGGGTATTGCCCACGTCTTGGTAGTCTATCTGAATTAAGTGATAGTGAATCTACTTGGAGTGTTATACACGACATGCGTTGGGACGATGTTGGTATGAATAATCAATTGCTTGTTGGTCATGGCAAATCAACAGATTATGATGCAAATACAAGAGATGCTTTATACTCTTTTGGCAGAATGAGTTATTTATGGGATGGTCAAAGTTGGTATTTGACACATTTAGTTAGCCACAGATATTACGATCTTGATTTCGAGAATACAACTGGAGATGGCCCGTTTACTGAAGAAACATTGTCGGTAGGCAACGGATTGAAACGTATGCATGATGATTTTCAACTCATGCAGGACGGGTTGTACATTCGTTTTGTTGATTCTGGAGCCGCCTCTCAGACAGACGAATTCGTACAAGACGAGACAACTACATTTGCTGCCTACATTGGTGTAGGAAAAGATAACACTCAAGAAGTTGAATATTCTATAGAAAGATATTCTTCACCTACAGTTCATAGAGATCGTTCAGAACCCATGAAGGGTTTATCCAATATGTGGACTGTGGATGGTGGTATTGATGGTGGGTACATCCACGATCTTACTGTACAGCGTACAGTACCATTCCATCGTGGTGTAGCTGAATATGACGGTTATGCGTCGTATGGCCAAGATGGTAGTGCAACTGGTACACAAGCAGATTATTATTATAATTTTTTCAATCAAGATGGCTACGACGAACACGACGATCCAGACGACGCACATTTTATGGCTGCACTTAGGATCAAAGATGAATCTGATGGTGTTGATGAATTCCCCGGTGATGGTTTTGTTACCAATGGCAGTGATGTGTTCACCACTGAAACATATGCTGTTGGTTCAATTACAGCCCTCCCAAACGATGGTACACCGTGGTCTACTGGTCTGAAGGATGGTGATACTTTTACACTTGATGATGGTGTGAATTCACCAACTACGTTTTGGTTTGATGCCTCTGGTAGTGGTTCTGGTAGTGGAGTGGAGATTGACATCAGTGCTGTATCTACTCCAGGCGATGTTGCTGATTTGATTCGTTCTGCTATCAATAGTGCTGCTAGTCTAGACATTACTGCAGACAGTAATTTAGGTGACCCGTACATCACACTCAAGAATGATGCTACTGGCAGTGCAGGCAACCAGGTTATCACTGAGAGCTTGGCGAATATAGCTTCACTTAGGCCGGTTGGCATGAGGATGCACACGTTCTCGGCAGCCGATGAGGGAAAATCAATTTTCATCGAGAATGCCACTACCGCAGGAAACAACGGTCAGGCTGTGATTTTGGAGTTTAATCCCAGCGGTTCTGATCCCAATGAAGTGAAGGTTGATCGTACATTTAATGCTGGTGATGAAAGTGGTGTTAATACGTTACGGTGGAAGTTGCGAGACATACCGGCTGTTGCGTATGTTGTATATACTGTGGAGTATACAGACCGAATGGATACTATGGTTGGTGGTATAGATTGGAAATTATATTCAAGTAGGGACCACGGCAGTACATGGACGCAAGTCAAAAAATGGTTGAGCTACAACGGTGTATCAATAAATGATCCGCTTTCTACTGTTCAAGATCACGGTGTGTATTGGAATGATTATGATTATGTTGGTACATATCATTACCGTACAGATGCTCTAAGGGGTTCGCCCAGCCTGTGGTTTGATCTGAGAGACTTACCTGAAGCGTCTAGGAGAAGACAATACTGGAAAGTATACAGAAGTTATTATGGTGGTACTAATGGCCAGCATAGATTTTCTTCTGTTCGTTTGCTAGATGCTAATGGCGCTTATATTGGTGTACTTGACACACAACAATTATCAGATCGTAGTGATGAACATTATGTGTCTAATTTGACGGAACTTTATAAACTAAATGTTTTTGAAGGAGGCGGTACGATCGCCGCCACTGATGATAATGACGGTGATAATCTAACTTATATACTCACCACATCAACAACAGATTTATATGAAGATACTGGAAGTGGTAATGCAAAAATCACACGAATGGGAAATATACAAATTACATCAGATACTTTTGTGCCAACAGATGTTGGAAAACTAATCAGAATATCTGATGCCAACGATTCTGATAACGACGGTTTTGCAAACATCACCACATACATCAACGCCAGAGAAGTAATCACCGATAAGGCGTTTACGTACGAAGACGGTACGTTCGATTGGCAAATATTGTATATGGGTGAAGATGATCAGATTTGTTTCTATCAAGATCCATATTCGACTGACGACACGTTTTTCTTGTCTGATCGCTATATGCCACTGAGGAATTTCAACCCTCAGATATTAGATGTACCTGCAAATAACACCATTTATTTGAAAACCGATAACGTTCCACTACAAATAGGCGGAACACCATTCAGTGGATTCAAATTCTTTGTGTATAGGGCGCTGGATACTCAATCATCTTCTAATCCAGGGCGCGCGGGTTCTACAGACATAAATTTGGCTATGTGGGTGAGCCAGCGTGGTGGCGGAGTGTATGCATCCGATGTCCTTGAGTTCATTACACTTATTGCCACTACAGCCGGTGCGACATCGCCCGCTGATGACGATGGGGATAGCAGAACAGATATCGTTGATCTTCCGGTTGACGTGAATGCTTTTGATGTGGCAGTTGGTGATTATATTGTCATAGAAGGCAATACAAGTAATTATGGCAGAAGAGTACATGAAATTCGTAACATTAATGTGGAAACACTCGGTGCTGCTGAGACCTGGACGCTTACGGCTTTGGTTAAGGGCAGCTACTCGAATGGCGACTACTTCGTCATGGATGACGGTATCAATCCGGTGGTGTCCTTCTACCTCGATGTAGATGGGTTGTATGATGCTCCTGCCGGTACAGTGGAAATTGATATTTCCGGTACGTCCACAGCCATCGATGTGGCCAACGCCATCCGCACTGCCATTCTCGAGGCACCCATTAGGATCACGCCGGATGCGCCTGGTGCCGCACTCATTAACCTAACGGCCGATCAAGCGGGAACGCAAGCGGCTAACGATATTCAGGATTTCACCACAGGCGGGTTGTCACCAACTCGCGGAGCCACGGCCTCGGACGGCACTACGCAGTTACAGGTGTGGTACGACGAGATACTAGTCAGCAAGTCATTCAGTTTCTCTATTGTCAGGCGACGTCCAGATTGGAAGCTATGGGTTGGGTCTATAGTTATCGTCGCGCAGGAGCAGATATAGCACTTTCGAACCCAGCCGTCGCCGCCCTTGTCGGCGATGCAGAAAGAGTTCGCTTCATACACTTGCCCAATATGCCTGGGTCTATCAAGGCGTATGTGGTGTATGTTGCACTGTTGACTTCGCAAAAGAAACAGTTTGTTTTTAAGGAAATAGAGTCTCTCCTGACGGACCCGGCTAAAGAGCTCATCGCCCCAATGAATGATATTGCGCACAATGTAATACCAAATGATGAGGCTGTGGATATTCAGAATTTTTATATAATAGAAACCAATACAAACAATAATGTTCTCTTCTTGTGGGACGATGGTGCAGATATATGGAAGATGGTCTATGATTTCCAGAATCTTCAAACCACGGTTATTCCGCAGGTGGCGTTCGCCGGTACACACCCAGTTCTGGCTCGGGACTGGATGCTGCGTGCGTTTTATGTGGTGTCGCGTGATTTGAAGCTCAGAAATGAATTGACTGTTCCTGAGCTGGATATTGTTACGCATTCAGCATATCGTTTGCTGAGTTTTGATATAGACGATAAATCATCAGATAGTTTTGTTTATTACATAGGTAATTATGACAATAAAGCTAATATTCCATTGCCATTGTCGACGGACGCGTACACCAGAATTCTTTTAGATTGTACGCGCGAAACACTGGGCCCAGGTGCTCACCAGACTGTTGACATTATTGGCGGTTTAGTTTTAACAAATACTACACCAAGTCTTGTTCATACAGGGCAACCCGGGCAGATTGGTGAATCATGGCTTTTTGAATATCAGTCGGGTTGGTTTTCAAATTGGAATATTCCATTAAGTGCGCCACTATCATTTACTGATTTTTCCGTAAGTGTTTGGATATATGGCGGTGCTGATCAGCCAGTCAATAGCACTATAATCTATGGTAGAGATGCTAGTTCAAATAGAGTTTTTGAAATACTTCTACCTTGGGGAAGTGGCACTGTTTATTGGCGATGTGGGAATAGCGACACAAGTTCTTATGACCAGTTAACATATACAGGTAGTGCTAGTTATTACAAAGGTAAATGGACACATTATCTTTTCACCAAAAGCGTGTCTGGTGGAAGGATGAAAATATTTAGGGACAATGTTCAAGTTGCTAGTACAACAGGAAAGACACGTTTTCTTTCAGATGTGGACGCCCTTTGGGTGGTGCCAAGATATTCTGGTTATGTGGCTGAAGTCGTGTTCATGGACAAGGAAGTTGTGACATCTGAATTGGCAAACATATACAATAGAGGACTGCAAGGAAACCGTATTGATAGTTCTATTGTCGGGGGTTTGGAGCATTATTGGACTTTTGATAATTATGATGCAAGAGTTATAGTTGATGATTCTGGTAACGCGTACAACGCTGTTATCAATGACGAATGGTCAATTTCTGATGAAGGTGCCATTCGTATCGGCGATTATCCAGCACAAATTAATCAATGGGATGTTGGAGGGCCTGGCGCTCAAATCACAATAGAAGCTTGGGTTACTCCTAAGTTTATAAGCCAATTGGGTTACGTAGTGAATGGCGATATAAGATTTTATTATGACCTGAGTGGTGAATTGCATTTTGAATTTGATGGTGCCAGTACCCATCATTTGCAACAGGTTGCATTGCACACTATGAGATGGAACGAACCAAATCACATCGTGGTTTCACACACCTTTGGAAACTCTACAAACACTTTCATGGCTATCAACGGGAACCCGGTGCCATCACAATGGATGTCTGGCGACGGCAATGAAGATCCGTCTTTTGGCTTGATTAATACAACTATCGAAACTGGATTGTATGATATATTGAGTCAGTATAAGATATCCTTTATAGCAAAGACAGAAGCTGAGATAAAAGATTATATAACAGGGAGAGTATAATGGAGTTTCCTATTCATATCGTGATTGAAAATCATACATCATCAAATATTACATTTAATCTCAGGCAAATATTTTATTTTGGCCATGTGAATTTAGAAAATTCAACACCTTTGATAGAAGCTGGTTCACAATACGAATTTGATGCAGGTCTTTGTGATGGGAGTGATTATATCGACGCTATGCGACGTTATTGTAGAAATAATGAAATCATATTCAATCCTAGTACTGGCATCTGGGTCACGGTGACGGATAACGAGCCGCTCTAAAGCCCAGAAAACAGAGGTGAGCGGCTATGCCAGACATTTTTCTTGGGGAGTTAGATCTAGATCTCACCCCGCCTTATGTCCAGAATGAGGACCCAGCACCAGGTCAGACAAACGTCTCTATAGAAACCGCTATAAGTTTCAACATATTGGAACCAAATTTTGAGGCTGGCGTTGATCCTGACACCATCACTGTCACCGTCAATGGCACCAACGCCATCCTCGATGGGTTTTTCCAGACGGGGTACAACGGATCAATCTCCCCCATCACATTGGGTTTAGCTGTTGGATACCGCGTCATCATTGTGCCAGCTATCTACCTGTCAGACGACAGTACCTTCCTCATCACCGTAGACGCAGATGACCTTGCTGGTATTCCGAACACGATGCCAACGCACAGCTGGACGTTTTACACCGGTGAGCAGTTTGATACCAACGCCCACATTTTTCTTGCCAACTCTATGACTCAGACGGTGAACTCTGCATCTTCTGCATTTCAATCAAAGTTCAATCAGGTGCAGGCCGGGAGCCATGGCAACATTTCGTTGTCCGTGGAGAAGGATAACCCAGACCCGACGAAGAACTATCAGATCCGTACTATCGTTGCCGGTCGCCTTGATACAAAACTCAACGTGGTCCAAAACACTGAACTTGAGCTCGGTGTGGGCCAGATTACGTATGAGGACGAGAAGGTCTTCAAGGGCGATTATCAACCGCCATTGGTTGTAGTGGATGATGGTGATGAAGTCTATGGCATTAATCGTACGTTCAATCGTATGGTGTACTCATCTATTAACAACCCAATTTTCAATCTTAGATTAGTAGATAGAGATGATGATACTTTCTTTGTTTTTTATAGAGATGGCATTGGGGTTAAGGCGTCAGCTGTAAATAAAGTTAATACATCTGGTTCAACTGGAATCACAGCGCTTTTGGTAAGCGGCGCGAGCGGCATGGATGCTGCTGTTAAATTATCTTTTACTTCGTTTATGGTTGCTAGCCTCAGTAGTTCCTCTGCTGGTGGTGTTAGAACATATACAATGGAAATAGTTAAATGTGATCAATATGTTGTTAATGAAGAGGTGATCAGCCCGTTTCAATTCACAGGCCCAGACGCATCAGACGCAGGGCACTTAGATCTCATAGCTGACGGTAGTGGGAATGTTTATGGAACTTTCTATTATACAGAAACTGGCAATGATATAGATAGAAAGATTCGTTTTATAAGGTCATACGATAACGGGAATAATTGGGATTTTGTTTATTTTCCAGGCACGAATGAAATCTCCACATTACCAAACTTTTTTGATGAGATTGGATTTGATCCATACACTACAAATGGTGATGGTCTTGAATATCCAAGATTATCATACGATCCAATAAATGAAATTTTCATCATTACCGTGATGTCTAAACGTACCGCCCCTGATGCCGGCGCAAGATGTGGAACAGCGTATTCAAAGGATTTTGTTACGTGGAATAGATTGAATTACCCTGTATTCAGAAATTTTGTTCAATTATGGAGTACAGCTGAAGATTTGGATACAGATGAAAAGAGTGCAAAGTTAGTGAGATTCAATAATAAATATTTTTCTATATGTTCAGATTCTGAAGGTATTTATTCTTGTATATTCGAAAGTGAAAATGAAACGCATGGTTCACGTCGTGGTTTGGTGTGGGCTGGGGACAATAGTTCTGCGACTGGTGGTTATCGTATAGATAAGCACGACTATGCTGTTTTTAATAATGTATTGTATTATGCGACTGAATTCTTAAGTACTGGATTCGCAAAAATTGGATTTGTAATTCATGCATTGGGTGGGCATACCAATTTGCCTGATAAAACACAATACAGCGGTGGATGGTTCGGTACAGTTGGAGAACCAGATTCTGATATTGGATTTTCTAAAACTGTTGGTGGTACAAGTAGTGCTTCATCAGATCAATATGGATTAACTATTACTGTAAATACTGGTGCAGCAGATCAACTTTATTACGGTAGAACAGATCTAGATACTAGCGTCATGAAAGACGATGGCGCAAAAGTCAAGTTTGTTATTAAACCAGTACAAGACGGAGGACGAACTTCTGACAGCGCGCAAAGAATACATTTGAAACTTCCAAATACGGGCAATACTGATAATTTTCATATTACAGTAAGAGTTAGTACAGATGGTATATATGTAGTTAATGAATCACCAGGTGGTGAATCTGCACAGTTCGCTATAACTATAAATGATTTCTATGAAATATTATTGGTTGCGAAACCATCGTCTACTACATGTGTGGTGAAATGTTTCTATAGATCTGTATACGCTAATGCGCTTTGGACACCCGCGTCTATTGAAAGTACTACAGACACGTGGATAGAATTAACCGGTATACCGACGTTTACTTCTCCTGATACAACTTCTAAAGGCGAATTTCATTTTGGTTTGATCGGCCCACAACCTTCTCAAACGTCTGAGGCCATTTGGAAATCAGTGTATTATTGTGATGGTGTTGAACCAACAGATATAGAATTCACAACAACGGATTCTATTGATACGTATAATCCTTCGACAGATGAAGCTAGTTTAGATTTATTGCCAATAGGACGTGAAGGTATACGGCAACGTACAGTCGGTAGTGTAGATACATGGCAACGTACAATCAGCGGTATTATACTGCGTTGGCACGGCTTGGATGCTTTCAAAAATGACAGTTGGACTTTTAATACTACAAGTGATTTTAATGAAGTAAATGTAACTAGTAAAATACCAAAGCTTGTTTATCGCACAGAAAATACAAGTTCTGATCAATCAGTATTATTCTTTTCTGAAGATGACGATATGGGCGCATATATTATGGATACATTCATAATGTTAAATACAAATTTCCGTTATTGTAAAATACAGGCAAATAATGATGGTACTACTTGGTCGCCAGCGCCATTGGAGCTTGATGTAGATTTTGGTTTAGAAGATGGCACAATATATGAAACGACATTAAGAATAAATGAAGATATGTTGACTATCAGATGTGTTGATAAAGAGTGGTTACATGGTGAGTTGCGAGGTAAATACATTCTCCTGGAACGAATCTTCGAACCGCATGTGGTAGCACCTCCGGGTTCTGATCAGGAATACAGAAATGTTGCTTTTAAAATCGTGGATAATGGTGCTGATTTTGTCATAATCAGCACAGCTGGTTTGATAGATGATGCCGCACATGGCGGGGCTTCATCCCACTTGTTTCAAGATCAACGTGTTGTGGCTGGAGATTCTTTTGTTATTTATGATTCAAGAATGAGTTTAGTTACACGTGATGTTTCTGCTTATAAATATGTCAGGTTTTTCATTAGACAATCTGATTTATGGTCCGATCCGTGGGGTAATAACCAGCCAAGTTTGCCGAATGAAGACTCATGGTCAGTTGGCGAATTAGACTTTGGGAAACGTATCGAGTTGGAAGACAACTTTAGCTATGGATCGACTCGACAATTACAACAGAACAATACAATCAAGGAGAATGACTATGGCCAGTCAGATGTAACGAATCAAGGAGAGCCAATTCACGTATTCTCTATGGTATACAACATTACTTCCGATGATGATGCTGATGCGCTTCAAGCGTTGTACGATGCCGCCAACGAAGTAGGTCAGCCGTTTTGGTACATTCCTGATGTGGTAACAAGCCCAGAGGAATTGTACCTTGTTGTATTCTCTAAGGATTATTCGTATTCAAAGACACTCCCAGATCGGCAGGATATCAAGTTCTTGTTGGAAGAGGTCGTGTGATGGTGCAGACTGGTTTTTTACATAATCGCGCCTTACACAAGTTAGCTGCAATTCATTCTGAGGACACAGCAGAATATAAGTATGCAGTAGAAAGCACATCAAATATCAATCCTGCAGAAGAAAATGCAGCTGAGTTTTCTATTATTGATTTTGATCCGACACAAGATTTAGAAGTACACAGCACGTCTCCTAATACGTATTATGGTATGCGTGTAAGAAATATCAATGGAGGCCCATTAATTGATAAACATAGCAATTATCGTTATCCAGTTGATGTACCAGATTTCGCTCTGGGAACAGCTCGTTTCGCATTAGTTGATTATGTAAATGATTGTATTGATAACAAGGCTAAAGACGAATATTGGTCATTTTACAATCATAGTGTAATTTCAAGTTTATCCTCTGACAGAGTTAAGCATTCTGGCCACAGTGATGGCGAAGTTCTAATGTGCAGCTTCTATAAATATGCTGGCAATTTCTATGAAATATATGTTTCTGTTTATAATGAATCTACTGAAACTTGGGGTGCTTATATATTAATAGATACGATACCAAGATTTCTCATTAGTGCAATTAATATAGATTGTTCTCCAACATTTTTGACTGTTCCTAATCTTGGAACGCTTTTATTGTATTATTCTATATCACAAGATGCGTATGGTTCGTTGGATTATTCTGCTCAAAATGTAACTATGGCAATCACTAAAAATCACGGACAAACATGGGAGAAGTTTGGTAGTTTTACTTTGGATCCCTATCATGGAAAAGTTGTGCCATCAGACGTGCTATTAGAATGGGGTTGTACCGTACTGAAAGCTATATATCACAATAATAAAATTATATTAGGTACTATGTTACAAGGTACTGATTCACCTGGCGCTCCTGCTGATGATGAGTTAAGAAGTCAAAGAATATTAAACATAGTTTATTCAAATGATTTAGGCAAAAGCTGGACAACAGTACCATTTGAATTTGTTAGTGCTTCAACGCTTGGTGGTATACCGGCGACTTCATATAACTATGGTGATAGTAATAATAGTGGCCCAGCTAATTTCGGCCTTGGTGTTGAACCTCAAAGCGACAAAGTTGTTGTTGTACTTAGAAGTACTGGTGATGAAGAAATAATTGAGAATACTGAAAAGATATTTTTCTTTTATAATATTGATGACGATTTGGGGCAATGGGGTGCATCTACTGTTGGTAGCCGTAATTATCGTTTGATTGATGATTTTTCAGAGAATAGTCTTGAGACGCGTGCTAGTGGTTCACTGATTGCTGTAACTAAATCTAATTTGAACGATGGCGACTATTTTATTTTGAATGATGGTGTAAATATAGCAACAGAATTCTATTTTGATGTGAGCGGCACATATACTCCTCCAAGTGGAGTAGAGATTGATATTAGTGCTACTGCCACTGCACAAGATGTATCAGATACTATTGTTTCTGTAGTCAACGGTGTGGGTACACTCGATATAACAGCTATAAACTACGGTGGAACTTCTACAAGAGTTTTATTTATAGCAGATAATTATGGATCAGCGGCAAATAACAAAATTATTGAATATACCAATTCGACATTGAATGTCGATGGCATGTCTGGCGGTATTACATATCCAGTTTTGAAATATTTGATTGAAGATATTGATATTGGTTCAACCGTAACAGACACTCCATCCAATTGGCATGTGTCTGGCGGTTATTTAGTACAAGATAGTTATATTAACGACCCAAGCCGTGCTGGTGGTGCTGGAGGCACACAACTAATTTATAGAGAACATGACGATCCTACATTAAATAGAACAGTCGGTTTGCATGTAGATGTAAAATACTTTTTTGATGTTTTCCACACTGTTGGAAGTGGCGTATTTGGGTTGGGTTTTTGTAGGCAAGATGAGGATTCGTATTATACGGTTGAGATAGATACGACTAACATCGCATATGGTATATGTGATATGAATATATATTTAATTAATGGCGCCATCGGGACAAGAACAGCAATTAGTTCATCTGCCCAAATCCCATTTAATTATATCAGCGGAGACGGCGCTATAGATGTAATCTTTGAAGGTGATGATACAATTAGAGTATTTTTCAATGGTGATTTAATCTGTACTGCTACAGATAATATATTAAGAACAGGAAGAATTTTCTTGTTCTGTAATGGTATGGCTCCAATCAGATTCGATAACTGGGGTTTGTTAACCAATATTGAAAGAAAGAATGTTATTGGTACCGGGGCTGATGATGGTTTTAGTAATATCTTCCCAATGGTTGGATCAAATATAGAGTTAGTTGTTGATCAATACAATCAAGCGTGGATCGCTGCAGATATCAAAAGTACTCATTGGGGGTCTACGCAATTCAATTCATTTGGTGTTGCATTTAACAAATTTGTACTTGAAAGAGATGTAGAACGTGTAGAGGGAAAATTCTTGGCAAAGGATACTTATTCTGTAAAGTTTCATAATTCAAAATATTTCAATGATGATTGTGGTTATTATTTCTCGCCACATGAATTTGGTTTGTATCCAACCCATTATGATACAACACCAACCACACGCGTGTTCATGGAAGCTTTTCTATGGCACAAAGAAGAACCTGTTTTCTATATCCGCAGCGGTACGGACAGCAGCGGTACAGAAGAATTATTTTTAGTACAAAGAGCTATATATTCTACAAGAACAATATCACCTAATTTTGGTTCAGTTTACAGCGCTGTTCCTTGGACATCGGATCCAGAGTACTCAGGTTGGTATCTGAATGGTACGTACACAGATGTAGATGGATGGTTCATACGTACACAACAATCTACTGGTTGGATTGAACAATCATATGTATTTGATACTGATACCTTTAGCACTGACGGCAACAGAGCGATGCCGGTTAGATATTGGGATTTTTATCATCGAGGCTTCGTGTTCTTAATGTCAACAAGAAGTTATTCTGCCAATAGTGTTAATGCTACAAGAACAATTTGCGAATTTACCGTACCACGCATTATTCAAGGTGCTGCGTCACCAGAAGAATGCAAGCTGCGTATTGTGTCTACAGACGAATCTGGTGTTGGGAATGAAGACGGTAGCTATGACCTTCAACATTATGTGGGTGGTACAACTTGGACGTCATTGGATACTTTGAACAACATAGACCCAAAAGGTGGGGCCACAGGTGTGTTCTGGGACATCATGGTCTTTCTTGTGCCGTCCATGATGACATCGGATTCGTATCCACACGTGTCGGCCTACGCGCGCCTCTCAGGGTCAGCGGAGTGGTCCGTCATTGCTGAGGACGAGACAGTCAGTACATATACGGTGGCTAGTATCGTGGCTGATGTCAGAGCTGGTTCGATAGGTGGTTCTGGAGCCATCAATCAACAAGAAATCAAATTTCTTGGTTATACAGATACATGTTTTGTTGATCCAGCTATTAATCCTGTTCGTGGTGAAAGTCTTTTTAGTGGTGAGCGGGTAAAGGCCACACATGGAATCGTGTATACGGTTGGCGGAGGTTTCAGTAGCAAAGGAGATGAGTGGCATATCACAGATTTAGAAAGAAGTGATTATCCTGCGTCTAATGTCTTCGATCGTAAATCTGTTTTATGGGAAAGTGACGGTGACAATACTGATAAAGAAGTAATAATAGACGCAGACCATGATGTTGAATTTAATTCGATTGTATTAACAGGTGTTAACACAAGATATATAGCTGTTCAGTCAAATGATACTGATAATTTTACAACACCCAATTTCTCTGTTGAAATTGATCTAGCAAAATATACTGATGTACCCATTGATAAAATAGTTAATCAAGATGATATGGTACGGTTGTATACTGTTGGCACTGGATTCCGTAGAGATGAGCTCCGAGACCAGCTGTTCATTACAGAAAATTCCAGTCACGGTTGTTTCCGTATCCGTGCAAATAGTGGCCGTTATTTATTTTATGAGACTGATACGGCAGCTTCTATACCAGTTGGAAATTGGTATATACATATACTTTCAGACAGTGTCGCTCTTAAACTTGTGAAGAGACATAAGGATAGATATTTCAGAATCATTTGCCGAAAGAGTGGTTACACATACCCAACACCAGAGGGCTATTTCAAGATTGGTCAATTTTCAGTTGGTATGTTTGACGACTTACAAGAGAATCCAGAACGCAATCGTGACGTTACATATCAAAATCACACGAAAACAGTCAAATCTCTTGGTGGATCGACAAGAATGTTGCGCCAAGGACCTGTATCTAGAAATAGAAGAGTTTTGTTTTCTGCCATCAGTACAAATAAACGTGCTTTTGCCGAACAATTACGTAGAATTGTTGAACATTGTGATGGCAGGTACCCTTTATTTTTCGTTGATGATATAGAAGAATATCAATTAACGTCATATGGCACATACTCTTTAAATGTTTTCCCATGTTACATAGATAAAGATATAAGCATGCCACAGAATCCAGGGAATATAACTAATATAACATTACAGCTTAAGGAAGATATATAATGGAAGATTATAAAAACACAAGAATATTACTAGACATAGATCTGATAGATAGGCACTATCGGTATTCAGATGTTGATGGCCCTGCGCACAAATACTCAACTTCTTCAAATGGTAATGTTATAGTAGAAGATGATATAATTTTATATAAAGGTTTAATAATGAATTCAGGTGATATAAAAAATTCATTCAATGTGACAACAAACAAACCATCTGTTGGCAACGTATCGGTGTCTATATTTAATGAAGATAATTTACATCTAGGCAATCACCCTGTAGCAATAGAATCAGGGAATGCTTCTATAAAAATTATTAATAATGATGATTATGAAGATATAATAAATTCATTTAGTGGAAAAATTGATTCGGTACAATGGGACAGAGAAATAATAAAATTTCAAATCAGAAGTGAAGAGATAACAATATATAGAAATGTTCCAGATATTGTCTTTGATGAGAAAACATTTCAAGACACACGCGTCATTGTAGATCCAAAATTTGTAGTTTCTGAAGGAATAATTATGCGGTTTGGCGAAACAGCTACACCAATATGGGGGTATGAGGATGATGACAGAATAGAAGTTCGATATGCCAAACGTATCACGCATCCAGAGCTCAAGGCGCCAGATGACTACTGGAAAGGCGCACGCATTGACTGTGTTGATGCTAGTGGTACGATAGCCGATCCAGAGAGCAGCAATTTTGCTATAGGCGAGTTTGCAGTAGCTATTCGCTCGGCAGATGATTATATTGTATTGCCAACAGTTTTAGATCGTTATTATATGTACACTTTTATTGATAAAAATCTACGCGAACATGGAAACGACGCGACTGGCGGAAACGCTCCATCCGCGCCATATGAAATGCATAGTGTTTTAAATAATACAATGTCCAATGCCTGGAAAGCAGATACGGTATTGATAAAAAATGGTGGTTTTGATGTTGATGCGGAATGGACTAAGGGCGTAGGTTGGTCCATAGGCAGTGGTGTGGCAACCTGTACACCAACAGTTGGTTCTACTGATTTAGCATATAATGATACAACTATGTTTGAAGAAGGAGCTATATATATAGTTGAATTTGATTTGCTTAGTTTTACACAAGGCCGTATATCAGTACATATCAATGGTGTTCCAGTTGGTGCCGACTTTTCTACTACAATCAGATATCTGGCTCCGGGCATTAGCGGCAGATACAAGATGCGAATCAAGGCTGGAGCCCAGACCGGTGGCGCTACAGACGGCTTGCGCTTCTACACGGGGCCGTGGGGTGGTTTCGAATTCGGTGGTTCGATTGATAACGTGACGGTCAACAAAACCGACACCGCCAAGTTCTTGATCACCAGGAAACCTGTGCCTGAGAATGCCGACAGCGTTGGTAAGCCGTTCCCCATTGTCTACGGCCACGTAGAGAAGATGTACGCGGTCTGGGCCATTAGCGCTAAGAGCACGCGTCAGAACTCGTTGTCGGCTGGTGACGACCTGTATGTGATTGCTGGGCACAAAATCTACGATCGCAGTCCCACGGAGGTCAGAGTCTATTTTGGACTTGATGAGAACGCGCAGGGCATGAACTACAAGCACGGGTCGTTGGACTACGTACCAAACCCATTACCACGTAGCATCTCTGAGATTGATCCGTGGCACGAAGGCAACCTGACAGGCGATACGCAGCCAACAGTTACTAGCAAGTATGACTTGCGCTCAGGAGACCCGTCAAAAGACGTATGTCCGTTCCACAAGCTCGTGGAGGTCACGACCAACTACGGCGATGTGGTGACAGCTATCAAGCTGCGTGGAGACGAGTACACAGGTTGGTTTGATGGCAACGAACTACCGCCAGTTGAGGTTGGAGACGGCGACCTGCCAGGAATAAATGGCCAACCTCAGTTCCCAATACGTTATGGGCTTGGTAATAGTAAGATATATGTCTCGTTTCGAGGCATGGAAGATACCACAGGTGTTATTACTGGTATCCCAAATTCTCTCATTGAGCACCCAGTAGACATCATCAAACATTTTCTCTTGCATTATACGAATATCAACAATGACAGATCAAAGATCAACGATCAGACTTTCGCTGATGCCAAAGCCAGACTAGAGAATTGGCGTTTCGGCGCGGCGATCACAGATATAGCAGATGGCAAGAAAATTCTTGAGCGTTTGACAGGTCAGTGCAAAGCCAACTGGCAGTGGAAGAACGGTGTATTTAATATTAGCGTATTAGACTTAGAAAATCGTGATCCTGTATTTTTTATTAATGAACGCGAACACTTTGTTGGGAAACAGAGTTGGTCAAGACCTAAGCTTTCTGGAATGTATAATGACTTTATAATGAAATATGGTTTCAATTCTATAAAGAATGAGTATGACCGTGTTGTAGTACGGAATAAATCAAATGATCAGCTATGCCGCAATATGTATTCAGAGTATGGTGTAATAAGATCACTTAAAGAGATACTTTGTCCTGACATATTTGATTCCTTCACGGCAAATAAATTGATGGATCACTATGTATTACTGTATGCAATCCAAAGGCATACGTTTACGACCAATCTTCGGTATTCAGAAGATACCAGGGAAATTCAACCAGGCTCAGTAGTTAGTATTACTTTTGTTGACGTTGATGACGTGGAAACGACTGAAACGTATTTGGCTACTTCAATTAGTATGAAGAGAGATTCCTTCAAAGCTTCGTTTTTAGAATTACCATAATTGGCATTAGCTGTCATGCAGCTAGCACTTTTTCTTCTAGCAGGGAAATAAGCTATTATTATACTGTATTATTATGAGACAGAAGTGGTGGTTTCCAGCACAGATCACCTAAAATTGTATCAAAATGATACAAAAACTGTATGGCACGAACTTTTCAAATTTTTTTTTCGATTTTCTCGCAATTTTTTTTCTTGTGTAACTGGATGCAATCATTACGAAAGTGAAAAAATTTTTGTTTACAGTTGACACAGAAATATTTTTCCCCCTTAAGAACCCCCGACACTCGCGGTTACCGCGTTCATCAGTTGCAAGAAAGCCGCAAACCGTCAACCACCCAACAGCTCAAAGCGATCACATTGGGGCATCGCCCCTTTTACTCGATGACGAGGGCGAAGCCCGAGGAATCGAGTAGGTGACGTACGTTACTCAGTCATCCACTTCTCGTACATCTCGTTCAATGAACCAGAATCCAGGGGTGATCGTCGTCAACGTTAATGGCGTACTGCGCCTAGGCCAACCCCATGACAGCCAGGCCATTCTCCCTTCTGTCGAAGGGAGAGAATGACCCACCTGTCTTTCTTAAGAAAAAAATCTTTCTTGGCCGCGGATTTTTGTGTCGAATTTTTCACCAATTTTTATACGTTTTGCGGTAGATATGCGTCATGAGCAAACGTTTCACTATCTATGTGTCGCCATCAGAATGTTCGATCGAGCCACAACTTCCCATTCGTGTCGTGCGTGCCATCAATAAAGTCACGTCGTTTGAGTTGCCAGGAGCTTGGGTTTCTGGTTTTGGACCGCGAAGGAGATACTTGTTTTCGCAGGCTAAGCAGAAATTTCCGGTCGGGCTTCTGAAACGCGTGCGTAGAACAATAAAGAAAAATGGGTATAGAACTAAGACAATTGATTATAGAGATGAAGTAGATGTTGATGAAGATCAATTATCAGATGTGATTGATAGCCTTGATAGAATACCGAGATGGTATCAAGTAGAAGGTATTGTATCAGGTATCAAATATCCATATGGATTATTTTGGTGGCCAACTGGTTCAGGAAAAACCACGCTTTTTAGTGTGTTGTTATTATGCTATGACATCCCCTCCCTTATCCTAACTCACAGGCGTGAGTTGCTATACCAATTGAAGTCTCAGATTTCCGCCATTACAGACCATGAAGTTGGAATCATTGGTGACGGAAAATGGAAACCCAAAAAGTGGACTGTTGGTATCGTAAATAGTTTTATAAATAAAGGCTCGATACGAGACACACGTGTTAAAGAATATTTGAACACTGTTGAGTATTTGATTATAGATGAGTGTCATCATTTGGGCGCAAGTACATGGATCAATATAGCCAGAGGATGTAGAAATACCAAAGCTCGTCATGGTTTCTCTGGGACATGTTTCAGAACAGACAATGCAGACCTCTTACTTCTGGCACATACCGGAGATGTGATTAGTAAATTCACTACAAGTTATATGATAGACAATGGTTGGTTGTCTAGGCCGCATATATACTCAGATGAAATAAATTACAAAGGGGAGACTGGTTCTGGTAGTAGTTGGCACACAGTACAGAAAGAACTCATTGTCGATAATCTGATAAGAAATCTGAAAGGTTGTAAGTTTATATACGATAATTATTGTAAGAATTTACAAGTATTGGTTATGGTAAATCGTATTGCACACGGTCATGTGCTTCGTTCAATGCTGCAGGGCGAATATGGTGTTGAAGGTCGCGATATTAGATTCATGACTGGCAGCGAGGCGTGGAATGTCAGAGAAAAGGCGCTTGAGGATTATCGTTCTGGGGTATATCCAATATTGATAGGGACTTCGATTTATGACGAGGGTATTGATTTACCAACCGTTGGCGCGGCGGCGAATATGGCTGGTGGTGATAGTGATATCAAAACCACACAGCGTCTTGGCCGCGCGATACGCAAGGTACCTACCCCTGGCGAGGCTGATGTAGATCCTGATACGGAACAAACAGTCAACTACTACGATCCTTTTGATAAGGGTCACGCATTTGTCAGAAAACACAGCAAACACAGACACGCAGTATATGAAAATGAAAAAGCCTTTGTTAAGTGTGGTGCATGGGGAGAATCAATTGATAAAAAGACATCCAAGACCAAAGCTTCCAAAAAAAGATGTTGAAGAAGCGACAACAGGTAGTGTTGTTGATTTTTCAAAGATCAGACAAGCATCTAAAAATCGCAAAAAACAAAAGTTATCAGAGGCACGAAATGCTAAGGTAATAATGTCTCAATTGAAGAAAATGTTTCAAGAATTACATGAAGAAATATTTGGTACACAGTTTCCATTCAAAGGAAAAACTCATTTTGTTACTGTGCGAACTAAAGGGAAGTTGATCAGGAGACGTTATCGTTCTGATAGCTCTGTGTTATATGAGATATATAAATATAATAAGGCTATCTACGGTATAGATTTAGATGATTTTAAAAGATTTCTATTATATGTGTTTAATACAATTGAAAATACTACTATCAAAAATGTAAGGCAAGTTATGTCAGTGTTGTCTGATGAATCTGATAAATATTTCATAGAAAAATACAAACGCCAAATAGGCAAAAGAAAACTAAAGAAACAAATGAGAAGAGTTGAAGAGGATGCAAAGTTTTTTGAGTGAAGATAAGGATGAATGTAGGGTTTCACTGGTATCGCAACAAGCAGCGAAACTCAAAACAGAACTCATCGGTAGTTGCCAACGATGTGATGGAAGAGGACGTATATTAACTCCATATTTTTCTGAACAAACTCTATCGTTGAGAACATTTCCTTGTAAATGTTATAGAAGATTTATTTATTTATTCGATATGATGGTTTCAGGAGTATCTTATGAAATGGCGCGTGAAATAATAGATATAAAATGGGAAGACACAGAAGTTGTGGAATTAGATATATTCGCTGGCAAAGAATATCCACGTGGTAAAACACAATTGTATGCAGATAACTTATCTCCGTACATGAAGAACATGGAAAAGGTTATTGATAGAGGATACAGTTTTCTATTTATAGGTGTCAACAATACTGGAAAAACTTTTGCGTCAATGAAAGTATTACATCATTTCCTTAAATATAAGCATAGCGGACATTTTATAAAGTTTCGCAAATTGATGAAGCTTATTAATGATTCATTTCAAAGCGATAAAAAAGGTAGATTTTCCAGAGATTTATTGAATGAGATTGCTAATGTCGATTTATTAATTATAGATGAGTTTGGTAAGGAGACAGGCAAAAGAGAACATATCGCAGCAGAGGCTGAAGAGTTGCTTAAAGATCGTGATATGGCTAGAAAGCCCACTATTGTGATAACGAATAATACTTATAAAGAATTGCAAGAACTTTATACAATGAATATTGTAGGTGCATTCATAAGAAATTATAGAGCATTATTATTTAATCCCAAAAAGAATTTTAGAAAGCTCGCCAGAGAAGATTGGTATAAATAATGGCTGAACCCACTATTGAACGAGACATAGTTCTTGGTGCCCTGCACGATGAAAATTTTATGCCAGTTCTCCTCGATTCAAATGTGAGAGGAGATCATTTTGATAAATCTGTATTCGGTTGGATCATTGATAAATGCGTGGATTTTTGGCTGAGCGATAAGTATGGTCGTACAAAAATCAACAAAACAGCATTAAAGAACTATGTTGAAAGGGATAGCGAATTAGATGAAGCAAAAGCGAAAAAATATTTACGTGTTATAAAAAAACTATACAAAACAGATCCTGAAAATGCGAGGTATTCGTTAGCTGAGTTACAAAAATTCTCGAGATATAAAGACTTTCTAGGGACTATGGAAAAGACTGTTGACAAAATTGAGAAAAATACAGATGTAGATGAGGCAATTGATTTCGTTCATAAGCAAATTCTAGAAATTGAAATGTCTAAACAGAAGGAGTGGGAGTCTAGAGATCTACTTATAGGTTTTGAAGAGAGACAAGAGTTTAGAAAACAACGTAAGTTACATCCGGAGAAATTTAAAGTTTTTCGTTTTGGTATAAAAGGAGTTGATATACGAATTGCTAGGGGAATAATACCTGGATGGTTGGTTGCCATTGCAGCTAAAACCGGTATCGGCAAATCAATTTTCTGTATTCATGTTGGTTTATTTGGGTTATATCAGAAATTTAATGTTACACATATTATTACAGAGAATGAATTTGATCAGATTGAAGGTAGATATGATAGCCGCATTACGATGGTACCTTATCTTCTGTTACAGGGTTATGATTATGGTGGAAGACACGCACCATTGTTGTCTCAGGCAAGTCGCAATTTTGATATGTTGAGAGATATTGTTAATACAAATTTGAAAACTGTTAAATGTATACCTAATAAAACTAATATTTTAACAATATATAATATCCTTGAATATCTTGAAAGACGGGAAGGACACAAAACAGATTTGCTTATCATTGATTCGCCAGAACTGATGACATCAGTTGCAACTTTTAAGGAATATCGTCTGCAGAAAGCAGCTGTTTATTGGGAATTGAAATCACTGTTACTGGAGAAGAATATCATTGGTTTTGTTACATCACAACTTCGTTCCTCAACAGATGACTCTATGCCCACGGCAGAGGATATGAGTGAGGCTTATGATAAAGCGCGGTTACTAGATTATATGTTGGTATTGAGTAGAACTCAAAGGCATATCATTGAAGGAACTGCAGCTTTAACAATTGTCAAATCAAGAGATAGCGACAATGACGGCAGACCAATAGAACTCAATCCAGATTATAGTTGTATGATGATGGACGTTTCTTAATGTATGTTGAGAAAAAAGATTTTATTAAATGGATTATAAATGAATTGGGTGCAAAACCCTCATATAAAAAAGATGAATATATATGCAATTGTCCTTTTTGTGATAAAAACGAAAATCATTACGACTTTACAATAAATACAGAAAAAATGGTGATGAATTGTTGGCGAGGTTTCGATCGCCGTTGTGAGTCTGGGCATAATGTTCTGACTCTGTTGTCATTTTACTATGATGTGTCGTTCGAACGGGCGAAAGAACTTGTTAAAGAAAAGTTTGAGACAGAAAATTCTTTGCTAAGACTGAAAAAAAAGCTGAAAAATTTGGACAACAGGAGGATATTACAGATCGACACACAGAAAATATTATGGGATATGCCACGTGGAGTAGAATCGATTGAAGAACCAGTGACTGATGGTGGAAAAAAAGCTAAGAAATGGCTGTTGAAAACTAGAAAAATACCTTTGGAACTTATAACTGCAATTAAACCATATTATTTTGGGAAGAATGTAGATAAAAGATGGAGAAAATATAATGACAGAGTTTTCTTTCCGGTTGTATCGAAAAGTAATAAAGCGTGGATTGCCTATAGTATGGATAAAAAATCAACTAAAAAAAGACCGAAGACAATGAATCCTCCTGGATCAATATTGAGTAATATGCTTTTTATGTACGACTTCTGTTTTGACTCTAAAATCATTGTTGTCTGTGAGGGAATTTTTGATGCGTTACGTATGTTCATGTTTGGCTATGCGGCAGTGGCCATTTTCGGTGTGAATATATCAGGTTCACAACTAGATCTTCTTAATGATCTGGATGCTGATGAGCTTGTTGTATGCCTTGATCCAGATGCCAATAAAGTGGTGGTGGATAGTAAAGGAAGAAAAAGTTCAAAATCCTTCAAATTAGCTAGAGAAGTAGAACAGTTTTTTCTTGGTGACGTCAGCATCATGAAGCTGAAAAGGGAGGATCCTGATCGCTCAAGTTTCAAGGAGATTAGGATTTGCTACGGAAACCGCGAGAGACTAGGGCGCAGTACCAGGCGTTTGAAAGCTCTACGCACCATGAGAACATGAGGAGTGACAGATGGCGAAGAAGACGGCGAAGAAGAGCTCGAAGGCTAACACCAAAAAGAAGGCGGCGAAGAAGACCGCAAAAAAAGCAGCCAAGAAGCAGAGCACCAAGGCCAAGAAGAAGTCCAAGGACGCGGAAGAAAAGACAGACGAACCCGCTGACGAGGATGATTGCTTTGGCAGGCATTACGACGCAGGCAATAAGGTCTGTGACGAGCAGTGTGGTGTCAAGGACAAGTGTATGGCCGAGTTCAAGAAGCTGAAGGGGTCTGATGACGACGATGAGGAGGAATCGAAAAAGGCCGATGCCAAGAAGAAGAAAAAAAGTAAAAAGGTCAAGGAAGAAGTGGAACCGGACGACGATGACGATGATGACGACGATGATGACGATGATGATGCAGGCGCCGATTCAGTGAATGACGACGACGATAATGACGACGATGACGACGACGATGACGACGACGATGACGACGATGACGACGATGATGATGACGATGATGACGACGACGATGACGACGATGACGACGACGACGACGATGACGACGATGATGATGACGATGATGACGACGATGATGACGACGATGATGACGACGATGATGACGACGATGATGACGACGATGATGACGACGATGACGATGACGATGATGATGACGATGATGATGACGATGATGATGATGACGATGATGATGACGACGACGATGACGACGATGACGACGATGACGACGACGATGACGACGACGATGACGACGACGATGACGACGATGATGATGACGATGATGACGATGACGATGATGAGAAAGAGAAAAAAACAACTGGCAAGAAGAGCGGAAAAAAGAAAAAATAGCTTATTCGCATTTTTTGTCTCTTACTTTGGCGGTAAGCAATGGATGAAACAAATAGAACGAGGCACCGTGCCGTTGACCGTATTGATGGCTGCATAATACCTACTGGGTTTGAGTACTTCGTCGAGCTAATGGAGGAAATTAGTGCGGTGAAACACAAGGGTACTGTAAGCGTTTTTTTGGATGAAACTGAGCGCCCTTTTCTATCTATCATGAAACAGGGCAGCAATAATCAGCGCATCACTATCGTGCTCAATAAGAGTAGAGAGTGGGAGCCAACAAGACGTTACAAAAGTATTACTCTTGAACCATGGCATACAGGAGATATCAGAGTTACGGTGCCTGCGAACGAGAAAGCACTGAAACAGGCATTCAAGCTTGCACGCGAGTGGAAAGAGGCAAAGGATTTCCATAAGCCCACTACCACTGTGCTTGGTACAAAAAAAGGTATACGACGTCGGCCTCGTCCAAAACTGTAGACCCATCTTCTGTACAATTCTATCCTGAGACGAAGCATGAAACACTTCGCACATCTGCACGTCCATTCTGAATATTCAATTCTTAAAGGGATTGGTGAGATCAAGTCCTGGTATGAAGCAGCTGCAAAGCGTGGGATATCGGCATTAGCTTTTACTGAATATGGGAATATGAATTCTGCTATGGCTTCTTATCTACAGTCATTAGATACGGATGGAGTGAAGGCAATATTTGGTATGCAAACTCTTGTTGTACAGGATGTGCATGCGACCATGCAAGAGGAACCAATAATATTACTGGCTAAAAATGAGACAGGTTATAAGAATTTATTGCAACTGAATAATTGGGCGTGGATAAATGGGTTTGATAGTAAACGTCAAACCGCACGCGTTGGCTATGAACAATTATATGATTACAGGAAGGGTTTATTTGCATTGACAGGCTCGCTTTCTGGGCCTGTGGCAATGGCTTCTGAAGTTGATTTTCATATTGCTGAAAGAGCTATTTATCAATTGAAAGAAATATTTGGTAAGCGCTTATATCTTGAACTTCAATTGAATGATGTACATGAACAAAAAATATATAATAATAAATTGATTAGATTATCACATAATACAAATGTAGAAATAGTTATTACAAACGATTGTCATTATCCCAATAAAGGAGAACACAAATTAGCTGATGTTGTGGAGAAAATAGATCGAATGAGTATTAAATCCTCTAAAAGAGGAAGATCATTTGATAGCACACAAAAGTGGTTAAAGAGTTATAAACAATTAAATATTATTAGAAATAAACTTCATGCTTATATTACATTAACAGATTTTAATAAATATGTCTCGAATACTAATAAAATAGCGGAACAATGTAATGTTAGTATATCTATTGGTAAACATAGTTTGCCACAATATGATATAAAATCACATCCTATGTATGAAGATGATATGAAAGATGATAAAGATTTATTTAATAAAATAGCTAAGACTGGATTTCGTAGTAAAATAATAAAAAGTAAAAAGAGAAAGAATAATAAAAAGAAATATTTGAAACAGTTTAAATATGAAGTTGATATTATAGGCAAAGCAAATTTCATAAATTATTTTTTAATTGTTGAAGATATTATTAGATACGCGAGAGTATCAAATATTGAAGTGGGCGCAGCGCGCGGTTCTGTTGCTGGTTCATTGGTTGCATTCTGTATGGGTATTACTGATGTAGATCCGTTTGAATTTGATTTGATGTTTGAGCGTTTTTTGAATCCAACACGTATTAGTGGTGAGCGCGCGCAAAGTGCTGACGCGCTGCCTGATATTGACTTGGATTTTGAGAGGGTAAGGCGCCCTGAAATTAAGAAATATTTAGTTGAAAAGTATGGAGAAGATAGAGTTTGTACAATTGGTTCGTATCAGACTATGAAATTGAAGAGTTTATTACGTGACTTACATAGAGCATTCGAACATCGTATACCAGATGAGACAGGTTATTATGATTATAGTAATGATGAATTATTTGCTTTAATTAGGAAATTAGACAAAGACAAAATTGATGACTTAGATAAAGCTTTGAATAAAAGTGAAGCGTTTAAGGAGTTTTATAAAAGATTTCCTTATTTTGTTGACTTTTATTTGAAGAAACTTGATGGGCAAATTCGTTCACGCTCTAAACATGCGGCTGGTGTCATTGTGACACCAACATCCATATCAGATTGGATTCCGATTAGGACACAGAAGGTTGAAGATGAAGAGGAACGAGTCGCTGTTTCACAGTGGGAAGATACCTTTTGTGAGCGTCGTGGTTTGCTTAAGTTAGATGTGCTTGGCATCAAGACCCTCAACGTTTTCAAACGTGCCAGGGAGCTTATCCTCAAGCGACGCGGTAAAAAGATCGATCTATCTAAAGTTAGGTTGGACGACCAGGATGTGTTTGATGAATTTGATGCTGGTAAAACCGAGGGTGTTTTTCAGTTTAATTCTCATTTACAGAGTCAATATCTGAAGCGTTTAGATGTGACAGAGTTTGAAGATCTTATTACTACTAATGCTTTGTTGCGGCCTGGCCCAATGGATGCGAAGGCTCATGAATTATATATTGAATTGAAGTCTGGTGAACGCAAACCAAAATATGATCATCCTATGATTGAACCGTATCTGCGTAGGACATATGGACTTTATGTGTATCAGGAAGACGTTATGCGCACTGCGCATGTTCTTGGTAAATTGACTTTGGCAGAAGCAGATATTATGCGCACTGCTATGAAAAAACACGACAAAGATCAGATGGAGGCTTTTCGTGAGAAATTTGTTAAAGGATGTGTGGAAAATGGTTTGAAGAAAAAACATGGGAATAAGGTTTGGGATAAATTACTGGCATTTTTTGCTTATGGTTTCAATAGATGTATACACGCCTTTTCAGAAATAACTCTATCAAATGGTAAAAAAAGAAGAATATCTAGATTGTATAATGATTATCTAAAAGGGAAGGAAATAGTATTAAAAAGTTATGATATAGAAACTGGAAAAATTGTTGATAATGTAGTTGAAGAGATTGTATATACTGGTAAAAAGAATTTAGCTAAGTTTTTTCTACAAGATGGTAAGAATATACGGTTGACAAGTAGACACGGTATTGGCACTGATCGTGGTTTTCGATTGATGAAAGATATTATTAATACCGATCTGATTTGGATATTAAATGGAAGTGAGGCGCAACAAGTTGGCGTTGATGCTTATAATACTTTTTATGATGATAGATACAAAGAAGATACATATGATATTGTAATGGTAAATAAACCGCATAATTATTTCGCCAATGACATACTTGTTCATAACAGCCACAGCGCAAGCTATGCATTGATTGGATATCTTTGTCAATGGTTGAAAGTATATTATCCGCTTGAATATTGGTCTGCGACATTAGAGTACGCTGCAGACGACGAAAAGAAGTCTGAAAATATATGGACTTTTCGTAGTACTATTATTAAGTATGGATATCAATTTGAACGCCCACGTGCAAATCGCAGTGATTATCATTTCTCGATATCTAAGCGAGGCAGAATCATATGGCCAATCAGGGCTATCAAAGGCGTGGGTGTTAAAAGTGCGATTGCAATAGCTCAAGCTTGTAAGGAACATAAGCCAAAGACTCTTGTTGATTTTTATAATGTTGTACCGAAGAGGTCTGCTAATAAAAGAGTATTCAATAAACTTATCACATCTGGCGCATTCGATAATTTTGGTACACCATATGAGATTGCAAAAGAATATTATGAAGATATTCGCCGCGAGGAAATACCTAAAGAACTTAATGTGCCAAGTAAACGTAAAGCGTATTGGATGAAAATGCGCGAAAGTGTATTAGGTTATATGGAAAAATCTTTCCAACAACAGTTCTCTCACTGGTTCAGCAAGAGCATCACTCCAGTTTCTGAATTGGCCAATATACCAAGTGGTAAATATGTTATATCAGGTGGAAAAGTAAAGAGAAGTTTTCCTTATAATGCCAGAACAGGTTGGATGTTTTTTGTCACAGTATATGATTTGGACGGGGAGTTCTTGTTAATGATTACCCCTGAGTATTATAAGAGACACAAGAAAAAAGTGAAAGAAGGCGACATCATCGAAGTGCTTGGTAGATGTGGGAGATCAAAGCGAGGAGAAATACAGATTACTCTTGGCAAGGATAAGGCGTCACAGCTAGAAGTATATGACTTGTCTCATGAAATTTGAACTCCAACTTCATTAAAAATTTCTTAATATTTTTCTCTATGGTGGTATATATTATCGTACGCCGTCGGCAAACGGTTTGCCGCACTATAACAAGGAGTAAAAAGATGGCGAAGGACAAGAAAGAGAAGAAAAGCAAGAAGGAAAAGAAAGAGAAGAAGTCCAACAACAACGAGGCGACTGAAACTCAGGCTGCTGATGACGGCGAGGAGAAGAAGGCGAAGAAGTCCAAGAAGGACAAAAAGGACAAGAAATCAAAAAAGAAATCCAAAAGTTCGAATGGCGAACCACAGACATTCACGGTTGCGGATCTTGCCGACAAGGCGGATGTGGATATCCGTGATGCGAAATCTCTGTTCAACATTCTTGGCCGTACTCTCGAGAAGATGCCATTGGGTTCGAAAGTACGACTCAACAACATCTGCAACTTCGTGAAGATCGAGACCAAGCCACGGAAAAGTCGCAATCCACGTACCGGGGAACCAGTGGATGTTCCATCGAAGAGGAAGGTCAAGGCGAAGATTTCGAACAATCTGAAGAACCTCTGAGCACGTCTGACCTGCAGTGGCAAAAAAACGAAATCGGCTGAGGGAGCTTCTTCTCATCAAGGATCATCTCCTTGGTGAGAAGATTGTTCTCGATGTTTGGGATGATCTCAAGCTGAACGAAGACGAACCTGAAGTAATGATGCAGGATTGTCTTTTCGGGCACCAGTTGTCTGGGCATCTTGAGGCTGTGGCAGAGGCGCGATATGAACTTGGCAAGGTCGAGTTAGATCACGTCTATGCCGAGATGGACAATTTCGCGCGTGAGATGGAGGTCATGGCAAGACCAACAGATGCTAAGGTAAAAGCATGGATTCTACGTGAAGGAAAATATATAACCAAACGCAAAGAATTAATTGAATTAAAAATGAAGTATCAATTCTTGAAAGTATTAAGTAAATCATTCGTAATGAAGGCTGATTTCATTCGTACGAAAGTGGCAAGCAGACGCGCTGAGCTCGCGATGCCAGCGACTTCTGTTGAGACAGTGAAGAGAAAGAAAAAAAAGAAGAAGAAAAAATCGGAGGAATAAATGGCCGTCAAGACTGACCTGGCCAAGCTAGGTAAACGGGCCGCCGATCATAAAGCTGGTAGGGACAGATATGACGGCCCAGGCAATTTCATAGTTGAAGCAGATTCAAGCAGGTTCATCATTCTCTGCCCACCGCACGAAAACATGGGTGGTTATCCATTCGTCGAAAACATGTATCATCACCGTGATATACCACGGGATGCTAATGGTAGTTTCAACATCCGCTGTATGCGGAATAACTACAAAGATGATACTAATAAATGCGCACCTTGTACAAAGATGGTCAAATTCAGAAAGAAGCGCAAGGACAAGGGCGACAAATGGGATGAGAAAGCGCGCGAACACGCACCAAAGTTGAAGCCAATTGGGCAGGTGATCGACATTACCTGTATCATGCGTGCCAATGGCGAGATTAAGAAAAAAGTCAAGCCGTGTTTTGGCGCTTATGGCGACGAAGACGGTTGTGACAAGTGCTATATGCGCGACGCGTGTGAGGACCTCCCCAAGAAGTACTATTGCCCAGTGGGCGTGTGGGAGGAGCTGCTCGACCATTTCGAGGACGAGGGCGACATCACAGACTTGAGTAAGGCTATCCCAATTCGTATTAAGCGTAAGGGTTCTGGTCGCTACGATACGAAGTACAAGACCAAGGCCTTCCCAAAGTCGGCTATCGAGTTCCCATCCAAAGCCAGGAAGCGTATCGAGAAAGCGCTCTATGATCTAAGTACTCTGGATCCAAAACCAGAGGGTACGGCGGATGAGATAAAAGAAAAGTACAGAAAGTTCTTCTCACTGGAGGATATAGATACTGACACCAGTGGCGATGATGATGACGACGAGCCCAAGCGTCGTCCGCGGTCTGGTGGTAAGAAAAAATCTGCAAAGAAAAATAACAAAAAGAAGTCCAGTGAGAATACGGACAAAAAGAAACGCGGCGAGAAGCTCAGGAACAAGTTGAAGAAGAAAGCGAAGAAGGGCAAACTCGACCGTTAGTGGAATCAGTAAATGATTTGTCGAATCCCCCGTAGGAAGACAGAGCACACACAGAAAAAAAAGGTATCCAGAAATCAGTTGATTCGTTCGCTGAAGAAAATCGGATACAAAGATCTATCGGATCAATCGAGTTCTCTGCTTGTTCGGCGATGTCTTCCTACGGGGATTCCATGTCTCGACGTGCTCTCAGCCTGTGACGTGGATGGTGTCTACGGCTTACCATTTGGCCGTCAGATTGAATTCTCCGGGAAAGAAGATTCTGGTAAGACCAGCATCATGCTGGCCATAGCGGCCTCTGCACAGCGCCAGGGGTACATCGTGCTTTGGATAGAGACAGAGCAGACTTTGTCAAAGGAAAGAGCTCAGGTGCTGGGCGCTGACATCGATTACTTCCTGTTGGATGAGCCTGACTACCTGGAACAGGCCATATCTCGTGTCAAAAAAGCGGTGGAAAAATTACCACAATATGATGAGAAAGGATATTCGAAGAATAAAGGTCTTGTGATTTTTTGGGACAGCATTGCCGCTACTCCAACAAAGGCAGAGTATGCGCCCAAGAAAAAGAAAGACGTCGATGAGGAAAAAGACAGTGCGATGGCTGATTTCGCAAGGAAGATGTCTCGCTTTCAACGGCAAATGAAGAAGAAGATTGCGAAGCGCAATGTGATGATGATCTACGCTAATCAAATCAAAGAGAAGATTGGTGTTATGTTTGGCTCGAAGACCGCCACTTACGGTGGGAAGGCGCTGAAGTATCATTGTACATTGAGATTCGTGATCACATACACGGGAAAAATAAAAGGGAAAAATAACAAACCAGTCGGTATGACTATAAAAGTAGATAACATAAAGAATAAATGTCGTATGCCATTCAGAGGTTTTGAGGGCTTGGAATTCACCTTCGGCGGTGGATTCAATTATCCACAAGCTCTTTTGTATGCTTTGGAAACACTTGGGTATGCAAAGAAAGAAGGACCAAAATATTTTGTGTATCCATTGGGTCAAGAAGCATCTTATAAAAAATCTGAATTCGAGAAGTTAATAAAAAATAAACCTGTGATAGCAAGAAAACTCATGGAAGTTGTCAATGGTTCCTAAAGAGCGCATACTTCTCGCCTTGAATGAACATGTTACTGAAAGGTTGAGAGGGCAGGTGGATCACAATGTCTTACAGATGATTGAAGATTTGGTGAATAAAAGTACTGAAATAGTTTTATATAATATTATTAAAACGCACCCAGAGAATGAAATTGATATCGCATTAAGTAGGGTTTCTGGCAATGTGGAGAACTTTATTAGCCTTGTGGTATTGCAATTGATTGATTTTGGTAGTGGTAGGAACGAGGGCCCATTTATCAATATGTTCGATAGTCTCTTGCAGCAACAATGCGAACTGTCTTGAAGACCTGCAATGACCCATATTATTACCAGTGCCGACTGGCATTTACGTAATTCTGATTCCTATGGCGTCTTTGATCACGATGGTGTCAATGACTTTCTGACTTATCGCGTTTCCGCGGCGAGGCAAACAATTCAATCAGCGATAGACTGCGGTGGCCATTTGGTCATTGCTGGTGACATGTTAGATGATAAAGTGGTTGATTCTGTAACTATGTATCATGCTTCTGAACTTGTGCGTATGATGCAGGGCACCAGGTTGGCTGTGTTGTTGGAGGGCAACCATGGTTATGACAGTAAGAGTAATGCACATTCTTCAATTGCTCATTGGAAGCATTTGGCTAATAAAAATATAAAGATTATTACATATCCAAAAGTGATACATAAAGATAATATTAGTTATCATTGTATTCCAGCTGTAAATGCTCTTGAAATAAATTTTGCTAAGATTGTTGATAGTCTTTGGTGCCATAAGAAAAAAGGCAATGTCAATATACTTGTAATACATGGGCCTGTTATTGGAGCTAGATTTGATAGCGGTATTAAATCTAAAACCGGTATCAAAATGAAAGATATCCATAGGGCAAGTAAGAAATATAATTATATTGTATGTGGTGATTTTCATAGATATCAAATGTTATTTGATAATGTTTGGTATACAGGTTCTTTAATACAAACTTCATTGCGTGATAAAAATCAGGATAAAGGATATCAAATAATAGATTTAGATAATGATGAAGTTAAATTTGTGAAATTAAATGGTCCAGAGTTTATTGAATTAGACTGGGAGATTACAAAAAAGATTAGTCCTATTATTAGAAGGCCACATTTATATAAAGGAACATTAAAGAATAGTATTTGTGTCATACGTATATCAGGAACTTCATCAGAATTTAATACTGTATCAAATGAATTAGATTCAGTTAGAGAATCACTCATAGAAAATGGATCAATTCGAGTTTTTATAGATAAGCAGACTACGGAATCAAAGAGAAAAAAAGCTACCATTAGTATGAATATGGGATTTCAAGAAATGATTGAGTCATATGTGTCTTATAAGAAGCGTTCACTGCCAGCCAAAAAGAAGCAAGTCATAGAAAAAGGTTTGTTTTATATAAGGTGAAAAAGTGGAAAACAAAATCACGCTTAAGTTCGAGCCATATTTCATATCATCCGAAGAAGATCTTGATGAACATCTCAATTGGATACAAAGAGATGCTGTTATAAAAGGTGCTGATGGCAGTATAATTTTTCAACAAAAAGATGTTGAATTCCCTGATTTCTGGTCCGATACAGCTGTCAATATAGTATCTGATAAGTACTTCAGAGGTATTCTCGGTTCTGATGAACGAGAATATAGTTTGAAACAGTTGGTGAACCGTGTTGTCGATACAATTACTCAGTATGGTATTGAGTTAGGATATTTTGATGATGAGAACGCTAAAATATTTCAGTGTGATTTGAAGTTTCTTATTTATATGCAATATTACTCTTTCAATTCTCCAGTTTATTTCAATGTTGGTATTGATCCGAATCCACAAGTCGCCGCGTGTTTCATACTTGGCGTAGATGACCACATGCCATCCATTATGGAATTGGCACGCACAGAAGCTATGATTTTCAAGGGAGGTTCAGGCGCCGGTACTAATTTTTCCAAGCTCCGCAGCAAATACGAGCATCTATCAGGAGGAGGTAAAGCTAGTGGGCCTGTGTCTTTCATGCGTGGTTTGGATAGCTTCTCTGGCGTGATTAAGAGTGGTGGTAAAACTAGACGTGCTGCGAAGATGGCTATCCTTGACATAGACCATTTAGATATATTGGAATTTGTTGAATGCAAGCTGATAGAGGAAGGTAAGGCTTCTGCTCTTATTCAAGCAGGATACAGCCCACATTTCGAAGCAGATAACAATGCGTATTCTTCTGTTGCGTTTCAAAATGAGAATCACACCATTAGAGTATTTGATAAATTCATGCAAGCTGTAGAACAAGATGATGAATGGGATTTACGTTACGTAACAAATCAACAACGCAAATACGTTAAAGCGCGTGAAATATTCATGCGTATCTGTGAATGCGCACACCAATGCGGCGATCCTGGGTTGTTATTTTCTGATACAGCGAATCGATATCATACAACTCCAGCTTCTGGTAAAATTGTGGCTACTAATCCTTGTGGCGAATATATTGATATTGATGATTCCGCATGCAATTTAGGTTCATTCAATCTTATGCGTTTTGTACAACATCACGATAGTCATTTTTCATTTGATGTTGATGCATTTAAGGCGGCCGTTAGGATCGCAACGATAGCGCAGGAAATCATTATTGATAAAGCTAGTTATCCAACCGATAAGATCAAGCGTAATGCGGTTAATCATAGGCAATTAGGGCTTGGATATTCAAATCTAGGTACGTTGATTATGTATTGTGGTTATCCATACGACTCACGCGACGGACGTGCACTGGCTGCTTCTATTTCTGCCTTGTTGACCTCTTCTGTATATAACACTAGTTGTGATGTTGCTCTTGTGAAGGGTACGTTTAAAGAGTTTGATAAGAATAAGGATAAGATGCAGCAAGTTTTGTGGCGTCATGCTTCTAATGTGAAAGATATTGAGACAGATGTAGATGGTATTAAAGAGATCATAGATGCTGTTGAAGATACGTGGCAGTCTGTTACGGAGAAATATCAACATCATGGTATTCGCAATTCAAAAGCTACAGTGATAGCCCCAACAGGCACTATCGGGTTTATGATGGATTGCGATACGACTGGAGCTGAGCCAGAACTTTTTCTTGTAAAACACAAGACACTGGTAGGTGGTGGTAGTATTAAAATCGTTAATAGGTCTATAGGTCATGTGCTGGCTAATTTAGGATATGACCAAAAAACAATATCTAAGATTGCAAATTACATAACTGAGAATGAGACATTGGAACGATGTAAGTTAATCAAAAAAGAACATATTCCGATTTTTGATTGTGCTTTTGGCAGTAGTGAGAAAAGTAGAGTCATTGCCCCAGAAGGTCATGTCAGAATGTTGGCTGCTATTCAACCACATATATCTGGAGGTATTTCAAAGACAGTGAATCTTCCTGAAAAGGCTTCTGTGCAGGATGTATATAATATTTTTATGTTAGCGCACAAGCTTAAGCTAAAAGCTATTACAATTTATCGTAACAATTCGAAGGGCTCGCAACCGTTAAATGTGAAGAAAAATGATGATGATAAAAAGCCTAAGCAGGTAAAGAGAAAGATGGCTGCAGAGCGCAAGGCCTTAGCCCATGATTTTAATATTCAAGGCCATAAGATCTATCTTCATTGTGGACTTTTCCCAGATGGCACATTGGGTGAAATTTTCATTCGTGCGTCTAAAGAAGGTTCCACTATGACGGGGTTATTGGATTCAATTGCCGTTTTAACATCTACCTCATTACAATATGGTGTACCTCTCGAGGTGCTTTCAAAGAAGCTGGCATATACTACTTTTGAGCCACAGGGATTTACACCTAAGATGGGTTATGCTCGCAGTATAACAGATTATATTTTTCGTTATTTGCTCCAGAAATTCAGCGGTCACGTTTTGGATGGTGACACAGTGATTGAAGATGATGAAGAAGCTCCTGTGCCGCCACGTGCTTTGCTGGACACCCCTACATACGACGCTCCGCCGTGTCCCAACTGCGGTTCGATCATGGTCAGGAATGGTTCGTGTTTTAAGTGTGAGACATGTGGAGAGACTAGTGGGTGTTCATGATGTCTATACACACCGATAATCGCGCAGCTATGTTCAAAAGAGATACCAAAACTAAGTGGCAAACGCCACTTTGGTTTTTTCGTTTCTTTGATAATCAGTATCATTTTGAATGGGATATGGCTGCGTCTAAAAAGAATCGATTATGTAAGAAATACGTCAATCAGAAGATGGACGCCACGTCGTTTGATTGGCCATCTAACAGCAGTCTTTGGTGTAATCCACCATATGATAGTCGTCGTCTGCATTTGTGGTTTGAACGCGGGTGGGATGCGGCTAGACATGGTTCTACGGTCGTGTTCCTTGTGCATGCGCGTACAGATACTGTGTGGTATCACGAGTGGGCTATACGTGGTCATGTTGGTTTCGTACGAGGCAGGATGAAATTTCTGTACAAAGACAGAGAGACAGATGCTGCGCCATTTCCATCTTTAGTGGTGATATATGATCCAAAAGCTGTCGAAAATTATGAGAAGAGTGGTATAGATCTATTACATCATTTTGATGGCTTCTGTATCGATGGTCGTTTGGGGACAACTTGGAGGAAATTACCACGTTATCCTAGGGCAATTGTTAGATACCCAAGAAAAATAATAAGAACACCAAAACCAAAACATTGGAGTGGAAAGTGAATGATATATATAAAAAAGATTGGAGAAAACTAAAGATAGCATGCTTTGACACTGAAACAACCGGTACGAATATCAATGACGATAGAATAACAGAAATGGGTATAATTATATTTAAGAAGGGTGAACCAATAAAAAAATATTGTCGTTTGATCAATCCTAAGAAAAAAATTCATCCAAAAGCTGCGAAAGTAAGTGGTATCACAGATAGCGATGTGAAGGAGCAGCGTACTTTCAAACAACGTTTCAAAAAAATATATAAGCTTTTATATGGCGCAGATCTTTGGTGTGCATTCAACGATCAGTTCGATCGCGGTATCATGGCGGCTGAATTCAGACGTTGTGGTGAAGAATACGAGGATAAACCATGTATTGATCCAAGAATATGGGCAGACCACATGTGGCCAGGTCAGACAAACAATTTGGATTCTGTTTCTGCCAGATTGAGAGTGAATGTACCAAGAACAGTTACGGATGAATTGAAGATCAATGTTGCTCGCCATAGAGCTGATTACGATTCATTAGTGACAGGATATTGTCTTTTTGCAATGATGTCTGCTATGCCAAAAACTTTGAGACAGACGTTGTATGTACAAGATTACATTTATAGGAGATGGTTGACAAACGTATACAATAATAATCCAAGATTCGCTCGTAGTGTTGAACCAACTATGCCACCGGAACATGTCAGATAGAAACCGTGTTGTCTATGAGAAAAAAGAACGATGATTTGCAAAGCAATAAAATACCATCCACGTCCTCTCATTCAACGGTTTCCTAGACCGAAGCGTATACCGTATCCAAAAAAACCAATCCACCGAGGCGAATGCCGTGATGGCATACGTCCATGTCCTTTTGTTTCATGTAGGTATCATCTTTACGCAGATATAGTATCTGGTGTTTGGAAAGAATATTTTGAGGCTCCATGGCTTATGGAGGAGACGTGTGCTCTTGATTTGGCTGAAAGAGAACGTGGTATGAATCTTGATGACATTAGTTATTATTTTGATCTAACACGCGAGAGAATAAGGCAAATAATAGATAATTCTTTAAGAACCATCAGAACAAGAAAATTAGCTAGAGATAGGTCTATTCATGATAAAATTTCTATCGGTTGAGCTCTTTAACTTCGTTACACATAAACATACTTACATAGATATGGAAAGCGGTGGTAGCCTGTATATTTCAGGTTGGAACAAAGATGCTCATGCCATTGGAAGTAATGGCGCTGGTAAATCACTTATCTATGATGCTATTTATTGGTGTTTATACGATGTCACTGTACGTGGATTTGGTAAAGATGATGTTATAGGCAAGAATGAAGATTATACTTGGGTACAAACATGTTGGTTGGATGATGATGGTCGTAGTGTTGTTATTAGAAGATTTCGTAATCACCCAGAATACAAACATGATGTTCAATTGTTAATTGATGGTGAAGATGCAAGTAAGACTCGTAATATAAGTAAGCACGGTACTAACGCTCATATCGTGCGTATTTTCAAAATGGATAGGGTGGCGTTTCTGTATTCTGTAATTTTCAGTAAAAGTCGAGGGAGTATCTGTGAAGCCAAGGATGTGAAGAGGCGCGAATTACTATCACACATTATTGGCCTGGATATTACAGATGAAGGTTTGAAAGCGGCGCGTAAAGATCGCAAGGAACTTGATAAATATTTGAATACATTGAAAATAAAGCTGTCATCAGTTGAAACGGAATCTCATCAATTTGAGAAACGACTTCATGATGCGCAGGAACAATTGATTGAGGAGGAGCGTAGGATTGAGGAAAGAAAAGCCAAAATTGCTAGTGAAAATAAAGATATCAAGGAAAAAGAAAAAGAACTAAAAGAAAAACGTAAGAAAATAAAAGACAAGATTAAGTCCATTGAAGGTAAACTTGTTGAACAGATAAATATTGATAAAGAAATTACATCTATTGAAAATAATATTGATATGGTTAATGAAAAAGTATCCAAATATAAAGTTGATTTGGATTATAAAGTTCAAGTTGAAGATAAAGCACAGCGTGCAATGACGGCGTGTAGAGAGAAGTCAGGTTCTGTCTGCCCGACATGCGAGCAAGTAATACCCGGCAACCATGTACGACGTCAGCTGTTCAATCTCAAAAAACTTAGAGATAAAGCGCGTGCTGAGAAAAAGTATTGTGCCAAGAAATATCAGAAATGGGAAAAGAGACGCACACAACTTGTCAAGGAAAAAAATGCACTCAAGTTGTCTGTTGATAAGAAATTGGAACGTCAATATTTCAAACTCGAATCGCAGTTGAAGTATATCAAACGTGATTTGAAACATATTGTATTTGTTGATGAAAATAGTATTGAAGACAACAGTGACGCTTTGCGTCAAAAGGTGCGTTCTCTAAACGATGAACATCAGGACTCATTGAATAGGAAAAATCTTTTGGAGTCACAGATCAAAACTGTTGAACAGAAGCTTGCAATAGCTGAATTTTGGGTTGTAGGTTTTGGGTCAAAAGGTTTAAAAAACTTTGTGATCAACGGTATATTAGGATTACTGGAACAGAGGACAAACGAGTACCTCAGTGAACTGACTGACGGTTATATGCGTGTGTCTTGGGAGAGTGAAAAACAATCAAAAAAGACAAAGAAATCTATGGATAAACTTATGTTAAATGTGAAGACAGGTAATAGAGGATATAGAGAATATCATTGGTGTAGTGAAGGGGAAAGATCCAGAGTTTGGTTGTCAACAGAGTTGGCATTAAATGAAATCAAAAGAACAACTGTTGATATAGGTCTGATAGATGAATGTCTTGATGGTTTGGATTCACAAGGCATTGTAAAGGCTGTCGAGTTAATAAGTGGCGAGAGTACGAAGAGAAAAATGATATGTATTTCACACAGAGAAGGTGTTGAAAAACATTTCAGAAATAAAAAAGTAGTTATCATGCACAAGGGAACGTCAACGCTGCGCGCAGCATAGGGAGTAGAGATGAAAGACCCAGCAGAATTGATGAAGTTGGTGAATTTCCAGAACATGAAGATCCGCGAGCTCGGCCTCAAGATCAACGAACTTGAGGGACAGGCGATTCACTTGTACCAGAACTTCGATGCTTTGGCCCAGTTCTTGATCTACATGATTCAAAAGTTCGGAGAAGATCAAAGCGGTACTTGTTCGGTTGGCATTCCACTGGAAAGCCTGCGCTCGGTACCACCTGGAAGTTGGGTTAAGACAGAGAACATCGAGGACATGAAGATCTTGACCGTGATGGAACATGATACGATGGAGGAGATTATGGGTCAGGGCGGCGGTGGTCCAGTGCCATTGGCCGGTGCCACACCACCGGGACGGACAACACCTCCAGGACGTCCACAGCCTATGGCTGCCCCACCACCGCCGCCCCGCCCACCACGTCATTGCGCGCCACCACCGCCTTCAGCGAAGATGGATATGGATGACGCCCCCACGTCAAAGCCATCAGTGCATGAGGTGACTTTGTCATCCCAGTCCGTGGTTCCGCAGGATAGCAACCCGGCGCCCAGCACTGATGGTGAATGACATGCCGATCTACGACTATTATTGTGAGAAATGCCATCAGAGGTTCGAGGACTGGCATACACGGATGGATGACGATCCGGAGCCATGCCCAACGTGCGGAGCTCTCTCGCCGCGTGTGAGGCATACAAGCCAGAATCTGAAGAAGGTTGAATACGTACCTCCTCCGCGTGCGAAACGCAGATTTGGTGAACATCGGGCCTGGCACCATAAGCGTCCTAGGTGGGTCTGATGGCGAAGAAACCGATTCCAGTCCAAGAACAGCGTCGTTTATTGGTCGAGAACATGAGATATTTACATCATGTTTTCACCAGTTACGATAAACAATGGGTGATGGGAATCGATCCATCGTTGAATCATACAGCTGTAGCAGTGCAAAAAATACGGAAAAAGCGTGTCAAAGTATCCAGTTCACCAGCTACAATACGAGATTCAAAGCAGAAAAAAACCGCTACACATCGAATCGCGCTTACCCGTCATTTCCTGATAAACCAGGTTCAAAAATACCCACCATTATTGATTGCGGTTGAAGGCTATGCCTACGGCCGCGCCATGAATCGTGAGCTGCTTGGAGAAGTCGGAGGTATGATTCGTCTGAATGTGTTTTGGGATCATCCAGATGAAGTTGGGCCGGTATTGATTGTTGGTGCCACGCAATTGAAAAAATTCATTTTGGGTTCAGGAACAGTAGGAGGTGGTAAAAAGACAAAACAATTAATAATTATGAATGTGTTTAAGAAATGGGGTATTGAAGTAGCTGATGATAATGAAGCTGATGCTATAGTGTTGGTTAGGATGGCAAAAGAATTCGTGAAATTTGTTTTAAAATTACATGATAAAATTCCGTCTGATGAAAAAGGATTACGTAATTTTGTAAATAATGGATGGGAAGAATATGGATATAAAAAATATATATGGGAAATATTTTGTTCGTTTGTGATCAATAAAGGTAATAACCAGCTCTTTGATTTTTGTAGTGAAGGCAAACTATGAAAATTAAGAGAAGGCCTAGAAAAATTTATAGAATTCCAAAAGAATCTTTGAAAAAAGGATGTGTTCTTGAGAGTAAATACTTTCCATATAAGTTGTTAATGTATATTATCAAATGGGGTATACCATATAATTTATATTCCAATAACAAAATGTATTATTTGAATATATTGGGTAAGGCGAAATACAAAAGAGAGAAACATTTTAATAGAAAGCCAAGAAGTTATTCTTCATGCGAGCCAATTTATAATAACGGCGTTAAACCTAAAGACAAAGACCCAGTTTTATATAAACAATATAAACAATTGAGAGAATGTTTTATTAATAAGGGTAGGCCATTACATGTTTACTGTGAATATGACATGCATCAGGTATCTTTGGAAACTTGTTTTTGCAGGTGTGATAAAGAATGTTCTTCGCTGCGGCCTCGCTGGTTGGTTGGGGAAGATGATGGTTTGTACAGTTATATGAATGATTTTATGAAATTGCAGAGGTTGGTCAATTTGTTGTACGGCACCGTTAGAAAACGTGACATAGAACCAACCAATCAATGAAGAGTGAGCGTGAAAATTTTACCGAAGGTGAAAGGGATATGTGTCGTTATTTATTGGCGGTTGCAATCAAAGATGCTGTCACCAATAGTAACAAACAATATGATATGAAGTGTAAACGTGATGCAGTAAGATGGTTAAAATCTGATAATGAAATGGGGTTCTCATTTATAAATGTTGTGTCTTTCTTATTTGGGGATCAATTAGATTATTCTTGTTTGAGGAAAAGGATATTAGAACTAATTGAAGAAAAATCAGTCACAGCAGATGACGCCAACATTGAAAGATTAATAGATGCATGAAATACCAAGACAATCCATTTGTAACATGTGCCGCCTGTGGAAAACCAGGAGGCAAGTGGTCGTGTCTGACGGCGGGATCCGTGAATGCCGAGTGGTGGTTGTTGGTGAGGCACCTGGTGCTGAAGAAGACAAGAAAGGCAAACCTTTCGTCGGTAAGAGCGGTAGCTTACTTCGAAGTGCTATTCAGGAATCTGTCGGGATCGTATTAGGTACAGATGCGGTCGTTCTCAATACTGTCAGCTGTAGACCACCCAATAATAGAGACCCCAAGGATGATGAGAAAGACGCATGTTTGAATTGGTTGCGTCTCAATATACGCAGGATCAAACCGAGGATAGTATTATCTGTTGGCAAACATGCGGCGGCTGTATTCACCCCTGAGAGAGATAGAGGTTTATTTTTCAGTAAGCGATACTTATATGAGATGTGGCGCGAATATGGATTCATTATGATGCATGTGTGGCACCCTGGTTATGTTCTAAGAAATCGAACAAGTATGAATGAATGGTGTAGGCATTTGAAACTTTTCGGCGAAAGATTGTTGGAGTTGTCATGATAATAAAATATGAATCTATATCTTGCCCAAAGTGTGGTTCTTATATATGTCAAAGTGTTGTAGTTAATACATTGTTTTATGACTCAGGACCGGAATGTGTTCATGTTGGTTATTGTATATTTTGCAGACATTATTATGAAATAGATCCTATTGGCGAACGTCTAGTTGATATGGGTTCAGTCAGTATAGCAAGGTGAACTAATGCCAAAGACAAATATGAAACGTATGCGGCGTCGTATTAAACGCCATCGTAAAGAAAAAGAAGAATATGGAGGTCCTTTGATCGTTGTTGATGACGGCAATGATGTGAGATTCAATATTGGCAGTGGCAGGCTTGCTCCATGGAAAGGAGCATTGACTTCTGAGATGGCAACAGATCATGATGGTCGTGGTATTTTGAGGTGGATTATTGAAAAGAGTGATTTTGATGAGACTGCTAAAGAGATAATTACAGAGCAATTGGATTCGGTTTGGTTCTAATATGAACAACGCAACCAGATATATATTAAGTTGTATTTTGCCAAGAACCCCTTCTTACATAGGTGGTAACTTTGCTATGACTACAAATGGTGCGTCAGAACCAGGGCCAATGGTTCGTTGCATAGATTGCGTTGAACGTAAGAAATGTAAACGTATATCTAGAAATGTTAATAAATATAAGAAAAGAGAATGTAGATATTTTGTAATAGATTTAGTGAAACAATCTAATTATTATGCAAATAAAAAATGATATACGATACACAATTACTTGAATATACAATTTATTCACATATAATAATCTTTATTAGTAAGAGGAGGTTGCTATGACCAGAATTCTTGGTTTGTTGTTGGTTTTTGTCGGTCTTTTGTTAGGTTGTCCGAAGAAAAGTGCCGTGAAACCGGCGGATGAAGAGCCGCAGCTCAAGGTGGATGGCGGGAAAGTTGAATCTCCACAGAAAGCGGAGATCGCGAAGGAAGATGCGGGGAAGAAATAGCAGGGGTGGGAGGGTTCGAACCCCCGGCCCCCAGGACCAAAACCTGGTGTTCTACCAACTGAACTACACCCCTATCTGTTATCACCACTTCCATTTAGTGCATCTCGTTGTTTTCTAGATGCTAATTTTTGTAGATTTTCAAATGCAACTCCTTCCATGTCTAAACCGAGCTCAGTACACATAGCAGCTATGTACCAAAGAACGTCACCAAGTTCTTTGCTTATTTCTCTTATTTTATCAGGAGTCATTATTCCATTGTTGTCACGTAATACTTTCTTTACTTTCTCGGCTACTTCTCCGGCTTCTCCCGTAAGACCAAGAACAGGATAAATATAGTTATTATAACGATTTGGATATTTGGCTGTTTCGAATGCACCTTCTTGATAATCGCGAAAACTTAGCATGTTTTATCTCCTTATGTGAATGGCGGAAGGGGAGGGATTCGAACCCCCGGAGCTTTTACACCCTCTTGTTTTCAAGACAAGTACCATAAGCCGCTCGGTCACCCTTCCACAAGAACAAGACGGAAGGTAGAGGATTCGAACCTCTGGAGCTGTTACACCCTCACGCTCTCCAAGCGCGCGCCTTAAACCGCTCGGCCAACCTTCCAAGATGATCGGAAGAGAGAGGATTCGAACCTCTGAGGCTGTTACACCCACTTGTTTTCGAGACAAGCGCCTTCAACCACTCGGCCACTCTTCCATGGCGGAAGGTAGAGGATTCGAACCTCTGGAGCTGTTACACCCGCTGGTTTAGCAAACCAGTGCCTTCAACCTCTCGGCCAACCTTCCCTTGTATTATATTTGTGAGATTTTCTAATTCTTTGATTGTGAAATCAATTATATCTACCATTTCTTGTTGTGTTTTGCCAAGGCACAGCTGCCTAGTGAAACATTCGATCATAATTTTTGCTTGTTTGGTCCCCATAGTTTGCCCCTGGAAGGATTCGAACCTTCACTGCGCGGTGCTTGAAACCGCTGTCTCTACCAAGTTGGACTACAGGGGCATGATAACAAAAACAGCTTGACAATATCAGTGACTCAGTTATTATGGCGGCTTCGAAACACCGTAACCATCTTCTGCAGGCGCCCTGGAGAAACGTGGTTACGGTGTTTTGCTTTGCCCACCCTGAGATTCGAACTCAGACTTTCACGGACCTGAACCGTGTCCCTCTACCAAGTTGGGGTAGGTGGGCTGGGGAAGGTACTGGTCGGATTCTCACCGGCGGTCCACCGATAGGGCCATGGTGGTCACTCACCCAGTGCGTTACCGGGAGTTGCTTATTCTGGCCCATAGCGCGACCCGTCGCGCACGCAGTACCACAGGAAATGCAGCAGCGGGACACCCCGGCGTCAGGATCTTGAGGCATCGGAACCGGGTCTAACATCCTCAAGTCTGTGTCCAGGCCACCTCGACCTCTCGACTGCTGCGATGTGCGGGGGAGGATTCGAACCTCCATGTTTAGCCTGAGGCGGCAGGTTTACAGCCTGCTGGTTTCACCGTTCACCCACCCGCACATAAATCAATACTCGTGCAGGGATTCGAACCCCGAACATCCTGGTCCTAAGCCAGGCGCCTCTGCCGTTGGGCTACACGAGCAAATGAGGTAATGAAATGTCGAAAGGAGGTAAAAAATCAGGTACTGGCAGGATTTTGGCTACCTGCGGTATGGTCTCTTGACCCTGCTTTGTGGCAGTCGACACCCGTGCCGATCCGCAGTACCTTTCTAGAACTTCTTCCCTCTACGCGCTTGGTGCTTTTGCCAACGTTTCCTCTGGCGCTCGAGGAAATCGTTTTTCAATGGCGCGAGCTCCTCCAGCACGATGTGGGAAGAGGTTTGGCTATCTTCAGAAAAAACCAACACCGTATCTTGATTTATATACGTTGTTGATTCTTTACACCACATACATTCTTGTACCCTTATTCTCTGGTATTCGTCAATATAAACATTAAGCTGTGCGCCACAAACATTGCAATAATATTGTTTTGGTTCAATAGCTATCATTTCTTTTTCTCAATCTTTTTCATGACTTTCGCCATTCTTTTCTCTTGACCGTGAAAACATTTCATGATCTTTTTTAGTGCCTTTTTTGGGTTGTGGTGCATTATCTTACAATGTGTGCTTTGTTCTTCAGCTACCCATTTTTGATCTTTTTCGTGCCAGAAGACAGAGAATTGGTAGTTTTTTAAGAGAGGATATTTCACTACACAGGCTCCACATCCCAAGCGACCATACAAGAGCCAGTGAGAGGAATCGAACCCCCAACATCTTCATTACAAGTGAAGCGCTCTACCGATTGAGCTACACTGGCATACTCAAAATCACCACGTTCGATCGCCTCGAGATGTTTGATTGAAGGACGGCATTGGTTCAATGATTTGTTGTTGTTCAATACACTCGTTGCAATCTTCGAGATAATATCCGGATCCGTCCAATATGACTGGCCTTTTTTCAATCTCAATTTCCGCACATGGTAACGGACAGCAGATTCTGACAGCTCTGTGACTCTGCAGATTTCTTTGACGGTAATTGTACCTGATTTCCAGATTATACCCATTGCTCTGCATTTTATTTCGATTGCTTTTCTGCTTCTTCCAAGGCGTTTGGATGCATATTTCAATGGCATTCTTCCGGCGAGAAAAAGTAGTAAATCTTCTTCTTTTTTTGTCCATGGTTTTACCTTAATGCCATGTCTTGATGGCATTATTTGTGCTTTCAAACCAAGTTTTTGAAGTTTGGTCCCAACAGCATTAATAGATCTATTCAGTTTTTCTGATATTTGTTTTTTTGTATGTGTTGGTAGAAGTTTTTTTAGTTGTTGAATTTCTTCATCAGACCACGGTGGATTATGTTTTAATTTTGCTATACCAAGTTGATTGACTTTGTTTTGTATTACTTTATGGCTTCTATCTAAAGCTTCTGCAATTTCTTTTATTGATCTACGACCATGCCAATATCGTATGTAGTCGTATTCTTCTTCAGTGAATCTTCTTGAATTATCACCCATGATTATTCTTCACATTCATCGCAGATTTTTATATCTTTTTTAGCTTCTTTTTTTGTTAATTTATCACCGCAATATAAACAACATTTTGGATGTGGTCTATTGTAATCTTTTTTCTTTGTTTTCTTTTCCATTATTTTACTCGCAGTCCCAACCCGCCCCCTACTACAACTTCAGGGGCGGGTTGGAATGTGCCCACGGAGGGGAAGGCACACATGCAGTATAACCGAGTCTCGTCTCATACAAAATGATCCGGGTAGAAGGACTCGAACCTCCGACTTCCTGGTCCCAGGCCAGGAGCGCTACCAATCTGCGCCATACCCGGTCGATGTCCGTCCTGGGATTCGAACCCAGACTGGCAGCGCCCTCAACGCTGTTCCTCTACCTTGTTGGGATAGACGGACTAGAATGCCAGAGTTGGTGGTGTTCCATTGGTGAAGTACTCATACCATTCTTCTAACCAATCTCTTCTCACATCATCTGGCTCAATTAATCTCCATGGTTTATTGCCTGTTTCTGGTTCTGGTGGCATTAACTTACAACAGAACACAGGGCAATATCTGCATATTGCTGATTGTCCATATTCATTAATCTCATGTATATATAAACAATCTTCCGGACAATTATCAGGAAATTCTAATCCTTGAATATGCATTGTTATTCCTTTGGTCTTGGATATCTTTGTATTGATACACTTGCTTTTCTTCTTGTCTCATGTTCATAACATTTGATGCAGATGCTGTGAGGCCAGTCGCCAACTCGTCTGAGTAGTGATACGAGACATGCGATTTCGGCTTTGGCGTTGTACGGTAGTAATATGTTTGGAGGCTTCTTGATGGTTATGGCTTTGCCAGTACTGCCGATGATTAGCAGCCCCCAGTTATCTGGGACTTCATGTTTTTCAATGATCCCCGCTGGTGCACAGTAGTAGCGGATTCTACCCATCCCCATCTCAGTCTTCTTCCTAAAGCTCTTTTTTTTGTCCTTTAGGAAATCAGATCTTGAGATCTTGCATTCAATAACTACGCTCACATTGCTACCAAATGCAAGTACGTCTGGTGACTCACGTGTCGTGCTAACAATTTCTGTTATCACAACTGGATATTTTTTCTTGGCCCAGCGTGCAGCTTTTGCGATGACTTGTTCATGTGTGTAAGTGTACATGTATGTATATACCACAACGCTGAATTTTTTATTGAGTTTTTGGTCTTGGATATCTTTTTATTGGCCTGGGGTATCTTTTTATTTTTGCATTAAGTTCTTTTTTCTTACCGCCATTCCATAATTTGTTTTGACAAATATATCCTATAGTAGACAAATGCACTCCATATATTGATGCAATGTATTTTAATGTATTACCATGTGTACGTAGTGTCTTAATCTCTTCAACGTCTTGTTCAGATAATTTAGCACTTGGATTTTTAGAACCCACTAATGAACGTTGATCAAGTATCATGTCATTCATATTATCTTGATGTGTGCCGATGATTAAATGTTTTGGGTTACAGCACAATGTATTATTGCATGTGTGTCGCACACACATACCACTTGGGATTGGTCCATTGACATCTTCATACACAAGTCTGTGGGCCCTATACCATTTGCGATGTTTTTTTGAATAGTATACTTTGAACTCACCATAGTAGTTGTTAGTGCGACCCGATCTGGACTTCGCACCAGTCCATAACCAACATTCGTTAGGACCGCGCTGTTCTATCTTCTCCCATATGCGTTTGTGTATCTCTTTGTCGATCATTGTTGACTCTTTCTACTTGTTGGTATCAATCTAATATACCACTAAAGTAAAAAGAATTCTTATACTTATGGGAGTTGAACTTCCGAGTCGAACCCGTTGCCACGGGAGGGATTCGAACCCTCACTTATGCGATTTTAAGTCGCATGCCTCTACCAGTTGGGCTACTGTGGCGTGAATCGGGAGAGGTGGAATCGAACCACCGACCTGGGAGCTCCATATGCTGAAGTGGCGTCTTAGTTCCATGTGTGAGGCACGAGCGTTAGTTTAGACGTCACTTACATCCCCGCTCTACCACTGAGCTATCTCCCGAAAGGTGGACGGGCTAGGATTCGAACCTAGAAAAACTATGCTGAAACAACTTCTGAGTTCTCAATCGTATTGAGTGATGAAAGAAATTGTTGTTGCTTGCGTTGCTAGCTCTATAGGCTAGTGCCTTACCATTTGGCTACCCGTCCATGGTGGGGGCAATAGGACTCGAACCTATAGCCATCTGCTTGTAAGGCAGACACTCTGCGCAATTGAGTTATGCCCCCATGGGTTGTGGACCAGGGCGGAATTGAACCGCCGACTCGAGGCTCTTCAGGCCCCAGCTCTACCTACTGAGCTACCGGTCCACAAGATTCGTATTCAGTTTTCAAAGACTAAACATCAACGGATTGCCGAAGATGTTTTGGCGGGCCCAACGGGATTCGAACCCGTGTTACCGGCGTGACAGGCCAGCGTGCTAACCTGGCTACACTATGAGCCCATACCTACAGAATTCTGAGTTCCTTCCTACGAACCCATTGTTCTGTTCCATCCTTCCATCGAACCTTTACTGACTGCATCTTAGTAGTGCCTTTTCCATCTAGTACTCGACCGGTCTTACCGTTCTTACGGTGCTCTACAATAGTCGAGCCGTGAGTCAGCCAGTGATATCTTCTTTTCCCATCACTCATGGCGTATGTCTTCTGACATCTTCTCTTCGTCTTTTTTTCTCTTCGCTCGTACCATGTGTTCGGGGATCGCTATCATCGACACACTGATCTGTGGCCCTTTCTCTCCGAACTTCCAAATCTCGTTCTGGATGATGGTATGTAGCCGTCCGATCTCTTTCGGCGTAAACCATTCACAGTCCTGAGTTTCGGCACAGAAATGCACACGATGGTATAACGGCTCGTCTCTTTTTATGTTTTTCCCAATACCCACCACATCTCCTTTCAGAAGTACGGCGGGGTACTTCTGAAATTTTCAATCCACCCAGGCCACACCTTCCATGCGGCCCTCGTTGGACTCGGTATTGCGAATCACCTTGCGCCAGCTCTTGAACGACACCGTCTTGTGCTCCGGGTGCCGCACCTTCCCGCGCACGAAGATCTCCCGCCCCCTGATCGAGTAGCCATGCTCGAGGCGCACTCCATCAGCGACGATCAGCTCTTCTGCCACGTGCTGGTTCCCACCACCTCCACGTCTTCCTCGCCTGGCTGCGGCGATGTCGACTTTCCTTTGCACCAGGCCTTTGCCTACCGCTTCGTCGATATTGGCCTGCTCGTTGGCGTCCACGTTGAGGAAGAACCATTCTCCCTGGCGGATGGTACGCCCCATCTGCTTGCCTTCGTACAGCCACACGGTCGGAGCCTTGAGTCTGTCGTGGGCCCGCTGGACCGTTGGTGCCGCTTCTGGCAGCTGGGCGATGAACAATTGTCTTTCGTCCACACCCAACAGAAAGTGGCGTTTGTTGCTCGATGTGCGCCGACGGACAACCACACGCCCCTTCTTCAGACGGCGCACGATGTCTCGCTGTGGCACTTCACGCGCGACGTACTGGCCCACCTCCTCGGTGAATTCCCGGGCCTTTTCGTGGACCATCAACACCAGTTGACTGAGTTTTTTGTCGGTGTTGATCACCTGGATGTTCACCTCTTCGCCAGGCCAGATCCTGAAGTATTCGCTGCGCCAGTTGCCCTTGATCTTGCGCTGGATGTCCATGCCGAACACAGCGCGGTTGACACCTCGGCCACCGACAGGATTGTCTGTGATTTCCAACTTGAGACCGGCCTTCGCGAATTGCGAGACCAGCGACTCGCACATGATTCTGAACTGACCCTTCATCAACATCTTGTGTCCTTTTGACGAGCGGCTAAGGAATCGAACCCTACAGACGGTCGGGTTTGGAGCCCAACCCGCTTACCCAGAGCGCCGCCCAATGGCTCCAGGGGTGGGGCTCGAACCCACGGCCAGCGACTTAACAGGCCGCCGCTCTACCAGCTGAGCTACCCTGGAACAGGCGCAGCTCTTACCAATTGAACGGGCTACTAAGTCGATCTGACCCGGACAATAAGTCCGAATATGGCAGAGAAAAGGAGGTTGTGGTTTGGACCATGAACGTGACGCTGGTTGTAGTTTTCATGGCATCCTCCTGTGGGATCATTCGATCCTATCACCCACCATCGGCAAAGCACAACTCAAAATATAATTATTTTCTAATTATTTTTGGCGATGGGGTTGGGGATAATGATTGTTGATTGGACTCTTCTTCAAGTTCTTGAGTACATTGCTCACAAACAACTATATGCATACCATCATAAGGCATGAATTTATATGGAGGATTTCCGCATAATTCGCACGGCACTGCGCATTCAACATTTATTTTGTCTGTTGCCATGGTTTCCCCTCATCAAGAACATGTTGTTGTATTTCCTTGAACGTGACTTGTGGTTTTTCACCGGATTTAAACATAGTAGATGTCGGAGTTGGTTTTGTTATAGTAACTAGTTTTTTATCATGTGATGATTCTTCAGCTACGCATTGGCTATCCTGGCATTCGTGCATTACGGGACAGTCGCTATCCGATTGACATTCTCCCATGAATGCTCTGATTGCATCAGGTTCATCAGCTGCTGACACCGGCATCATAGGTGCCGCTGTATTCATTTGAAGTTTTATTTCATACATTAGATCTTTTAGTTCATCATGTTTTTCATTTAGTTTAGATATTTCTTGTGTTGAATAATTAAATAAACTATGAAGCATTAATTCATTTTTACTGTCACTTTTGATTGCAGCTATTAATGCAGCTATTGCTGTAATCAATGCTGGTATAGATACTAGAATATTTTTTGAGCCGCTGACTTTTTTCTCCTTATCAGACATATCATCCCTCCTTGTGCTGATTTAATCGTTATAGTATCACAATAAGTAATCAGTACCAGGAGTAACGCGTCCGGCAGGATTCGAACCCGCGTAGTTCTGATTAGAAGTCAGATGCCTGATCCCCTAGGCTACGGACGCGAAAGAAGTGGTGATAGCCGCCCACATCACTATCACCCGCACAAGCCCCAACCGAACCAAATGCTTGCACATCCCTGTAACACGCCCGGCAGGATTCGAACCTGCGACCTCCTGGCCCGCAACCAGGCACGCTATCCAACTGCGCTACGAGCGCTCGTCTTCGTCGATGAAGACTGTATTTTTTGGAAGTTTTTTTAGACTGAATGGTAACTCTTGATGATAATCCTCTGGTGGGAAAATACCCACAGGTATAAGAGTTTGTGTTGTAGCTGTCATCACTTCGTGGTCACCATACCCATCTTCGATGAGTTCAGTGATTCTTTGGTGTAGTTCCGATAGTGTCATTTTACGCACCTGCTGAGCACAGAGACACATAAGGGTAGCCTTGCCGTTCCTTATACAGAATTTGCCCAGCCAGTTGTTGGTTGGCTACAGTCGCCACACTCATCTTGGGCAGTCTGCTGTCGGCTGCACCTTCTGACAGCAGCGGCTGTTGTGTCACGTGTTCGATCGTTTTTTCGCTCAGCAGTTTGACCTGCGCATTGGCGTTTTTCAGTGCGCGGTGAATACCAGCCAGCGATTTGACCTCCACGCTCATGGGCACAAAGAATTTTGACGCTTGCCTGTGCCGCTTTTGATACTGAATTGCGAGTGAGCCGTAGCAGACTCTTATCAGTGGTTCCCACACACGTTCCCAGAACGCCATGTTTGGAGCGCGTTCGACACCAACCACGTTTTCTCCCAGCAAGATGATGGCACCAATTTGTTTTGGCACCAACTCAAACTCAGCTACGAACTCATCCAGCTGCTTTTCAAAGTGCTTCAAGAAGTAAGTGAGGTGGCCACCAGTATGTGGCACTCCACTTTCTTTGTTCAGACTTCTGATGTGCGGCCAGATCTTGTCATAACCTTGTCTGTGTCTCATACTGAGAGCATGAGATCGTATTGATGCTGGCAATACCAACATGGTGATCGCTTTCTGGTCTCTGATGTAACCACCTTGGCTGTCCTCGATGCACATGGCTGTCTCGATGGACTTGCGGCCGTTTGCTTTGACCAAAAACGCGCTTGGCACAGCGTGGTCTTGTGCACGTTCTCTTGTCACCCAACCAGCACCTGTCGGTACGATGCTTGGTCGTGTGCTGTCTGTATTGCGCACTTGAACCGTACCATAGTTCGATGTTTCCACATGGAAGTCTGGTGGTGCGAAGTCGTCATCTTGCGCGTCGCCCTCGTCGATGAGCGGGATGACAGACATGTGGCCCACGGTTTGGGTTCTGCCACGTCCCATTCCTCTGAGGATTTCTTCGACTGTGAGGTTGCGTGTCATGACAGTGCCTTTCTCGTCTCAACTGACCCCAGGGCCAGACGTAGTAGGGCGTTGATTCCATTCACTGGCTCTGCCTCGATCATCCCTCGGATGAAGGTGGCTGTGAGCTGCCCAGGTTGCTGCACTGGCATTGTTGGTACACCGTCGTTGGGCGCCAGCTCACGTGCACCTTTCGACTCGGCAGCGAACACCGGGTTTAAATGATACACAGGCGTATCAATACCGATCTCCCGCACGTGGTGCATGACCTCAGCGAAGCGCCCGGCTGGTGCATTCTCGTATCCGTCGCTGATCACGAACACAGCCTCGGGTTCGTCGTTCAGCGCCTCCACCAAGCTGTCAGCAATGGCTGTGTCACCCATCGGACGGACGAGACCATCGCCAGCTTCGATGTCTGTACCACTGACATGGTACTCCTGACTCTCATCACCGGTGTGCAACAGGGTGTCGCGCATGGCCAAGGCCACCGCCAGGGGTCGCAGTGGTTGGCTGCGGTGACCAGCCATCGATTGTGACGCGTCCACGATGACGGCCACCGATTTGTAGCGCGTTGGGAACATCGCTGCGGTCTCCTTCGCCTTCTCGTCCAAGGCGTTCGCAATCTCTTGCGTCAGCCCACACTCGAACGCGTAGAGGTATAGGCGCACAGCGTCGTACTTCGTCGGGTCCATGTCGACTTCGACGTTTGCGCGCTTTGCTCTTTTCTGTACTGCCATCTTCTGGTGGCCGGTGAGCTTGCCGCCCTTGGCCACAAGTTTCAGCACATCCTCCTTCTTCGTGTCGGGGTGGTATGTGCTTCTCAGGCCCTCCAGGACCTCCAGAGGAAGTTTAGAGCCAGCCTTGATATCTTCCTTCGCTTTTTCAAACGAAACGAAGAGAGGCAGGCTCAGGCGTTCACGCACGTCCAGGATGAAGCCCACGCACTCGAGCACTTCCTTGTATCTGTTCAGCTGGCAGTGCTTCCGGATGTTCTGCTCGAGAATCGTTAGCTCCTTCTTCTTTCGGTAACGCCCACCCTTCTTCAGGATCGATCCGATGATTGATGTTAGCCGTAGGCCCCAGGCGTGGGTCAGTGCCGCCCGCATTTTTGTCCTGTACTTCACCGACCAGAGTTGCAGTCTCGGGCTCGAGAGCAGCGTGCGCAGGATCAGTTTTCTTGTCCTGGCGTTGTTCGCCTTCTTCAGACCCAGGGATGCATCACCCACCCGCAGTCCATCGATCAGCTTCAACATGCGCTGTGGTGGCAGAGCTTGGAACAGGTGGTACAGCACCATGCGTTCTTGTCCCGGCTCGAGGAACGCTTGTTCCACGCCGTTCCGGGGGAATGACAGCAGCTTCTTCATACCGATCTGCACGCTGCGGTCGGTCAACCCTGGCAGCGTCAACAGCACGGCGTATACGTCCCTCTCCAGGCCAAAGAGTTCGTCGTGCACACGCAGTTCGGCAGCCTGTTGTTCGGCGCGCGTGTTGTAGTGCGTCGCGCGCCCCATGGAGCTGACAGCTGTGTCCAGGAATGAGCAGACGGATTTGCTCATCTTCTTCACAGCAGTCTTGTTCCGTGGCATCCACAGCAGCTGTTCATTCGAGTGCGTTTGCACCAACGTATTCATAGCATCACCTCTCCCGTGGAGTTCTCCATCAAATTGTTTGTGGAGGAAAGGAAAGATCTAGCGGTAATTACGGAAGCTGGGTCTTTGACATAAACTATTTGTCTGAACCAGCATCACAGTTCCCGCTAAAAGAAATGGTTGAGTCAATTAGAGCATCACGTTTTCTAAGTGACTGGACTTGAACCAGCTACCTACGGTTTTCAGGACCGTTGCTCTTTCCAACTGAGCTACACTAAAGTGACCCTCAAGTTCTCAACCAAAACAAGGCGTTTAAAGCGAGGGAAGTAGGACATCACGATTGAGTGAAAGAGAAGGATTTGAACCTTCAACCTTCGGCTCTGCATGCCGATGCTCGACCACTCGAGCTGTCTTCCTAAAGTGACCTCCAAGTTCTCGCTAAAAAATATATACCACAGGTGCTCGAACTTTTCGCAAGTTTTTTTCTTATTTTTTCACTTTTTCTTCCATAATATATTGGGTGGAATGCCCCCGGTGGGATTTGAACCCAACGTTGCCGGATTGAAAGCCCGGTGTCCTACCCGTTTGAACGACGGGGGCGAAGGATTATTCTGCAATTGCGTCGTTGATCGCTGCATATATTTCATCTTTTGCTCTTGCTATTTTATAGTATGGAACATGGAAAAATTCAGCTAGATGATTATTACGTATCACAAATTCAAATGGCAAATTGGATATGAGGCCTACGTGGCGTTCACGCATTTTTTGAATACGATCGTTTTTAATTTTATTCACCAGCTCTTCTGGTGGTGTGAGTAGTGAATGTAGGACACGCCGTGCAAAAGGTTTTAATCTTTTTTCTGTGTGTTCTAATATTTCTTTGTATCTATAATCCCATTTTGCTTGGCATGAATATGGATATGATTTGATTTTATCGACTGAGATATCTTGGTTTTTCATTACCTCAATTTTTACATGTTGTTTTGGATCTTTAGGTGTGTATTTAGAATCTTTTCTAAATGCTGTCACAGCAGTATTTAAGAAGTTTTTGCGTGCTATATACATACACCAAGTTTTGATTGATGCGCGTGTCTCATCATATTTGTCTAGATTCTTAAACATTTTTAAATATGCTTCTTGAACAAGATCTTCTTTATCTATAAATGACGGTATAGATACTTTCCCAGCTTCACGCATAAGGAATGGCCGCAACTCTTGAATAGTTTTGAGGAATAGCTGTTTTCTTTCGTCAGTGACTGTGAATTTTTTCTGGCGTGGATAGAGTTTCGGGCGTGGGCGGAGCTTCGGGCGTGGTTTTCTGACAATCACTGTACCCTCCGATTTTTTATCAGCGTATAGGACTATCGGTGGTGTGACTGATACGCAATAGAAAAATACAGATGATTGTCTTGAAACGTTAGGAATTACTTTAAGATTGGAACGTACTATTGGAGAACTTTTGTTTAAATTATCAAGTCAATAAGGTTATCAATATCATGACATTCTGGTTGGCTTTGGACTGCCTGTTGAGCTTTTTTGGTGGCTGCTTTCTTACCCATTCCACTTTCGCACAGGACCTCAACGATCTGCTCGACACGATAGTCCTCGAACTCATTGTTTTCATTGGCTTCATTGGTTTGTTCGAGAGACTGAGCCATGAGATCTCTCATCAGCATACGCTTGCGCCCGGTTGGTGGTGGTGCGTTGTTTGATTCGTCTTCTGTGGCTTCTTCGACGCATTGAGCCAAGTTGTAGAACCCACGGTCTGCTGTCCACTTGATCTTCTGAACCACACCCACAGCATTGCTGTTGATGGTGATGCGCGCATTGACCTCGGCATACACCATCTCCTCTTCCTCCTCGACTTGGTACCAGCCGTTGTGTGCGTACAGGATTGGGACTACGGTGCGCACCTTCCACAATGTTGGGTCCATCTCGATGCTGTAGACGTGGGTGTCGGTGTCGTGTGCTGCTAGTGCCACGCCCAGTGCTTGGGTCAACCATTGGGGCAACCAGATCTCTTTGAGATATGCACGCTTTTGTTTTCTGTTGGCGTCATGTCCTTGGACTAGCATGATATCCTCCTGTGAATACCTTTATTCTACAGCAAAAGTTTTGCTATTTTTCTATAATCAGGCAGCTTTGAGGAGGGTGTCGATCCGGTTCATGGCCTCGGTCTTCATCTGCGCGGCGCCGCCCCACCACACGCTATTCAGGCGCGCTTCGTCACCACGGGACTGGCGGTGGTGGTCCGTGTACTCGGCCACGGCGTTGATCGCTGCCCACGCAGTACCGCGGAAGTCGGCGAGGCCGATGCCCTGGTCAAAGAGACGCACGACCTTGTTCCTGTTGTTCTGTGTGCGCGTCGGCACCTCGTTCTCGTCCTTTGCCGGGAACAAGCCCTGCGCCAGCATCTGCATCTGGATGTCGGTGAACTTCTGCCGCGCCATCCAGTCCGCGCGCTCCTGGAACCTGTTGAAGTACAGGTGTGCGAGCCCCAGCGCTTCTCTCGCCTGCTCCATCTTGTCCTTGTACTTGGTTGTGTGGCGGATCCTGAAGGTGTTGGTGGCACGGCCCATGGCGATGTTCAGCGTGTTTTGGCAGACCACTCTTTCCGGTGTGAACATGCCGCTGCAAGCGCCGCTACCGTCGTGCGACGTGCTCAGTAGCAGGTACTGCTCGAGGATGTCGTTTCCGGCCACACGCATGACCTCGGGCAGCTTCGCCTGCATCCACACCTTGCGACCGTTCCACAGGCTGCCAGCCGTGTGGTACATGGCGAGCTTCTCGCCCACGATCCCGTCCAGGAGCTCGAAGGCATCTCGATTCTGGATGCAGTGGTAGCGGCTGCCGCACACGCCCAGCGCCTCTTCCGTGTCCTTGCGCACGATGGCGTAGTTGCCCACCATCACGTTCATGCGCTCCTCACCGTAGTGCTCGGTGAACAGCTCGCGGGTCTCAACTTCCCAGTCCAAGCCCGCGGCCACGAGAGCCTCGTCACTGGTCGCGGCGTCTGGGACCTCCACACCCATACCGTGCCACGGGCGCTGTCCGTAGTAGAACATGTTGTCGTGTTCCTGGATACCTGCGGTCATAGTGAGATCCTTTCTGTTTGCTGTATCGATGATTCAATACTAGCATACAGTTTTTTCTATTTTTCTATAAAGGAAAGTTTAGGAAGCGACAGGTGAGATTTCGATCTTGACCACTTCTTTGTCTTCGCCGATGGTCGTGTGCTCTTCCAACCCCTTGTTGTAGCTCGACTGCATCTTGCGCGCGAAGTCCATGATCGGGCGTGGCTGGTCCGGATACTTTGCCAGCAGCTTCTCTTTGGCCAGCATCACGTCGTTGACCATCTTGTCCACGATCAGCTTGTACTTTGGTGTACGTGCGCCTTTGCGTGGTGTGATGGTGATGGCGCAAGCCCACTTGCCCAGGACGTGGAGTCCAGCACCGAGCAGGCCAAGCACCTTCTCTTCCTGCTTGACGATCTTTTCGTCCACAGACTTCAACCGTTCTTTGAGCTCATCTCGCTCTTCTCTCAGTTTGCGCAGCTTTGTGGTGGCTTTCTTCTCCTTGTCACTGTACTTCGCCATGTCTCCCTCAGAGGCAGCGCTTCTCGCCGCAGTCTTGGTCCGCACACACCAGCCAGTCACTCAACGGATATGTTGAGTCGCTGACCCTCATAGTGAATTCGGAACGGTGAAAAAATACCAACATATATGTACCGCATTTGTTGCATTTTTTTGGGAAAAAGTATTCGTACCGCAACAGACGTAGAATGTACCTCCACGCATCCCATGCCATACAGCAGACAGATTTTAAATGACCCTGTTTCAGGTGAATCCATCCAGCTATTGTGAAGTTCTTGATGTGTATTAACGTATTATTCTTCATGATCGTATTCACCGTTGGCAGCTTTTGATGCAACGGTTCTTTTCATTGACGCACGCCTTCTTCGTGTTGATGTGGCTTCGCGACAGACATGTCTCGTACTGTGCATCGCACTCGGCGATGCACTGGTACACGTTGCTTGTATCTGTGGTGGTCGTGCTTGCGTATGGTGAGGTATATCCACCAGGTGGCACAGATATACATCCTATACAAAAAAACATTGTCACGATGATGATTTTCAACATATTGCCTCCTATAGTTCTACATATGGCAGCCATTCTGCCGGGACAGAAAAGTCTGTGGCTATGCCCATTACACCAACAGAGAAGTGGTGGTCCATGTCGCTGTCTGCCAACAGCATCCAGAAACCTTGTTCGTTTTGGACTTCGACACGATCACCAAACAGGCGCCAGGCATGAGCTCGCATACCTTTGTTACCGTTGGTACCGAACACACCAATGGTTGCGCCCTTGCTGATAGCGGTTCGGATTGTGTCGTATTGTTTTTCTTCTTTGACGCTGAATAGCATTTATTCCTCCACCATCTATAATTACACGATAGCAAAAGATTCGTAGAATTTTTCTATGAATGTGATGTAGAAAATTGGAGGCAGGATATCTGAGCGCTCATTCTCTCTCGTCGTACTCTTCTTTTGGATAGTCGCGCTCTCTCTTCTCATCAATGATGAGAGTGAGCCCACCATCCCTACGACGTGATGGAAACACAAGGCATTTCATCTCTGATAGATCAATTTCACATCGTGGTGCGCCCCATTCACCAATGTAGAACGGAGGCTTCTCGGGATCGTTTTTATCGATTTTCTTCAATGGGATTTCAATACGTCCAGACATTGTGTTTCCTTTTCTCCTTTGACGTTGACATATAATATATCTGCTGAACCCTATAAAGGCGCACCTCTATATACCATAATTGGTGAAAGTTTTTGTGAATTTTTCAGGGTTGCCTAAAAGGCTAGGAATGGCGATACTTTGACGGATTTTTTAGGCGCTTAAGGCACAAATGATCTTTGCGAACAGCTCGTCGCATGCATCTCGGTGCTCCACGCTGCCGTCCTCGAGACCACCGTCATGTGCCAGCTCATGCACGAGGGTGGAGATTAGCTGTTTGCGGTCTGTCAGCGTGCGTCTGGCGAGCTCAATGCGTCCATCACCCTGCCAGCGGCCGAGGATGGCGTCTGAGTAGAAGTCCACGATGTTGATCTCGTGGCCAGGGCAGTGCTCTTTCACCAGGTTCACAGCCCATTCGAAGCGCACCTGCTCCTCGGCCTCCAGCTCCATCAGGCTGTAGATGTGCTTGGCCTGTGTCTCCAGCTGCTGCTGCTTGCTCTCGTATGACCCCGTCTCCTTTTCTATGACAGCTTTCAGCGTGCGGCCCACAGCCACACCCTTGATACCATAGTGCTTGGCGTCCATGGTCTCGACACTGCTCGACACAGGAACGGCCTCGTCGCCGTGCTTCTCGGTGAAGATCTTGGCCATGGCCGTGGAGATGGTGCTGTTCGTGTACAGGTTATCGCGAACTGCACGCCCCTCTTCCCATTCATCATTCTGAAGCAGCTGCCAGATGTCTTCGGTCTTCACCATCTTGCGGGACAGAGCCTTGTTCAGCACTTTGGTGATCGCGTACTTCAAGGACCAGGGATCGGCCAGTCGACGGTCACGATCCAAGTCCACATCGTCCAGGTCGTAGCCGTAGAAGTAGCGACCAGGCAACCGACCAACGTACACACCCTTGACGTACAGCACGCCAACCTTGTCCTCTGCCGTCAGGATCCTGTCATAGTCCAGGTCGATCATGTCGGCCTTCTTGATCTTCGACAGGAAGAGACAACGTTCCTTGATCTCGTCCCAGTCCTCTTTGCCCAGCCCAATGACATCGACCTGGATCGCATTGCGGTATTTGACGGGTGAGCACTCCACCTTCAGGACCTCAGCCCCGAACTGGTCGCTGTGCTCGATGTGCGGGATCCACTGCTCGGCCCCAGACCGGCAACGCACGGTGAAACCCATGCGGCTGAGAACCAACCACGCCAGCTTGAAGCCCTCACCGAACTTGCCACGCTGCCGGTTGTCTTCGGCCTTGGACGTGGTGCCCATGAGCAGAGTCTCGCGGTCGATGACCACACCTTGGTTCACGATGCGCAGCATCGGCTCCTTGGTGTTGGTAATGTAGTTGACCTCCATGTCCCGGCCGATGTCGTGAGCGTCCTGGGCGTTCTGCAGGAGCTCCCTGATGGCCTCCCACGCGCCCCAGTTGCGCACGTAGCCAGGGTTCAAGGTGAGCTCGAGAGTGGTTCTGGTGGCGCGCATATCGTCTCCTATTGAGTCACACGTGGTTTGTATTCACACATTGTTGTTGTGGTTCTATTTGTCCTTGGGTCCGGTGATGAAGTACTTCATCGTTCTCTTCTCGCCCTTGCTCTGGACCTGCCCGGCCTTCTTCAACGCGGCAATGGCGATGCTGATGTACTTGCTGGCCTCCCCCAAATGTTCGCCGATCTCGCTCACGCTCATCTCAGCACCGCTTTCACGCAGCACCTTGAGGATGTTGCGCTTGAGGACCTTGGGTTCACTGTGACGCTGCTCGCCGTTGACGCCGAACAGTTCCTTGAGTGTCATCTCCTGGACGTACTCCGTCACGCCTTTGTCGTCGAGCATGCCCAGGAAGTCGCTGAATGCCATGTCCGGTGTCATGTCGCTGATCTGCTCCTTGATCACGGGCCCGACGCCGTACAGCTCAATGAACTTCTTCAGCATCCCCTCGTTGGTCAATTGCCCCGTGGCCTTCTCGTTCTTGCTCTTGTTACTGATCTTTTTGCTCATCTTTTTCTCCTCTTTTATCAGAGCGTTGTTTGTAATCAGTATATCATCGAACATCAAAGCATTTTGCTATTTTCATTTTATTCAATCGCTATGTCAATTAAAAACAGCATAACTTTGACAGAATTCTATGACCTTTTATCTTTATATTATTACGTACGATATATGCGAATTGTAGCCAATGTCTTGCGGTCCAAATTCCTTCGCGGTTGTCAGTGTTGAATTGAACAGGTCGTTGGTGGCCATTTTTTTTCGGAGCTGTTTTTCAACACCGCTCCACCACCTACCACCCTGGGCTCCTGTGGCTATCAACGCCTGGCACAGGGCGATCGACTGGCGGTAGGCCGTGGTGAGGTCAGGACATTCTGTGCCTGGTGTCGTGACGCAGGCAATGCCCTTTTGTCCGGGCCTGGAGAACACACGCACGCCGTCGACTACCAGGTCTACCTGTTTGGAGTACGGGGTTCTGAGGCAAACCACAGCGCCGTGATGCGAGCCCTCGTGGTGCTTGGTGATCTGAATTGCGCCATGGCAGCGCTCCCAGCTCGGCACGAGGTTGGCGTTGTGCTTCATGCCCACTACCCGGCATCCGTCCAGCTCGGCAAAGGCCTGGACCAGCGGCAGCACGCCCAGAGGGTACTCAGCACCTGTGTCACGGTCGCCAAACGTGGCCTCGATTTTGGTGCCCTGCTTGGTTTGTAGCTGGTACCGGTACATGACATCCTCCCTAGAACAGGTCGTAGAGCAGGCCGTGGACGTAACCGTAGGGCTCGCAGTTGTAGCGCTCTGCGATGTACCGCCAGATGATGTCCTGCGACACGCCACGCGGCTCGGTGTCGCCAGCCCCAAGGTCGCTGTTGCCCGGCTTGCGGCGGGCGGTCTGGATGACGTAGAACGCGGCCTCCACGGCCGTGGTCAGCTCGTTGCCCGCCGCGAACTCCTCGTCCAGCAGACGCAGCGCCTTGCACGCGGCCTTGCTCAGCCGGTGTGCTGCGAGGCCAGCACCCTTCATGTGGGTGTAGAGCTGCCAGTCATCGGCCTTCATCTTCATGATCTTCTCTTCGTGCTGCTGTCGGATCTTGTTCATGGTGTTTCTCCTAAAACTTTGGTGGTTTTTTCGTGCCCTTTAAGGGGGCGGCGGTTGTCCACCGCCCCCAGGTTTTACTTCAACATCTCTCGGATGATGCCCAGCGCCACGTCCGTCTCGTTGACCACGGACACACCGTCCACGACCTCACCGAACACCGCGCGCTTGGCCTCGATCATGCTGGCCAGGTACGTGTCGATCGAACCCATCATGTCCAGGTACTCGACGAACACCGGCGCGGTCTGGCCGATCCTGTGCAGCCTGTCCTCGGCCTGCGCCAGGTCAGCGGGGCGCCAGGTGCGCTCGACGAACAGCGCGTTCTGGCAGCGGTCCTGGAGGCCGTCAGTGCCGGTGCCAGCGGCCATGATGCTGAGCACTGCCACTCGAGCCTGGCCAGTCCTGAAGGTGTCCACGGCAGCCTGGCGCTGGTCGCTGGTGTCGCCACCGAGGATGCTCACGACCTCGTGCCCGGCCTCGCGCAGTCCCTTGGCCATGGCGGTCAGCACGCTGCGATGGTGGGCGAAGATCACAAGCTGCTCGTCCTCGCGGCTGGCCAAGAAGTCAGCGGCGTGGGCCACAGCCTGCTCGGTCTTGGCCTCAGCAGCCAGGCGTCGCAGTGTGGTCAGGCGGGCGATGGCCTCGGCACGCTGGGCTTTGGCCAGCTTGTCACCACCTTGTGCAGCGGCCCAGGACAGGAAGTCGCTGGCAGCCTGGCTGTACTCACGGCGGTCAGCGGCCTTGACCTCGATGTTGGTGCAGGTCACGGTCTTGGCCGGCAGGTCCTCGAGCACCTCGGACTTGCGCCTGCGGACCATGTAGTGACCGATCAGCTGGTCGTGGAGGCGATCGGCATTGCTCACGCCCGTGAAGTCCCAGCCCCAGCGCCCACGGTGCCCGGCGCAGAACTCGATCCCGAAGTTGAAGAAGGACTTCCACACCACGGGGTCGCAGATGTTCAGCTGGTGCCAGAGCTCTTTCGGGCGGTTCAACATGGGAGTGCCGGTGAGCAGCATGCGCTTGGTGACGGTCTTGGCGATGGCGTTGCACGCCTTGCTCCGTGCGCTCTTGCTGTTCATGACATAGTGGCTCTCGTCGAGCACGAGGGTGGAGAAGCCCGCGGCGCACAACACGTCTTGGTGGCGGCGCAGCAGGTCGTAGTTGATGACCACGACGTCGGCAGCCTTGCAATTTTCGGTAGTCATACTGTCGCTTTTGTTGGTTTTGCGGCCCTCGACCACCTCGAAGATCTTGTTGCCGTCGACAACGGCGATCTTGTGGGTGACGCCGTTGTTGAGCCAGGTGTTGACCTGGCGCGCCCAGTTGAGTTTGACGTTGGCCGGGACCACGATGAGCGCCGGGAGGCGGCTTGCGTCGCGGCTGAGGTACGCCAGGGCCTGCACGGTCTTGCCAAGGCCCATGTCGTCGGCCACGATGGCCCCGAACTTCTCGCCCTGCCGCTCCAGGAACCGGACGCCGGCACTCTGGAAGGGGTAGAGCCGGCCACCGGGCAGCTCGATGGCCTCGTCAGCCTCGACGTTGGTGGCCCGTGCCAGGCGCTTGGCGTCGGCCTCGCGCTCCTCGCGCCCTTCGAGCTCAGGGGCCCACCGCACGTCCTCGCCGTACATGTCCTTGATGATGGCCACGGCCTCGTCCCAGCTCGGGCGAGTGACCCACCACGCCTTGGTCTGGGGGTCGAAGCGGCGATGGCCGCGGGGCAGGGCCTTGATGCGGGCCACCAGCGTGGGGTTGTACGGCGCCTTGATGCCCAGCTCGCTGCCGCGCACCTTGGTCAGACAGGTGGGCTCGTTGTTCTCGGGCTTGGCCTTGGGCGTGGCCTCGGTGGTCGCAGGCGCCTGCTCGGTCTGCTCGACCAGCTCACGGGCCTCGCGGCTGAAGGTGGCCTTGGGGAAGTTCTCAGCGATCATGGCGAAGACCTGCTTGGCGATGGCTGGCTTGGTCGCGAACTCGTTGCGCTTCTCGGCCCGGTTGAAGAACCGGGTGGGGATCGCCCGGAACTTGTCGAGCAGCTCGGGGCAGTAGCTGGTCTTGACGGCGAGGCGCTTGCCGTACTTGCCTGCGTCCACGACGCTGACGGCGGCCTTGCGCGCGCCCTGGTCATGACCCTTGATGCGAAGGTTGGCACCGGCGATGGCCGCGCTGTTCCGGAGGCCGAGGGCCACAAGGGCGTCGCAAGCGGCTGTGGCCTGCTCAGGGGCGAGACCCTGGCACAGGGCCTGGAGGATGGCGTTGCCCGCCTTGTTCAGGCCGGCGTCGAGGGAGATGGTGAGACCGGCTCGGGCACAGGCCTCGTCAAAGGCCACGGGGTCAGCCGCGCCGTTGACCTGGTCGAGGACGTAGCGGTAGGTCTGGGCGCACCACGGCCCCATCCCGCGCTCGGCGCTCTCGGGCACGAAGAGCGGCTCACCACACACGACGCAGTTGCCCAGCTGGCGGCGCTCCAGCTCCACGTTCACGCTGTTGTTGTCCTTGGTGGTCTTACACATGATGTTGCCCTCGTTGGTTTGAGTTCTCGACGTGATGTCATCGTCTCAAAAAATGCTGATTTAATCAAACTTTATTTTCTTTATTTTACAACAACAAGTTTTTATTGAATTTATTGGAAATCAAGATGAGTACTGCATTGAGACGATCTTCATTGGCAGCCACATCTCGAGCTATGCCAGCCATACAGTAGGCTATATTAGCCACGAACCAGGGCTTTGAAATTATTAGTGTTTTTAGCTTTATGCTAGGCTAGGAGATCAGGCAGGAACGTGGACCCAGATGAAGCCGTGGCAGTGGCGGCAGCCGTACACGTACATGTCGCCGTCCAGGGCCAGGACCTCGACACCGGTGCTCTCTGCGTGGCAGCGGGCGCAGCTCACGTCGCACACGAAGCGGTGCAGCACGCGCACTTTCTCATCGGTGTCCGGGCGCCGCACCCAGTCCGGGCGCTGCTGGGGGTTGACGAGCAGCACGCCCCGGCCCTCGGGCAGGTCCTCGAGCACCTCGCAGAACGAACCCAGTGCGTCTCCAGGCATCTTGCTTTTCCAATAGGTATCCATCGTTCTGACCTCCGTTTGCCCAGCACAGGGCAGCCTGCTAAGCCTCAGCTACAGTCTGGGCACAAGTGCCGTTTGACTTCTCGCACTGCGCCGTCTTGTTGTTGCATCATCAATACTGGTATGCAGTCTGTTCTCCATTTCCCGCAGTTCCAGCAGCACTTGAGCCCGTGGTATCGGATGATCGACAGATAAAGAATGCCCGCAGCTCGCCACGGGTCATTGCCCAGCGGGTGTTGTTGTAGATCGGGGTCTGCTGCTTCGATCTCCACTTGCTCTTGAGCCACTACCCATCCAGCGCCAAGTGCCACGGGCAGCCCTTTGTAGTCGCCGGCCACCTGCTTGCACACTTCCCAGCACCTGTTGAGTGTGGGCAGCCGCTCGTACCACACCGGGTGCTTGTCTTCGAGCTCTTGAGCGGTGAGGAGGGCACACTCGGCACAGCACGCACGCGCACTTGTCAGCCCGTCATAGTCGTGTTGCTCTATTTCGTTGCCACAGATTGGACAGCGCTTCATGGTTGATCCTCCTCGGTCAGGGGTGGGTGCAGGTGACAGTCCTCACCATGCACCGGGCACGTGGTGTGGAACCTGGCCTGCTCGGCGCCGCACACCTGGCACACCCAGCGCCCCACGTCATCGAGGCGCATCCCGCGCAGGCCTCGGGGATCGTCGCACGTGCAGTTCCAGCAGTAGCCATTGGCAGTCATCGGTTCTGCCCCCAGACCTCGGGCAGGAACCCGCCCTTGCACAGCCAGCCGTGCAGCGCGTCGAGGTGGTTGACCAGTTCGATCACCTCGTAGTCGTAGCACCCGCCCTTCGAGTCGCAGCCGTCACGCTCGGCGATGTCCACACAGATCTGCAGGATCTCTTTGAGACAGGCGTTGGGGTCCATCACTTGTCCTTTCTTGTTGTCATGACGCCACCACTCTTTGCACCGACCGGACACCAGCGTAGAAAAACGTGGTGCCGCTTGGTCTGCGCACGTGGACCTTCACAGTGTTCTCACCGTAGTCCTCGACGCGCAGCACATAGTCGATGTTCTCAGGCTTGCTGCCATCGCCCCACACCACACGGTCACCGGGCACGAGGTCAACGGTCTTTTTCTCGATGGTCTCCATGTTCTCTCCCTAGCCCAGCGATGGGCTAGTACAGTATCACTCCCATGCTCAGCTCTTCGCAGTGCCGGGGCGCGTCCTCCAGCTCCAGGCCCAGGCGACCAGCGGCCCAGCCCACCTCGACCATGACATCCTCGCCGCAGGCCAATGCCGGGCAGGGCTCAGCCATCCCCCGTCTGCTGTACTCTGGCAGGACCTCCACCTTGATGTTGAGCTTGTGGAGCTCGGTGGCGATCTTCATTGCCTGGTACAGGGTCATGCTGAGTCTCCCTCGTTGTAGCCCATCACTGGGCTAGTAGTAGTCGTCGGGATCGGGCGCCTGGTCCCAGGCGCACTCCATCAGCTCATCCAGCTCCACGGCACAGACCTCGCCGTCGGCCCACTTCACCACCACGATGTCGACGTGCAGCGCGCGGTACTCGCCGGGCTTGCCGTAGACGGACGAGAGCTTGATCATGGTGTCCTGGTCCATGTCCAGGATCTCGTGGGTTTCGCACTCGACGTCGTACACCTCGAAGTCTCCACCCTCTTCGGGGTGGCAGTCCTCGGGTGGCCCCCAGATCTTGGCGGGGATCACGGGTGTGGCGTAGGCCTCGAAGCGCAGGGTGCGCTCACCATGCCGGGGGCCAGTGACGATCTCGTGGTGGTACTCGAAAAAGATGGTGCTCATGTCAGCTCTCCTCTCGCTGGATCCCGGTCAGGTTGCGCAGACGACGGACCTGTGCGACAGACACCAGGCCCAGCTGCTCGGCGACCTCTACCTCGCTCAGACTACAGTCGGACAGCAGCGCGTTGCGCAGGCGCTGGCGCTCGCGCTCCGCCAGGTACTGATCGGCGGCGCTGATCGCCTCGCGTGCTTTCTGCTGCCATCTTTCGTAGTCTGTCATTGATCGTCCTCCAGCTTTCCATTATGCACGAAACGCTTATTTCATCAACATTTCTTTTCTTTATTTCATAACGTGTTGATATCTAGCCTATTCCTCGGCTAATGCGTACAGTGCCCAACTGCCCCCGGGCGCCGTTACCAGACCGGTGCCAGCGCATCGATCACAGCCTGGACACGGATCGTCGCTCACGTCGCCAAACTCCCAGCGCACCACTCGTTTGCCGCGCACGATCTCGGCCACCTCGCGCCCATGGCAGTTGCACTCGCGCTGGGACTCCGGGAGCACAGCACAGCTCGCCACGAGTCGGTACCGATACTCGCCCTCGCGGTACGCTGCTGGCCATTCGCAGCTGTAGTTGCCGTGTGCATACACCGTGCACGACAGGCCCCAGTAGTCGTTGCCAGTGAAATAGTCCAACACCCACGGCACGTAGTCCGGATCCACGTTGTCCCACACGCCCCAGGCGCAGGCCTCGAGGGCCTTGGGCGGGGCCTCGAATTCATAGCCCCCGGTGTCGATGCCGTAGCCTATCGTGAGGCTAAGCCGCTGTTCCTCGGTCATTGTCGCATCTCCTTTCGCACGGGCAGGCTGAGTAGTTCCACCACCGTCAGGGCCACGGAGTGCTCGAGTTCTGCCCACGGCAAGCCCTCTGACACGTTGTCTGGCCACATGGCAGCGATCATGGGCTCGCCCGTTTGATAATCGGTGTAGTATTGGAACGGTATGAGCTCACCATTCATGGTGGCCATGCCAATGATCATCAGCTGTGGTTCGTCGCCCGGCTCAGGCCGGGAGCAGTGCCAGTGCACGATGACGCCTCGCACTTCACCCTTGTGCTGCCCGCGCTTCACGGTGTGGAAATACAGGTCAATGGCGTCTGAGCTCAGCATGGCTTCTCCCTTGGCTGTTGGTGAGAAGACGCGGGGCCCTGGTACTTTCTGACAGCAAACATCAAAAAAAATCAGCCTTTCTTTCTACCTCAGACCGTAAGTGGTCATTGTCGTAAAAGCGCTCAGAAGTTCTTCAAGCGTGCACGTGGTTCTGTCGGGTGGCCGCAGTGCTGAAAAGATCGTGTACCAGTCACGCCACCACCACGTGATGTCACGATAGCGCAGAGCCAGGTAGCAGCCGTTGGGCTCAGGGCGCAGAGCACGGCACACCAGCGGCCTGCGCCTCCACGACAGCACGCAGCCCCGGGCGCCGAGCATGCTGCATTGCCCCAGGATATGGCCTGTGCACGGCCCGTGGTACGGTAGGTCCTCGAACAACTCGTCGGTGGTTCGTGGTCGGACAAAGTACCGGCGGCGCGATCCTTCGGTCGGACCTCGCACCCAGTCCAGGGCCCAGCGGCCAGAGGCCAGGGCCTGCATCACGAGCTCAACACTGTGATCGAAGTCCGCGGGGTGCGCTGCACCGGGCTCGGTATGGCAACAGCGCCCGCGGCACACTTGGCACAGGACCGTTGGCCTGTACACGGCTATGTCAGCCCCGGCCACGGCTAATGCCCACAACACGGGTAGTCGATGCACCCGCAGCTGCAACCGATCCGCGACCCGTCCTGGAGGTAGACCCCGTAGCGATCGAAGTGTGAGGCCACGGCGCCGGGCGAACGATCGCCACGCTCGTACGCCGTGCGGCCGTCATATCGTCCGTGGTTCACCTCGTGATCCGACTTCTCGCAGTCGACGCACGCAACGCGCCCCCCGCCGTACCACTTGGCGCGCGTCCCCCGCCGCAGACGCCAGCCACAGTGCACGCAGGTCCCCGCGTACTTCAACGTGATGACTCGTGCCATGTCCAGACCCAACCCTTCTAGCCCCTCACGGGGCTGCTGTAGCCCTTGTCAGGGCTAGTAGAGGACGACGCCCGTGCCCAGTGCATCGCTCCTCGACGGTACCTCGCGCAGCGTCATTCCCAGCACGCCACACGCCCAGCCCACCTCAGTCCAGCAGTCGACGTCGCAGTACAGGGCGACACACGTCTTGCCGTACATGCACCGCCCACTGTACTCTTCCCTGACCTCGACGCCATCAACCCCAGCGTCCTCGAGCAGTCTCACGATTTTGTGTGCCTGGTCCAGTGTCATGTCGCGTTCCTTTCTCTGGTTTGAGGTGTTCGGGGCTCAGGCGTCCCACGTCTTGACGCAGGTGCCGTCGATGTACGCCGTGATGTGCAGCACACCGTCGAGGTCCACGCCCATTGCGTCCCGGAGCTCGGCGTGCAGCGCCATCTCCGTACCGGCCTCTGCCAGCAGCCGGCCGTCTGACCACGCGAGGTGCTGGCCCCTGCCCTTGTACGTGGAGTGCGTTGTGTAGATGCCAGTTGTGCCTGTTGCCATGGTCGATCTCCTTTAGCCCTCAACGAGGCTGGTTTAGCTTACCAAACAGCTATTCTAAAGCCTTATTCAACAATGTCAACAAAAAAAGTGTAAATAAAACCACAACAAGTTCCTATCACCGTTTATCCCGTAGTATACAAAGTATACTACATCGGATATCTCACCTCTAATCTAGCCCACCGCACGGCTAAAAACGCGCCCGCCCGCAGCCAGCCACCAGCCCCGCGCTGTTCCCCCACCAAATAGTTCCAACTACCACGACTATCACTGCTGTACTCCCCACTACCCACTACCGTAGTACAGTACCCTGTACTGATATGTACTCGTTTTGAGGGTTTCGTTGTTTCCCTTTATATATTCTTTGTGCATTATGCGGTGTGCGGCTTTTCACGTGTGTTGTGTTGTGTGTCGGTCGTGTGGGTGTACGTCAGTGGCCACAGGCTCACAGTTTACAAGTTTACACAGTGGTTGTGGGGTGGGTGTGGGACGTGGTTAAACACCCCAAAACACCTGCCGCCACACCTCATCGAGGCCGTCAACCCCCAATTTTGACGTTTTTTCTGTCGCCGTTGAACCTCCTGTGTCGAGAGACACCACCCCGTTTCTATAGTACGTAGTACTACGGGAAAACTTTGGTGACTTTCACAGCCCCGCATAGGGCTGTAGCACCTGCACCTCAGGCTAAAAGTGTTTTAGCCGCAGCTAAGGCTAACTCAGCCTTGCACAGGTTTAGCCACACGTTATGCTAGTGTCTCGTTTTGACGCTTTCACACCTCCGGCTTAGGCACCAGCCCATCACTAGGCTAACGCCGAGTTAGTGTATCACTTTGGTACAGGGTTGATCCCGGGCTCAGCCCCGATAAAGCCCTACGTCATCAGCCACACCTTAGGCTAAAAGCTCCTTGACTTTGACGGTTTTGTACCTTGCCTTTAGAGACACCTCCAAATATTTCGACCTCGGTTTTCAGCCTCGCTCTTGCACCTGGCCCCCTACGGCATGCACACCCAGACCGGGGTGCTGCTGGTGCCCGCCACCCGCGTGACCGACGAGAACACCTCGCACAGCTCAGCCTCGATCTCTGACGGTCTCAGGTCCGCCTTTCGAGGGCTCTGTGGGTAGTTGCACACCACGGATCCGTCCCACGTGCAGGCGTCGAACAGCTCACGGATCGTGATGCGCAGCATGGTGCGCGAGCTCAGTACGTTGAGCACGTTGCTGGCATACACCAGGGTGTATGTGCGGCTGAGCGCTCGGGTGTCGTGCACGCCTGGCCTGACGTTCTCCCCGAAGTCGTAGGCTGTGACGTCCAGGCCCCTGGCCCTTAGCATCTGCGCGTGTTGCGCCGTGGTCCCGGATCCGAAGTCTAGGATTGTGTCCTCGGGCCTGGCGATCTCCAGCACCATGCGTGGGACGATGGCCTTGGCACCCACGGCACCTGCGCCCCGGCTTGTGGCGTTAGCCACCTTGACATCAGCGGTCGAATACATGGAAACACCTCCACATCTTTTGACGGTTTTTGACCGGCCTTAGCGCACCACGCCACAGGCGCACCCCGTGCACCCACACAGGGCGCGCCGCACACGGCGCACACGGCGGCGCATGGCCCCGTCCCCGTTGTCTGCCAGGTGGCAAACGTAGGTCCACACGTCACACCCCAACGCCTGTGCGTGTGAGGCCACGGTCTGTGGCACGCGCACCCGGGTCTCGGTGCCGTGGAATGAATTCGACAGGGTCACGGTGGTGGTCTTGCTCATGTTCGCGCTCCTCTTTTTGACGGTCCCCAGCCCGCCGTTAGGGGTGGAGCCGGGCTGTTCTGTGGCACAACCCGGTGGAAGCCTAGGGGCAGGCTAATCTAGCCTACGGCCTTGGTCAGCACCTCGGCACCCGCCCGCACCACGAGGTCCTCCACGCGCTCGACCTCCGCACTTTTGACGGATATGGACCCGCGCTTGTGCTGCGGCGGGAGCTTTGACGTCACCTCGCGATCGAAGCGCTCCATGGCATCGGTCACGCCCTCCTGCTCCAGGACAGCGTTGCGCGCCTTGGTCCCCTGCTTGCCGATTTTGATGGCCTCAGGGATCGCCTCTGCGAGGTAGCGCAGGGCGTCGTCACGCGTGATCCCCATGCGACGGATGAGGAGCGCACACACGATCGTGAAGGGGATCGACGTGGTGGGCTTGGCGTCGGGCACATCACGGCCCTTGGCGAACTCCCCGCACACGTGCACGTGAAAGTCAAAGGAGTGCGCGCCCGTTTCGAGGGCATCGCGTGCGCCGTTTACCGTGTCTTTGCTCCCCCCATCTGTGAGGATCTTCGCCAGGGCGACGATCTGAGTGGAGGTGAGGTCCGCGATCTTGGTGGTGTTCTTGGCCATGGTACGCGCTCCCGTTTTGATGGGTGCCCATCTCCCCGTTAGGGCATGGTGAGGGGTTGTTCTTGGGCACAACCCCACAAAGCCCGGGACTCTACTCGCTCGCGCTCAGCGCGGCGCTCAGCTTCGCCTTGCGTGCACCATGCGCAGGGAAGCCCACGATCCCCTTGCGCTGGCGTTGACAGAGCTTGCACGTGGCACACGTGATATCATCGCGCACCGCAGCAGGACACACGCCCACGGTGCGGCCCGCAGGGGTTTTGACGGGTTTGTCGGTGCCCATAGGGAGCACGCAGACCACGGGCGCGATCTCAAGTTCGGCCAGTGCGTCCACTTCTGCCAGGTTATCCGCGCTCAGGTTTACCGTGAATCCGCTTTCATTCATTGCCTGGATCACGGCCCTATTGTGCGCCGCATTTTCCTTGCCCGTTTCTCCCAATACGTCGTGATGCGTATACGTGAACCCCCCGCGGTTTGCGCCCACGGAATTTGCCTGGCACAACATGGCAGCAGACTCTGCGCAGATGCGATCGGGGTTGTCTTGCTCGGGGCGCAGATCTCCTAGTTCATTGTGTCGCCAGATCGTGACGCTATCCGGATCCATCTCTGCCACGGATTGGCAGAAATTTGACCAATTTGAGACGCTGTTATAGGCGCTGGCGTCGACGCGGTCCCAATGAAATCTACAGTTTCCCCCCTCCCCGTAACAACCCCCCGATCCACGGAGCGGGCAGACGATCGGGCAAGTGGAACGGCTCGAACGGCTCACCGGGATCTCACCGGTTTTGATATTCTTTGAGACGTGGGTTAGTTGGTGCGTTGTCGGGCTCGCATTGCGTTTGGCGACGGTGAGAAGTGCGAGGAAAAGAGCGGCGATCGTGTTCTTGATCTCTGTCATCATGGCTTGATCCCTTCTGACGTCTTATGAAAACTTGGTGTGTTTTCTGCGCCCGTTTGCGTGTCTTGTTTAGAACGTTCCCCGGTAGTTTCCAGCGCCATCCCAGAACAAGCGCGATCCGTCGGGCGCGATCGTTCCCTCGTCGTCAAAGTGCCAACCGTCGACGCTGGCGATCGTTGCGGCAAGCTTGCCGATCGCGTTTTCTGTTTCGGTGTAGTGACATTGCGCGTAGTAGAGACGATCGCCCATGGTTTCGCACGTGCTGTCATCATATGGCACGTGGATCGGTGCGTGCGCCGCTTTCTCGTCGAGACGATCTGCCATTGTCCCGAAGATCGGCGCGATCGTCGCGTTGTCTTGCGTCGCCAGCGCTTCCTGAATTTGGCCACTATGATCGCGCCGATCGGCGCGATCCTTGCGCTGGCGCGCTTCTGATTTGTACCATCGATCGTCTTTGTTGAGCTTGCGCGCGTGCTTCGGAGTGCGATCGATCGCGTTCGGCGCCACGGACTCGAACAACTTGCGATCGCGCTTTGCTGCGTTGCGTGTTGCTGTTCTGCGCGTTGCGCGCTTGCGGTTCTTTGGTGCGCTTGTGGCCAGTGTTGCGAGTGTTGCGAGTGTTGCGAGCATCGTGTTTCCCTCGTGTTTCGTGGTTTCTCGTTTCAATCCAAGATCGGGCAATGGCAAATTGCGGTTCTGTCTTCGCGCTTTGCGGGTGCGCTGTTGAGTTCAACAAAGAGGCTTGCGTGATAGGCCTCAAGTTCGGTTTTGATGCGCTCGCACCTTGCCACGGCGATCGGGTAGAGACGATCGCAAGCTGCGAGCGTGCGCGCTTGGCACGCTTCGGGTGCCCAGTATGCATGCCAAGCGGCGATCGTTTCGGGTGCTACTTGTACTGTGTGCGCAAGTGGCAAGCGCTTGTGATTGGCGATCATGCTGGCGACGGCAAGAGCGGCGGAGATACAAAGCAAGATCGTGATCATGTGGTTTCCCTCGTGTTGATATCTCTTTATATCACGCTTTAGAGCGTGATTAGATATTTTTTTAATAACGTATTGATATCATTGAAATCTTAGCTCTTGTCTAGGCTAGTATTTCGTGTTGTGTGTGCATATGTCACATTAGCCTACATGCAAGCTAAGTTATTGAATTCATTGACTAAGCAATGTGATCTCATTACCCTATAACTTCACATAAAAGACCTATAACTATCGGCACAACTTATTGTTATTATTATACAATCTCGACCATAGGCAAAAAAACGGTTTTCGATTGTGTTTTTCCAATGTCCTACATGTAGGACAAGGTATACAAATGGGGGTGGATGTAGTATGGCGGGCGCGCCCCTACTACCTTGTCCTACATCTAGTTTGTGGTGCTCGTTTCACTTGTTTTGGTATAATACTTGCTAGAAAAGTGAGACAATACCTACATTTGTTTACACACATAATTATATATAACTTATGCATAATTTATATATCATTGTACCTATGGCACCATATATATATGTCGTGCTGAGAGCTCCTAGGATGCTCTCTAACGAACGAAAAAATCGGAGATATCAGCCTATGGATAGGCTTGCGATCGTCCAATACAGAGGAAATGTGATCTAAATCACATTTTAAAATATATCTTATCACTGCCTCAAAACGAGACGATCACTAGTGTGTCAAATTGCGACAGTGCATAGCTTATCGCTAGGCTACCCAAGCCGAGACCTAGGCTAGTCTAGCAAGTATCGTGCCAAGCAGTGATATTGAGATAACAACTTACACATGAATACATATCAATACATTTACATACATAAGAGCATATCTTCACACATATGGTTACAATTGAACACAAAAGAGCATAATTGCATACAAAAGCATACTTATACGCATAACTACGCATATAAAACTACAATTACATACAATCTCTTACTTGTATCTACAATTGAACACAAAAACGCATAAATACATACAAAAGAACACATTGCAGCATATGAACACACAATCGCGCACACACGCGCACTTGTGGCGCATCTAACCTACACGTAGGCTAAAGTAGGATAACGCAAGGCTAAATAGCTTATCACTAGGCTAGCAATAATCGTGCCATCATCTTAGCTTGGCGCGTGGCTAATTTTCACCGTATCTTATCATAGAAAACTGGCCAGATGTTATGTTGGCACGATTCTCGCAATGTTAGGTGCCGGAATATTTTGGGGTCATATTTTTGATGCCCTAGCCCACCCCCCGGCTACCACAGCCTACCGGTGAGCTAATCATAGACATCAGTGAGCTAATACAGTATTGAGAGCTAATCATAGACACCGGTGAGCTAATACCGTCATGAGTGAGCTAATTACAGACACCGGTGAGCTAATCCCAATCCCCTATGACCCACCAATCCCACGGCATCCACCATAGTCACAGACCCCCCGGGCCCCACCACCAATTGCCAGCCCACACAGAACTCAACAGAACTAGTATCACGTCTGTAGAAAAAAATATTAGAGTTGGCGGGCCGCGTCCAGTCCCGTCTATCAACGTACATCCGCCACCCGGCCCCCGTCACAGGGGCTGTGGGACTGGGCGCCCGGCGCTTACCACGCCACGCCACTCACGTTCAACAACCTGTTCTGGGAACGTTAACTAAGAAAGTAGGTCACTGCGTCCAAGGACCTCAACGTCGTACACCAATTGATAAATGAATTCTCTATTTCTGGTACAGAACTGACTCCCAGCCAACATGCCCATAGACTTGATGAATGCGTTATACGTTTCTACCTCGGCAACAGCGTATAGATGTAGACGATTTGTTTCTACGCCCCACACACATTTATACAGTTCTTTGACCACGTCCCCAACCATTCTCATGGCTTGGTACACGGCGTCTACATCACCCAGTTCCAGGGCCTCAAGTATTGTAAATACAGTAATTGTTTCTAATCCTTTTTCTGCGAAGAAATGGCGTACTAGCCACACAGGCCATTCCCTACACGGAGTGGCGTCCTTCATTATGTCATCTATACTCCAGTGCCTAATCCTTTTGGTTTTCATCTTTGGCACCTGACTTTTTATAATGGTTTTTTATCTAGCCAGAGAACGTAGAGCTGCAGCCCTCACACACGTCGATGAACAACGTTGTGGACAACGGTGGATCACTGTACAGCAGATCGTCGTCAATCAGCGGGGAGCCGGGTGCCTGGCCCAAGAACGAGTCCTCGCCCCACACGTCCTCACTCAGCTCACTACAGCCGTTGTGCGTCTCAAGCGTGAACATCAACCAATGCCTCCCACCACACACAGGACACGGTCTAAGACTTCTCATCACAGACTCCTATCACCATTCAGGGTTACGAGTGCGGACACCATGATTTTTGACATTCGTTGCCAGAGTCCTTCACACAGTCCCGGGCGGTAGACAGCCGCCGTGAAGTCCGTGTGCTCCTTGCAGTACATCTTTAGCCGTGAGTCTTGGTACTTGACGCAGGTCTCGAGGTTCGCGAGTCTGTCCCCGGCCTTCGTGATGAGAGCGGCTATGTGCACTGGGTTCCTGGCGTCACACGCAGCCAGCCGCTTACGGCTCTGGGCCTTACGCGCTCTGCGATTCGGTCCCGGTCTATCTGATACCAGGTCCACGGCGTGAGCGATTTGCCAGTCGAAGTTCTGCGCCACGTCGTCAAGCGTGGCACTCGTGTCCTCAACTATATCGTGGAGATAGCCGACAACCGAGATCATGGAGCCGTAGTGCTGGAGATGGCGCACAACGTGATCCAGGTGCTCGACGTACGGCCGGTGGTCGTACAGCTGTGTACCATGTGCGTGGTACGCCAGGCCCCGGGCCCTTGCCACATCCACCCAGTCATAAGTTTTCATGGTTATTCTCGTATGATGAGTTTTGAATCCGGTAGAGGAAACACTTCCGTATCCCTCTCAAGTATTTGTACATTTCCGCTTTCGACGAAACAAACGGCGAGAGATAGTTTCTTTTTTAGCCATTTATCTGTATCAAATACAGTTGTTGTTAAACCTTTTGTTCCAGGTTTACAATGATCTACACCAATTTCTTTTGGATTTATTAAAATTGCCGGCATTCTGCTGTCACCAACGTAAAAAACTTCTCCATATTCCATACTAAATAATTTTTTCTCTTTGTTTTTTGTTTTTTTTATAGTGATTTTCATCTTATTACTCCGTTGTGTCGTACTCTTTGTACCTCTGTCTTTCGGCTTTGTTTCTATATCTTTTCCACCAGCGTCTTGCCCGAGCCACATGCGTCGAATTACAGCCCTTCTCAGGGCAAGGGTTCTCCCATCTCGGACCGTTATCATGGTATCTCTCTGTACCCCGGCGATGATTGGGGCCCTTGCTCATTGTGCCTGCTCGTAGCTGATCATTCTAGAACCTCGTGCAGCCACGCCAGCGTGTTACACAATTTGCACGGCTTGTTGGAATAGAAGTTATTGTCCCAGTCCCATACTCCGGAGACAGAATGCGCGTGCCCAGGGGCATTCTTGATGTTTGGCCTTGGTGGCCCCACCCACACCAGTGCCTCGGGCGTTCTCTTGGGACCGTGCTGGTTGCAGTACCAAGCGTCGAGAAACTCCAACACAGCCCCGCGCAGCCGTCCGTTCTCGTCGCGGAGTCTTTCGACCTCATACTCGAGACAGTCGACGCAAACGTCTCGGTCGGCCTCACATGTGCAAGCTGCTCCACCCATCACACTCCTCCTCGCCGCGTAGGGCGTCCTACAAACACGCTCATTCACCTATTTACTGCACCTGCTCGTCACACGCCGTGAGGCAATCACTGAGCTTGAACTCACAGCTGTTCCAGTAGTAGACGCTATTGGCATCGCGGCACGCGTCACGCTCCTCCACGCACTTTTTCTCGCACAGTTCTGTTGGCGTCATTGGCATGGGTTCGGGTACCGTGGCACACGACACAGGTAGAATTAGCGACAGTAGAGCAAGTTGGCGGCAGTGGTTATTCATCGTCTTGCTGAATTTCTATAATACAACCTCCTTCATACGAATATGGTAGATGGACTTCCTCGCCAGGAGCCACCGGAATTTGTGGGGATGCGTCTTCAGCCTGTACGAAGACCGGGTGCTCAGACTCGTTTCTCAGTTTGCGGCCGTTGTTCAGCAAGCGAAATCGATCGAAGTGCATTGGCATTTTGTCTCCTACGTCAGTTCCCAATAGAAGTTCATGGCCGTGAGGCCTGGTCTTTCTCCGTTCTTTGATGATGTACTGTGTATCACTTGTTCCCAACCAGCTTCCACATATTTTTCGGCTACACGCTGTCTGACGTCATTTGAGTATTCGCCGCTTACGATAACTGTCATTGGATTTCGTATGGCTTGGTTATTTCTCTTTGCACATTGAACTAATTCTTTTATTTTTTCTTCAATCTCATTTATTAGTTTATCTACCATCGCGTATCTAGCTATTCCCCTAACTTCATCTGGGGTCGTGAGTTTGCGTTGGTTACTACGCTCTTTGATCCATTGCATCATTTTTGTGACTTCCAACATCATTTCTCGTTCTGATCTGCTCATTTTATTACCTTTGTTCGTCAGGGTTACAATCAAATCTTTCGCACAGTTTTCTGGCGTTCATCTCACCTAGGCCAGTGCATTTCTGTATCAGCCAGTAGAGAGGAGCTGGCGACATGAACCGCACAGTACGTACAAGACCTTCAAGTATTTCTTCATCAGAAGGTTTTGTTTTAAAACGACGTACATGTTCAACGACGACGTCTCTGTTTCTTTGATAACGATTCATAATGCTATTCCTCTGGGAAATGACCATATGCCATCAGGCACAACAAATCATTTCTAAGTTTTTCCGTCAGTTCGTTTTCCGGATGCTTGTTGATCCACAGGAGCTTAGCCACATTGTATGCAGCGGCGACTGGATCTTTCAATGAATACATTACTTGTTTTCTTGTATATCCAAGTTGTTCATACAACTGGAACAACATTTCAATTCTATTCATCAATATGCCTCATTATTCTTTGGACGATGTTATTTCTGTACAGATAATCAGGGACTGAATTTGTTAATTCTGATCTGTATTCTTCACACAATGTTTTAAGTTTTTTGTATTTTTTTATTACCAAAAATAATTCAGATATTTCATTTGGACTGAGTCTGACACCCTTCCCAACTTTTCTATTCTTGTGCATTCTTTCGAGCACAGGGCTCATATATGGCTTCTTTAGATTTACATACTCTTCTTGCAGGTATTTGACTTCTGCCTCGGCATTCGCGCATCGTACAGCCAATTCCTTGCACAAGGCATGGGCTCTTTCCAGGTCTTCTTGTTCCCTGGTCTTAGTGTGTTTGATTTTTTGTTGTTTTGCCCAGAGTTCCGACTGAGTATCAGGATCTATTGGAGACATTTATTTATCCTCTTCCGCGTTTTTTATCACTGAAAGGACATTCAATTGAGTTTTTTTCAATAAATCTTCAATAATTTTCAATTGATTTCTAAGTATTTCTTGATCTTTTTCTAGATTTTTTATCCTATTTTGTAATGCATTTATGATTTTTTCATCATTTTCCATTTGTTTTAACCAGATTTTCATAGAATTTGTGAGTATTTTCCTCTATTTCTTTTTGTTTTTCTTTAGGATATTCCCATAGATGACCGAATCTTTTATCTTCATTGCACTTAGCACATCTCCAGTATGGTGCCTCGTTATACAACTTCATCAGGATACTGCAGTTCAAACAGACAGGAGGCCCCAGTCCCATTACTTTTCCTTTCACTATACACCGATTGCACTGGTTATTTTTCTATGTTCTTTGAACGCCGCATCATATGGCTCGCGTTTTTCTTTCCATAGCTTTACGTCTTCTGCCGTAATTTTCTTGTCACCAGTCAAGTCTTTGAACCAAGACCATGTTTTTTCGTCATATGGATCAATAAATTTTTCTGCCATAGCTATATAATATCCGTCTTTAACCAATCCCATAATGCAAGCATTGGTTATTTCGTATTCAAAAGCTGTTTTGTTCATAAGCACATAATCATCTTCGTTCCAAAACTCTTGGTCGCATGCGATTTCGATTTTCTTTGCAGAATGCGCGAGTCCGTTGAATGTACCTGACCGTAAATTAGATTTCAATTTTCTATTACGTAGTGTACATGTGATTTTCTTTATATGTTTTCGTAGAGAATTTGTATTGAATGGATGAGGCCCCATATCAGAAAGATATAGTGATAGTATTCTTTGTATTTGAGTTTGTGATATTTTCAATCCTTTATCAACAGTAAAGGACATTCCTTCCACTGTGAAATCAACTAATATTTTTCTAGTGATTAATGTTATTGTTAATATCATTACTGGTATCAATAAAATTGAAAATACAAAAACAATGATAACTGCAACTGAAGCGGCGTTCATGTCAATAACCACCTGTTGACGTTTTTGCCAGTTCTTGTGCAGAGTATTTTACCATCTTGTTTCACTAGTTCCATACGCTCAAGTTCGCGCAGTTTTCTATGAACGTCACTGTGCTTTGGCGATACGTTACTCATCCAGATATTGATCTCGAATGCCGTCATTCCATTAGGATAAATATTCTTATGTTTGTACATGGCCGAGTACACCTCGACCTGGCGTTCGGTAAGCTTGCCAGATGCTATCAGCTTGTTGTACGCCTCCTGCTGGCGTCTGCGTGCTTCGAGCACGTCACTGGTTGGTTCTAGTGTCATGGCCTCCATCGGCTACTCCTTCGGGCAGCAGCGATACTCTGTGCCGCCATAATGGTTCCTGACATGACGCTCACAGTTCAAGCATACTTCGTTTGTGGGATCATCTCCACGCTCAAAGCGATGTGATTGTAGAGTCAGCATATTTGAACGAGCGTCTTGTTCCAGGATTTTCATGGCGTAGGAATTTGCTTGTTGTAGATCACTTAGCAATATTTTTGTAGTGCTATGTAATTTGCCAAAACTCGTATGGACTTCAATATATGTAACAATTTCTTCCGGCATAATAATCACCATTAACTACTGGCTTTGATGAATTTCTTCAGCAGCAGACGTAGTTTCTTTGCGTCTTCAACCGTCAGCATGCACGGTACATAACCGTAGTCAATGCGTTGGGTACGTGAAAAAAGTATGGCTCGTTTCTTTTGTTTTGTGCAATGGCATAGATACAGAGTGCCTGTCTCTGTTTCTACTGCGCCATATGTTTTTTGACTCATATTTTACTCTTTGGGCTATCAGATACTATAATCTCTTTGGTGTCGCCACATTTTCGGCAGTAAAGCATAGAGTATGTTATTGTGTGGTCATAGGCAGGGGTACCTAATCCAGTTGTTTGCCCATTCATTTTATAATAATTAGCTCTGACGATGTGGTATTCATGGCCTGTTTCTCTGCAACTTGCTGCTGTGTGTCCCATTAGTATTGTTCCTCCATATGATGTGTTATTCCAATACTATATGCGCTTTTAGCGGTATTACTATTCTTTCATTTGGTTCAAATTCTATCTGACCATCGTTTAAGCGAACTACTTGTGTCTTATCGCGACTGGCTGCTGCTTGTTTTTTGTTTGTTGGCTTTGATGATATTTTCATGAATACATATAAATAATTATCGTCTTCATCTGGCTCTTCAGCTTCATAGTCCTCTAATTCATTTGGATATGTAAAAACTTCTCCATGTTTTATTCGTTCTAAAGTGGCTGCTGGTTGCGTTACTCTTCTATCTTTCACCTGCATCTTTTTCTCCTCTTATAACAAATTCGTTTCTTATTGTATCAGTATTATTCATTTTTTGTGTTGCTAACAAACAATAATAATGTGCTCCTATTGTGACACGTCGCCCTTTATGACCACCAGACTTGTAAGCAGGTCGCACCATGAGCTCACAATCTGTTTGATCTTCGCCACAAATAAAACATGTCAATGATGGATCGCCATCTTCATATATTTTCAATACTAGAGAATTTGTTAACTCTTGTTTGGATCCTGACATCCTGCTTCCTTCAACATTCGCAGTATTTCAGGTGGGTCGCCCCAAGCTGGATCTAGATTATTTACTTTCAATATCGCCACCAATAATGACTTTGCCGGTAGATTTAAGCCCATTTAAAACTGTATCTAAATCCTTACCCTTGAATCGATGACGATGTTGATGTTCTGGCGCGTCGTCTTTGCCTAAAGCACGCAACGCTCGTAATACAATCCAATTCTTGGAAACTTCTTGAGTATCTACTTTTTGCCAAATTTCTTCTAGGGCTTTTTTCATTCTGTCGTTTTTATCAAGCAAATCTCCATAATTTCTCCATGCATCACGTTCGTTGGCGGCGTGTTCAAAAGCTTCAAGTGCCTTGATCATCAGCTGAGCCAGAATGAAATCTGGAGTATCAGATACATTTTCGAGCGTGTATGTGTTGATCAATTTTTCCAGATCTTTTCTGAATCCTTGGTTGCTCATGATCCACCTCAATACAGGACAGCCTCTACACCACCAACGATGAAACGTTTATTTTGTCCGAAAACTGTTTGGTCTAGCATACACACATTGATATTTTGTGGTGTAATACCATATTTCTTTTCAAACTCATTAATAACATCTTGAATTACTCTAGATAGATCATGTTCTAGTTCTGCTTTGGCTTCTTTCAGCTGATTGATATGAACTGACAGATCCATTGTTAGCTCCTATATCTATATTGGTGTTCTTACGGTTGCGCTCTTGAACGGCCAACCAATACATACATTGACCATTACTTTTCTACCATTTAGGTTTGTTGCTTTTACTTTATATAATGCAGCATCATTTTTGTTACATCCTCTGAATCCGACGAGAAATATTGATTTATCAAGTATTTCAATATCTGTGAATCCTAGTATTTCCACAGCTTTTATAGCTTGGTCTTTTGTTGTACATGCGCCTCTAGCTAATGAAAATGATATTATTAATATAAGTGTTATGTAGAATATTGTTGTCGTTATAGATTGTTTTTTACGCATCAAATTTCCCGTTTATTATTGAATCTAATATTTTACACGCAAGGTGATCGGCATCAGTGAGTGTTATATCTCCAGGGCCATATCTCCATATCATATCGTTTATTCCACGTTTTAATTCTGATACGTTGTCTGGTTCTAATTCTTTTGGTGTTGGTTCTGCTGATGTGGTTGGAGGAAATCCAAATCGTCTACGTTCTGATTTAGAAAGCGCACCGGCAGGGCCGCCTTTTGGTGAATCGTCCATATCAACCGCCTCCTGTTTCAGCCAAAATCTTCTTGTAATAACTCACTAGCTCGTCGATATTTTCTTTGTTTTTGATGAGGCTCATGGCTTTCAGCGCACGTCTTTGTTCTTTGGCGTCAAGCCATTGATTATCTTTGTACTCTTTTTTCAAATCTTTCTTTTGTTCTCGGTACACATCAATCTCAGCGTCGATAGCGTTGATCGAGCGGATGAAGTCCGCGATGAGCTGTTCTTTGCTTCTGGATGTGTCTTCTGGCTCGGCTTCCGCCTCTTGTTGCAGCTTGGCGGCTATGGCCTTGCGCAGTGCTTTCTTCTTGGTGGTATCATCGTACGGCACGTCATAGACTCGTGCCATTTTTTTAAGTTGTTTTTTTGAAAGTTCTTCAAGATTCTTTGGTATTTGATTCGTCATCATCAACCTCTTCACTCAAAATGAGTCTCAGCTTTGGTTGTTTGCCAGCCGGCGGAATTGGAGTGTCATGTGGTGATTCGTTTTCATAGTGTAGAAAAACTTTCAACCACTTCTTCTTGAATTCTTTCCAATTTATGACCATTGTATTTCTTCTCTTTTATGACAATAATGTTCTATGATTTGTTCTTTTGTAAATTGGCTTTCATGGGGACCGGCCCGGTTGTTGGATATGATCTCATCAGCAGTATCTCCATACATACTGCTGCTTCCGTTTTTTTCTACACGCGCAAGACGTTGTTCAAGTTCTGTAAGACCTCGTTTGCCATATTCTTCTTTATAGTATTCCTTGAATTCTTCTAACGACAAACCAAAAGTCGCTGGTGCGTCTACAACAGTAGACCACTCCATGTACCAGTCGTGTTCTCCGTCATTCAGCTTGATTATGAATCTGGGCATTCTTCTACCTCTGCCGCGTCTAACCACGCGGCATACGTGTGTTCAAATGTACCGTGATCATCGGGATGTAATTCTATTATCATACCACTTTTGAGTATTACTTTAACTATTGTGCCACTACTCCATGAATCTGTTTTACTCATGTAATCGATATTATTGAATGGTATGATTGTTCCAAATTTTGATTGGAAAAAATTGCTAGGCATCATCCCCCTCCCTTATCCAAAATTCGCACAGTTTGGAGAAGTGTTTGGTACTCAGGTATATTGGAAGATCTTTCACTGGTTTTTTATGATGTGCAAGATACGGGATGATATCCCAATCCTCTCCAGCCTCGAATCTTGAAGCTGCTGCACAAAGGATTTTTTGAGCTTTTTCTGGTTCGTTGAAAAATCTCAGTATGTTGTCTAGATTTTTCCATTCTTCTGCTATTGGCCAATCGACAACTTTGTCTTCTTTGCACCTGTCTCTTGCCGCGTTTTGAGACACTAGCGCATAGAAAATTCGTGTTCGTAGATTACAGTGGCCTATGGTCGGGGTCTTTGGCTTCTCTAATCCATATGCTTTGCCGAGCGCCCACGCGTAGTTCGGGCAAATATTGACAAATGCCAGTGCATGGTGAAGATATGCTTCTCTGATTTCATCTTCTTCCAACTCCCCATATTTTGATTTCATTCCTTCTGAGCGCCACATTTGTCTGATCACGGCCAGAGCTGCATTGTCATTCATATCAGTCCCTCTTGTAGGTTTTCTCAATATAGTCTTTGGCTTCTTTTAATGTCTGGAAGTTGTGTGTAGATACAGGCCCAAATGCACCGAAAATATCTTTGCCATAATCTAATACATAACCGTAGTTATATTTGTCGTCTTGAAAGAAATGTCGGAAGTTGCCGCGAGGAGAACGCCATATTGGTTTCGATCTTTTTCTCATGGAAATTTTCTCCTACCGGCGTCATCTTTGCCATATTTATCAAGGCAATAATCACACTCCTTATTACCACGAAATCCTTCTTCATCTAGAACTTGTTTTTCTAGTTCACAAAACCACCAACGAAGATTTTGTCGTGGTTCGTTGCTAAAACCATGCTCTACAGCAGACAAATTACTAGATGCAAATTTGCCGTATCTCATAAACTCAAGTGCTCGCATGACGCCGAATGCCTCACAGTACCATGGGCAATTGCAGGATAAAGAGACTCTGTCTGTGTCTTCACCGTGATTTCTGAGAGCGTCCCTGGACGCGTGTAGCAGTGCTTTGATAGTGCTTTCTGTTTCTTTGATTATGACATCTGTCAATTTTTTTAGTCTGACTGTTGACGTCAAGCCTTCGCGAAAGTATTTTGGTTTGTTGTTATTTGGTAATGAGCTCATTTATTACCTCTCGATCGTATCGCCAGCTGGAATAACTTCTACTTCTATATATGGAAAATGTTTTTTTACATACGCCACACCACATCTATATGCAACATCAAACGATAATGTAAGTGGTTCTATACTGACGTGCGCCGGGAATGGAGAAGGAAAATTAGTTTTTAAAAAGACTTTGTCAGTTGCGTGTGCCAGTATAACTGTGGCTTTAACAAATCGTAGACCGTACATTATATTATTCCTATATATTTAAGTAAAGCCATGGCGATTAGAACAAATAATGATAATACACCAATTACAATACATATTAGAACGAATGCGACTATGATTTCTATTATTGTAAAACCTTTATTTAGATTTGATTTATTTCTTTTTATTAATTTCATTATCTCGTCTATCTTTACTTCTACAGCTCCAGCGGCTATTGCTTTTTCTTGAAGCTGTTCATCAAGCTCATAGCAAGGATGTAATTTTGTATTTAAGAATTTCGAACGATCCAATCCAAGTTTTTCTTCAGCAAACTTATGAAGGAATTTGACATCACCATCAGATATTAGTTTTTGATTATGTATCATCATCTTTTTTGGGCGCGGATATAGCGGCATCTTTTCCTCTGTTCTTTTTGAAGCAATTGCGTATTACTTGCATCTTCCAATATGTGTCAATCAGAATGCAAAGTTGACGTACAGATACATCTATTGTAGCTGTGTCGCCGTTCATGGTGCGCATGCCATAATCGGCTTCAGAAAGTAATCTCGTTATTTCTTTGTCATTGAGAGTGCTGTAATCTTGATCTCTAGCACATGTGATGAGATTGACTAATTTCTTTTGATCGTTGTCTGATAGAAGCGGTGTTTCTATCTCTTTCAAATCTCCAGTTGAAATGTAGAACGTATGTGTTTTCGCACGTGGATATTTTTGTTTTTCCGCGTGTTTTTTTATTTTGTACGGCATGGCGATAACCTCCGACGGTTATATACCACAATGCCTTTATTTTTTTACTGACAAAATGGCATCACGAATAGCGATTGCGAGATTGTAGGCGAGGGGTGGGGCCACTGAGTTTCCAATCTGCCCAAGAACAGAATAGATCGGGCCACTGAAAACGTAGTCCTTTGGGAATCCCTGGATGATTTTGATGTCCTCGAGCGACAGCCTGTAGCACCCGTGGTTCTTTCCTTGTACAGCCTTGTCCAGAGCATCCAAACGCGTCTTCTGGATGCCGTGTGCCCAAATCTGGAGCTTCTCCCACACGCCTTTGGCGTAGGCTGAGTTCATGATGGAGGTTGTTGGATTCTTCTTCTTGAGGCCAGAAGTCAATGTTGGTGCCAATGTGTCGAATCCGATGGCTGGCAATCCGAGAGCTTCGCGCACGCCCATCTCGAAGCTGTGTGTGGGTAACGGTATGTGGAAATTCTTCATAAATTTCTTATTTCTGAACCCAATGAAAAACACGCGTTGTCGATTCTGTGGGCATCCGAAATCGTTGGCGTGCAACAAGCATTTGATAGTAGTGTACTTTTCATCTCTTGCCGGGATGAATATCTGCTCGCGCACGTACTCGTAGAAGCGATCGGAGAGAATGTTGGGGACATTTTCAATCAAGAAGATTTTCGGTCGTAGTGTTTTGACGATCTGCATGAACGCAGGGATCATGTCGCGTTCATCATCACCCCCCTTCAGCTTCCCATTTTTCGAGAACGGTTGGCACGGAGGGCCGCCAATGATGACATCTGGTTTGTCATATTTTCTGAAATCTGTTTCCGTCACATCGCCATGAACCTTGATTTTTTGATGGTTTAGGCGAAGTGTGTTGGCTGATTTGTCGTGGGTCTCATTGAAGCAGAGGATGTCGAAGCCCGCGCGAATGAACCCTAGATCCAGTCCGCCACATCCGCTGAATAACGATATGGTTTTGATGCCGTTTTTTTTCAATTGTTGAATGAAATCACCAGGTTCAATTTTCGGTGTAGGAACCTTATAATTTTGTTTCATTTTCTTCGTTTTTGGTCTAGGTTTTAGTTGCATTTGTCACTTCCTCCTTGACTATTAGCAGTATAGTCGGCTAAATTAGCCTAGTCAATGTTAAAAATTCTTGACAAATGTTTCCTAGGTGATGGTATATAGAAAAAATTGAGGTAAAACATGTCAGAGATCTGCACCTACGTTGAGTTCTACTTTTCCGGTATGCTCTTTCCTGAAGTATCACGTCAGGAGATGGATTCTGATGACTACCGTGAAGTGCGGCAAGACATGCCAGGAAGGTCATATGCCTTTGCATTCAACAGAATTGAAACGATCACCGTTGAATTCTCAAATGGAGTCAGACGAAAAATTACGCAAAGTCTTGGAAGAAGTCCTATTTATTATCCGGATGGAAAGGTTTTTAGCATTGCAGAGATTAAAGAACAAAAACCTGATTCGGTGTTGTATAGAAATATGTGTGTGAATGATTGGGATGCAGTCGTTTGCACAAAGCAAGGTAATTACCAGCATTTAGAAGAAGGTGATGTAGTTTTTGGTGAGAATTATAGCTTCACGTATAAGAGACGAAAATGAGTTGGAAGAGCGGTACTGAATTATATGAAGCAATAATGGACGCTTTGCGTAAAACAGGATTGTCTCACGA